CCCGCCCCGCCTCTTTTCCCCCGGGGAGTCAACCCCCGGGGGGGGTGTTTTTTGGGGGGGGGCGCGAAGGCGGGCGGCGGCGGCGGGCGGGCGGCAGGGCAGCCCCGCGCGCCCCCTTCCCCGTCCCTCCCCCGGAGCCGGCCGCTCCCCCGCGGGCGCCGCCCCTCCCCCCGCGCGCCGCGGGGCTGCCTTCCCGCGGGCGCCCCCGCGCGGCTTTTTTCCCGCGCCCGCCCCCGCGCGGCAAGACGGGGACTAGCAGGCTGTGCCGCAGACCACCACACACTCCCAAGCTCCCCGCCCCCCCGAAGACGCCAGTCGCACCACCGCTCGCCCTCGCAGACCAGACAGTTGCACCAAGCACCCGCCCGCCCGCACACGGTTCCCCGCCACCCCCTCCCTCCCCTCCATCCCGCCGAGCTCGCGGCAGCCCCTCCCCCCCGCGCGCCACGGGGCTGCGGTCCCGCGGCCGCCTCCCCCGCGGCCGCCTCCCCCGCGCCCCGCCCCGGGGGCTTCCCCCGCCCCTCCCCCCGCGCCCGCGGCCCCGAGCTCGCAGCAGCCCCTCCCTCCCGCGCCCCGTGCCTTCCCTCCCGCTCCTGCGGGGGGGCTCGGGCCACCTGACCTTCGTAACCTGCACTCAGGTCAGAGCCCCAGACCCCCCGCGGGCGCGGGAGACGTGCCGCCCACCCGACCCCCGCCCGCCCGACCCCCGCCCGCCCGACCCCCGCCCGCCCGACCCCCGCCCGCCCGACCCCCGCCCGCCCGACCCCCGCCCGCCCGACCCCCGCCCGCCCGACCCCCGCCCGCCCGACCCCCGCCCGCCCGACCCCCGCCCGCCCGACCCCCGCCCGCCCGACCCCCGCCCGCCCGACCCCCGCCCGCCCGACCCCCGCCCGCCCGACCCCCGCCCGCCCGACCCCCGAATAAACCACACAAGGCGGTACGTTTTCGTCTGTCTCGTTCTTTATTTCTCACACACGCGCGCGGCCATCGCCGCGTCTGTCTTAAAGGCGCACAGACGCCCGATTCCTTCCCCCTCTCCCCATCTCCCCCCTCCCCCGCTCCCGGAAGTTTCCCCCCCGTCACTCCCCAAACAGTCCGTCGTCGTCGTCCTCCAGCTCCGCGTCCATGTCCACGGGCTCGCGCCTCGGCGGCGTGGCCAGCCCCGCGGCGGTCCCCACCACCTCCACGCCGCCGCCCGCCGCGGCCAGCACCGTCCCCGCGCGGCCCGCGGCCGACGCCCAGCGTATCTGCGGGGGCGGGCCCGCGTCCGCGTCGTCGCGCAGCACCAGCGGGGGCGCGTCGCCGTCGGGCTCGAGCAGCGCCCGCGCGCAGAACTCCCGCCGCGGCCCGCGCAGCTCCGCCGGGCCGCCGCGCACGGCGTCGCGCCCCAGCGCCACGTAGACGGGCCGCAGCGGCGCGCCCAGGCCCCAGCGCGCGCAGGCGCGGTGCGAGTGCGCCTCGTCCTCGCAGAAGTCCGGCGCGCCGGGCGCCATGGCGTCGCCCGCGCCCGAGGCGGCGGCCCGGCCGTCCAGCGCCGGGAGCACGGCGCGGCGGTACTCGCGCGGGGACATGGGCACCAGCGTGTCGGGGCCGAAGCGCGTGCGCACGCGGTACCGCACGTTGGCCCCGCGGCAGAGGCGCAGCGGCGGCGCGTCGGGGTACAGGCGCGCGTGCGCGGCCTCCACGCGCGCGAAGACCCCCGGCCCGAACACGCGGCCGGAGGCCAGCACGGTGCGGCGCAGGTCCCGCGCCGCCGGCCAGCGCACGGCGCACTGCACGGCGGGCAGCACCTCGCAGGCCAGGTAGGCGTGCTGCCGCGAGACCACGGGCCCGTCGGCGGGCCAGTCCGCGGCGCGCACGGCGTTGACGACGATGAGGCGGCGGTCGCAGGCGCCGGCCAGCAGCCCCAGGAACTCCACGGCGCCGGCGAAGGCCAGGTCCCGCGTGGACAGCAGCAGCACGCCCTGCGCGCCCAGCGCCGAGACGTCGGGGGCGCCGGTCCAGTTGCCCGCCCAGGCGGCCGTGGCGGGCCCGCAGAGCCGGTTGCCCAGGGCCGCCAGCAGGCAGGACAGCCCGCCGCGCTCGGCGGACCACTCCGGGGGGGGCCCGCCCCCGGCGCGGCCCGCGGCCAGGTCCTCGCCCGGCAGCGGCGAGTAGAGGATCACCACGCGCACGTCCTCCGGGTCGGGCACCTGGCGCATCCAGGCCGCCGCGCGGCGCAGCGGGCCCGAGGCGCGCAGCGGGCCGAAGGCGGCGGGCGCGCCGCCGGGGGGCGGGGCGGCGCAGCGCGCGGCCAGCGAGGCCAGCGCGCGCGGGTCGAACATGAGGGCCGGGCGCCACGGCGCGGGGAAGAGCGGGTGGTCCGTGAGCTCGGCCACGGCCCGCGGGGCGCAGTAGGCCTCCAGGGCGGCGGCCGAGGGCGCCGGCGTGTGGCTGGGCCCCGGCGGCTGGCGGCGCCAGCCGCCCTGCGGGTCGGGGCCCTCGGCGGGCCGGCGGGTCAGCGCCGCGGGGCGCGGCGGCCGCGGCGGCGGCGTCGGCGGGGCGGGGGGCGCGGCCCCCGCGGGAGGGGCGGCCGCGGGGCGGGGGGCGTCCGCGCGGCTCTTCTTCGGGGGGCGCGGGGCGCCGCCCGGCGGCGCCCTGGCCGGGGCGGGGCTCTTGCGCTTGCGCGCCTCCCGCGGCGCGGAGGCGGGCGCGGCGAGCGAGTCGGCCGCGGCGACGGTGTCGGCCAGCAGGGGGCGCAGGCTCTGGTTCTGGAAGAGCAGGTCCGCGGCGGCGGCGGCGGCGGAGCTCAGCAGGCGCGGGCTCCGCGGCAGCGCCGGGCCCAGGGCCCCGGCGACCAGGCTCACGGCGCGCACGGCGGCCACGGCGGCCTCGCTGCCGCCGGCCACGCGCAGGTCCCCGCGCAGGCGCATCAGCACCAGCGCGTCGCGCACGAACCGCAGCTCGCGCAGCCAGGCGCGCAGGCGGGGCGCGTCGGCGTGCGGCGGGGCGGCCGCGCCCGCGGGCCCCGGGCGCGGGGGCGCGGCGGGCCGGGCTCCGGCCAGCCCCGGCACGGCCGCCAGGTCGCCGTCGAAGCCCTCCGCCAGCGCCTCCAGGATCCCGCGGCAGGCGGCCAGGCACTCCACGGCCACGCGGCCCGCCTCCGCGCGCCGGCCGCCGCCACCACCGCCGGCGCCGTCGTCGTCGTCGTCGTCGTCGGCCCCGGCCGGCGCGGAGGCGGGCGCGGCGCTCAGGCGCCCCAGGGCGGCGAGCACCCCCGCGGCGCCGTAGCCGGCGGGCACCGCGCGCTCGTCGGCCGGCGACGCCGCCGCCGACGGCAACGGGGCGGCGGCGGCGGCGGGCTTCCCGCGGGCGTCGTCGCCGTCGTGGCGGTTGGCGTCGCCGCCGTCGTCGGGGGTTCGCGCCCCGGTCAGCGCCGCGTTCTCGCGCGCCAGCAGGGGCGCGTAGGCGCGGCGCAGGCTGGTCAGCAGGAAGCCCTTCTGCGCGCGGTCGTAGCGGCGGCTCATGGCCACGGCGGCCGCCACGTGCGCCAGGCCCCAGCCGAAGCGGCCCGCCGCCATGGCGTACCCCAGGTGGGGCACGGCCCGCGCCACGCTGCCGGAGATGAAGGAGCTGCTGTTGCGCGCCGCGCCCGAGATCCGGAAGCAGGCCTGGTCCAGCGCCACGTCCCCGGGCGCCACGCGCGGGTTCTGGAGCCACCCCATCGCCTCCGCGTCCGGCGTGTACAGCAGCCGCGTGATCAGGGCGTACTGCTGCGCCGCGTCGCCCAGCTCGGGCGCCCACACGGGCGCCGGGGCGCCCGAGGCCTCGAACCGGGCCCGCGCCTCCTCCGCCTCGGGCGCCCCCCAGAGGCCGGGGCGGCTGTCGCCCAGCCCGCCGTACAGCACGCGCCCCGGGGGCGGGGGGCCGGCCCCGGGCCACGGCTCCCCGCTGACGTACCCGTCGCGGTAGCGCGCGTAGAAGGCGCCGGAGGCCGCGTCGGCGTCCAGCTCGACCCGCCGGGGCCGCCCGGCCGTGAAGCGGCCCGTGGCGTCGCGGCCGGCCACCGCCGCGCGGGCCCGGCGGCGCTCCAGGCGGCCCGCGGTCGCCGCGGGGGTCCGGGCCGGGGCGGGCTCGGCCCTGGGCGGGCTCGGCCGGGGCGCCGCCCCCGGGGCCCTCGCGGGCACCCCCGCCTCCTCGTCGTCCGCGCCGAGGGTCCCGCCCGCGGCGTGGTCTGCGGCGCTGGCGGGGGCGCGGGCGGCGTCGTCGTCGTCGTCGTCGTCAGACGAGGAGGCGGATGCAGACGAGGAGGAGGAGGCGGAGGAGGAGGCGGAGGACGCCGACGACGAGGATCCGGATTTTGATGAGTCAGAGGCGGCCGAGCGCCGGCGGGGGGCGCGCCGGCGGCGGTGGTGGTGGTGGTGGTGGTGTCGGCGGGGCGCCGGGGGTCGCGGCGACAGGCTGGCCATGGGGTCCGGGTACGCCCCGCGGACCGCGGACGTCGTCTCCGGTCCGCGGACCCAGCGGCCCGCGTCGCGGTCGTCGTCATCGTCGTCGTCGTCGTCGTCGTCGTTCTCCTCGCCATAATCGGCGCGCATGGAGGGGGTCCGCGGCGGAGAAGGCGAGCGGGCCGCTTCTTCTTCCGCGCCGTCGCGCTCCGGGGGGGGCGACGGGATCGTGCGAACGGCCTCGTCCACCATCGAGGCCAGCAGGGCCAGCTGCCGCGGCGAGACGACGCCGTCCGCGGCAGGCTCGTCGACGGCCTCCCCGGACGCCGGGGCCGCCTCGTCGGCATCGGCATCGGCGGCGGCGTCGTCGGCCTCGTCTTCGTTCTCCTCCGGCCCACCGTGCCACCCGAACCCGGGCCGCGCGGCGGGGCGACGGTCCGGGTTCGGGGTGGGCGGCGGTCCGTCGGCTGGATCCGGAGATCCGGGGCCGCCGGTCGTCTCCGCCGCGGCCCGGAGACGTCCCCCGTCCTCGTCCGCCATCGCGACCTCGGCCCCGCGGCCCTGCGTCGTCGTCGTCGTCTTCTTCTTCTTCCGCTGCTCCGCCGACATCGCCTCCGACCGGGGTGTGCGGGGGGGGGTCTTCTTCTTCTTCTTCAGGGGCGGCAGTGGGGGGGGGTGGTTGGCAGTCTCTCTCCCCCCCGTGCGGTGCGTGCGTGTGCCTGTGTCTTTTCGCCTCTCCGCGCCGATCGGGTAGATCCTGGCGGCCGCGTCGGTAGCCGCGCTCCGTGTGGACGATCGCCCCGTCGCCTGGCTGATATAGTCCTCGGGGCGCGCGGGGCGGGGGGAAAGGAGGAGGACGCGGAGGAGGAGCGATCGACGCCGCCGCGCCCCGGCTCGCCGGGGTTCCGCCCCCAGGTGGAACCGCATTATGCGCGGCCCCGCCCCGACGCCCGCGCGTCCGCGTCCGTGGCGGCGGCCCGTTGGTCGCGCCGCCGCCGGCTCCGCCCGCGCGGCATCTCATTAGCGCCCGGCGCGGGCGGCTTCCGCTTCCGCCCGCGATGCTAATGAGACCCTCGTCGCGGGCGGGCTCGCTCCCCTGCCCTTCCGGGTTCGTGGTAATGAGATGCCGGCCCCGCGCTCCCGTTGGCCCCCGCCGGCCCCAAAGGGGCCGGCGAGGTCGCCCCGTTGGTCCGCGGGCGGCTCCGCCCCAAAGGGGGCGGGGCCGCAGGGTAAAAGAAGTGAGAACGCGAAGCGTTCGCACTTCGTCCTAATAGTATATATATTATTAGGGCAAAGTGCGAGCGCTGGCGCCCTGCCCGGGGCCCGCGTCATCCCGCGGGCTCCGCCCCAAAGGGGGCGGGGCCGCAGGGTAAAAGAAGTGAGAACGCGAAGCGTTCGCACTTCGTCCTAATAGTATATATATTATTAGGGCAAAGTGCGAGCACTGGCGCCCTGCCCGGGGCCCGCGTCATCCCGCGGGCTCCGCCCCGAGGCGGGCCCGGACGGGGGGCGGGCCGTTCCTCGCGCACATAAAGGGCCGGCGTCCCGGTCGCCGCCGCACCAGGGGCACACCGGCTGCGCGGCGGAGACCGGGACGGCAGCGGCGGCATCGCGAAGGGGGCCACAGCGAGACAGAGACGCCGGCGGCGAGCGGGGCACCGACGCACCCGGATCGGATCGGATACAGAGACGCGGGCGCATCGGTTCCTTTTCGTTCTGCCTTTCCCTCCCCCCCCCCCCCCCACCCTGTACGTACCGCGAGGACCCATCCACCCACTGCAGCCTTATCGCAGGTACGGTGACCCGGGGGGCCGGGCCGGGGGGACGGGCCGGGGGGACGGGCCGGGGGGACGGGCCGGGGGGACGGGCCGGGGGGACGGGCCGGGGGGACGGGCCGGGGGGACGGGCCGGGGGGACGGGCCGGGGGGCCGGGGGGCCGGGGGGCCGGGGGGACGGGGGGACGGGCCGGGGGGACGGGCCGGGGGGCCGGGGGGACGGGGGGACGGGGGGACGGGGGGACGGGGGGACGGGGGGACGGGGGGACGGGGGGACGGGGGGACGGGGGGACGGGGGGACGGGGGGACGGGGGGACGGGGGGACGGGGGGACGGGCCGGGGGGACGGGGGGACGGGCCGGGGGGACGGGGGGACGGGGCCCCGATCCCAACATCCGCGCTTTCTCGCAGGCCGGGCGCCGCCTTCGTGGACGGGACACCATGTCTTGGGCCCTGAAAACGACGGACATGTTTCTGGATTCTTCGCGGTGCACACACCGGACGTATGGCGATGTCTGCGCGGAGATCCATAAAAGGGAACGGGAGGACCGAGAGGCGGCCAGAACTGCGGTGACCGACCCGGAGCTCCCGCTGCTGTGTCCTCCGGACGTGCGATCGGATCCCGCGAGTCGAAATCCCACACAGCAGACCCGTGGGTGTGCTAGATCGAACGAGCGGCAGGATCGCGTGCTGGCCCCTTGATACGATCTCGTCGACCGGGGACTCCCCTCTACCCCCACCCAACCAGCGCGCCGGCGCTTAGGGTGTGACCCCCCCATGGCATCCGGGGTTTCCCCGGCCCACCCCCAAACCCCGGTTGGGGCGGGCAGCCGAGACCTTTCCTTAAAAGGCACCCCATCCGACGGCATGCAGCCCAGAGGAGCGGACACGCTTGAAGGGCACTCGCTTCCGACCGACGGGCCCCCGCACCGGGGCGGCGACCATGATCCGGCGGCGGGGAAACGTGGAGATTCGGGTCTACTACGAGTCTGTGCGGCCCTCTCGATCCCGAAGCCATCTGAAGCCGTCCGACCATCAAGAATTCCCAGGGCACCACGTGTCCCCAGGGAGCCCCGGGTTCCCCGAGAGCCCAGGGAACCGCGAGTTCCACGATCTCCCAGAGAACCCAGGGTCCCGCGCATACCCAGGGACCCGCGACCCCCACGACCCCCACGGGTGCCCAGGGAGCCTAGACCCCCACGGGAACCCCGCGCAACCCGCGGGCTTGCCTAGCCCGGTCCCCTACGCCCCCCTCGGCAGCCCGGACCCCTCATCGCCGCGCCAACGCACGTACGTTCTGCCCCGCGTCGGGATCCATAACGCGCCCGCGTCCGACACCCGGGCCCCAAAGCGTGCCAACTCGCGGCACCGCGCGGACCGGCCCCCGGAGTCCCCCGGCTCCGAGTTGTACCCTCTCAACGCCCAGGCCCTGGCGCACCTGCAGATGCTGCCCGCGGACCACCGGGCCTTTTTTCGGACGGTGATCGAGGTGTCCCGCCTGTGTGCTCTCAACACCCACGACCCACCGCCCCCGCTGGCGGGAGCCAGGGTCGGACAGGAGGCGCAGCTGGTTCATACCCAATGGCTTCGGGCCAACAGGGAGTCCTCGCCGCTGTGGCCCTGGCGGACGGCCGCCATGAATTTTATCGCCGCGGCTGCGCCCTGCGTCCAAACACATCGCCATATGCACGACCTGCTGATGGCATGCGCCTTCTGGTGCTGTTTGGCGCACGCGTCGACGTGTTCCTACGCGGGGTTATATTCGGCACACTGCCAGCATTTGTTTCGTGCGTTTGGGTGCGGACCCCCGGTCCTGACCACGTCCCGGGGACAGGGTGGTTGGTGTAATTAATAATAAAATCGTGAAAATTGAAATCGCTTTGTGTGTTGCTGCGGGGACGGGGGCAAATGCGTCGTGACTCTAGAACGCCAGATGTGGGGTGCGGATGGGGAAATGTATGGGTCCTTCGTCTGGAGCCCGTACCCGGCAGAGAGATTTCCCCAGCACGGAGGAACTGGGGTACTGCACTGCCCCCCTCCTGGGGGGGGGGGGCGAGAGGTCAATAGATTTCCCCAAGAGACTTCCCTAACACGGAGGAGCCGGGAGAGTTCAATAGATTTCCCAAACACTGAGGAACTGGGTTACTGCACTTGCCCCCCCCCGGGGGTGAAATTCCGAGAATTTCTTACCCTTTTCTGCATTTCCTCCCCCCCCCCCAAAAAAAAAAGACAACCTAGTAGACCGTAATGACAATCAACCACTTTATTGCAATTAACATACGGACGTGGGTCGCGGCGAGGGGTGGGGGCGAAGAAGGCGCCATACATCGAGGCGTCATTTAGCGGAGCAGCCACACCAAAAGTGCCCCGAACCCTCCAGATAGGAGGGCCACGACGAGACAGGCGATAACCAGCCCGACGCACCGCGTGCGCCGCCGTCGGCGCCTTAGGACCGACTGCTGGCGGCCCATGCGCACGAGGAAGTCGTTGGCGGCCTCGTCTTCGCTTTCCGAGTAGTAGGCTTCTGCCGGGACGGGCGAGGCCGCGGGGTAAAGCGGCACCGACGCGCTGGAACGCACCGAGTCTTGGTCGGCGGGCCGGGAGGTCATCGCGGACGCGGAAGGGCGCTGGCGGAGGGCCGGAGGCGAAGGTGCGGTTGCCGTGACTCACGATTTTTATGAGCTGCGGCGGGGCTGGCCGCCGGACCTTTATGCGCCTCGGGCGATTGACGTCACGTAAAACGCAATCCCGCACAGGACGGCCCCGAGACCCACCGCCCCCCGCAGCCAGCGCACGGCGAGCCAGGTGACGAATTGGGAGGGGGCGTCCACGGCGTGGAGGGCCACGGGAAAGGCCGCGGGGGAGCCGCCGCGAGGTGGTCTGCGGCACGCGGGCGCGGCGCCGCCCGCGCCGGGGGGCAGGGTCTCTGGCGGGTCCCCGCGTGCGTCCGCGATGGCAATCAGTTCATCGCCGACGTCCGCGTCGTCGGAAGACGCCTTACCAGAGGACGGACGGATAGGAGGCCTGGGAGTGACGACGGCCCGGGCTTCCCGAACCAAAGGTGGTGAGCGGGCGGCGAGATTTACGCCCCTCGCTATGGGGGTATACAGACGGAGCCGTTGGTGATAAGATCTCAAAGCCGGATCCATTTGTGGAGGGAGAGTCGGGTCTCTCCGGAGGGTCCTGCCACAGGGACCCGTCGCGCTCCCCCTCGCTGTCCGAACTCCAGTCCGCGTACAGCTCGCTGTCCGCCACGCGAATGTAAGTGGGGCCCGTCGCCGAGGCCCGGCTTTTAACCGCCCGCCAGGAGCGCCTGCGCCAGCAGGTCATGCACGCCCACGCGGACAGCCCGAGGGCGGCCAGCAACAGGGCCGCCCCCAGCACCGCCCCGAGGCGCAGCGGGCCGCGCGCGGAGGGCGCGGGATGGGGGGCTCTCACGTGCGGGCGGGTGGGCTCGACGGGCTCGGGCTGGCGCTGGGGGAGGTGCTGTTCCACCACCGCGTTCCGGTACTGCGCCGCGGTGCTGATGGTCATGTGGCCCCAGGCGTGGATATGATCGTCCACGTACACCACGCACAGGTAGAGGCCGGCGTGCTGGGGGGAGGCGTGCTGGAATTCCAGATTGACGGTGGAGGCCAGCCACGCCAACCCCGGGACCGGTTCCATGCGAGCCTCGGCAAAACATCGCGGCGGGGGCGTAGTCCTGGAACAGCCGGCGTAGCTGCGGACCGCCAGGCGGTACGCCCAGGAACTTACGGCGCACGGCGCGTCGGCCGGAGATAGACACTCTGGAAGCTGCGGGTGATACAGACAAGCTTCGTAGATCCGCATCTCGGCGCACGAGGACGGCACGTCAAACCGCATCCAGACGACGTCCATGGCGTACGGACCGTCGTCGTGGGCAATGGCGTGGATGGAGACGTTCGTCCCAAACGTCTCCCCGGGGGCAAACAGAATGGCCTCCGGGGTCTCCATATGGACCGTTACCCCGCGCACGTGGGACACCTCGGGGATAACACGAGGGTGCGTCGGGGGGGCGACGGGGGGACGACGGGGGGGGGTTGGGGGGGGAACGCTGACCGGCGTGCGTTCGCTCACGCCCGCGTCGTCTTCTTCGTCGTAGTCGTCGGGGGTCGGGGTCGGCACAGGGGCGGGCTCCACGACCAGAACCACCGACGCCACTTGGCGCGCCTCGTCGCTTAGGCCGACCACGGACAGGGTGTACAGACCGCTGTCCGTCTCCAGGGCCCCGTAGATGACCAGACTCTCGTTGACCACGGCTACGCGATCGCGCCACGCCAACTCCGAATACAGTCCCTCGTCGCCCGCGGGGAACGGGGGACTGTATGCTATGGCGAGCGGTTCCGGGGCGCGCATGCACGCCGCATCCACGACCGTCTCGAGCACCCGTCGGGGGGGCCACAGCGCCACCCACGACGGGCGCAGGGGACCGCAGGCATCCAGGGGTTCCGCGGCCCACAGTAGTTTGTGGGCCCGGGTGCGTTCCGCGGGCGCCGGAAGCAACACCACGTCCTCGCCCGAGGTTACCCGTTTCCAGGACGTTCTGGGTGCTGCCGCCAGGCACGATACGACCCAAACTCCAACAAAAAACACCAACCCGGCCCCGCGAGCCATGTTCGGGTGGCAGGAGCCGTCGGTCGGGGCAGATCGGAGACTAGCTGACGGCGGCGCACCAAGTCACCCGAAGACACAGAGTCGGGGCGGCGACTCCTTAAATGCGCGGCGGGCCTCTCCGACACTACCCCCTTTATTCTTTTTCCTCCCCCCCGGGCCCCGCCCATCCATTACCCGCCTCCCATGCCATCCGGGGAATGACGAACGATCACAAAGGGATCCAACACACGCATATAGGCAAATAACATCGGTTTATTGGGGGGGGGGGGAAATAACCACGATGGGGGCGGTGGGGCGGGCCTGCCGAACGGCCCGCTTGGACCTAGACCTCTTGGGGGGCCGTCGGGCCACTGCGGGGCCGAGGACTGACGGACAGCAGCACGACTGGACCTGGCTCCGATTCCTCAGCTATCGACGTTAGGGAAGGCATGGTCGTGGACGACGACGAACGGCGTCGGGGTTTGGGGGGGGTGTTTGGGTGGGATCGCAGCTCGGCTCCGAGGCGGGCCATGGCCGCCTCGTTGACCGCGCAGGAAACGCCCCCGGGGTTGTAAATCTGGCCGCGGGGGCGCCTGTATCGGCGCTGGCATCTATGGATGAAGCAGATACAGCTGCCCAGAAACACAAAGGCGATGATGGACGCCGGTATGGCGATCTGGATTACCTGGGCTACGGTTAGCCTGTGTCTCGATTCGCTGGCCGATCGCGTGGAATTGGGCGGGGCTATCTCGCCGCTCGCGGGCGCGGGCGTCCCTGTGTCCCCGGGGGCGGGGGTCGGGTCTCGGGGGGAGGACGGGGGTGTCGTTGTCCGTGGAGGGGTGGGTCGGGAGGCTCCGGGGGTGTATACGCTCGAGGGTCCCAGGCGCGGGGCCGAAAAGGGAAGCTGCGCCGGATCGCAGGAGCCGTAGTCCGAGCCGTTATACACAAACGTCCCGTTGGCAGAGAGCGCCACCCCCAAAACAAACCGGCTGGCGTTCGTCGCGCTGCCGACCCATACGCGCAGGACATACAGACCGGCATAGTCGCGCGTTGCCGTTCGAACCCGCAGAAGCGGCTGCCGCGCCAGACCCAGCTCCAGGGTCGGATAGGCGGGGCTGTGGGCGTGGTGCGTCGAGCGACACAAGGTGAACGCCACGGCGGGGCGGCGGGGGCATGCGGTCAGTGTGACCACGTGTACAACGCGGGGGCAGTGGTTCCCCAGGGGGTAGTGAAACAGCTCGATGATGCCGTCGTAGTAGTTTGTGTGGGGGACCTGGGCCCCCACAAAATGAAGCTCCCCGAAAACACGCAGGTCCTCTTCCACGAAGCCCTGGGGCCCCACGGCCCCGGCATCCACGAGTGAGTCTGAGACCAGACTGACCGTGGGGCCGCGGACGACCAGGCCGGTGGCGCAGACCCACAGGCCCAGGATCGCCAGGCCCTGCAGCGAGCGGCCGGGCATACCGGGATCGGACGGGTCGAGGTGGCTGTGGGCGCGGTGGCTAATCGTCGGGACAGCGGTGCGCGCCCCACGCTCCCGGCCTATGAACTGTCCTAGTTTCCCTCCTTCGAGACTCCCTTTATGCGGAGTCCAAGTCCCACCCAAATACCCCAGCCACCCTCCCACACGGGCCCAGAGGTACACGGGAGCGGGGAAACTCCTCTAGTAAAACAATGGCTGGTGCGAGGGGGGCGCGTCGTCATCCCGGATGTGGGGGAGACGTAGGCGCTTGGGGGCCATCTGAGCGCGGCGGCGTACCCAAAACGCAATACCGCCGATGACCAGCACCGCCAGGGTACTGCCGGCCAGCGCGCCGATGATCAGGCCCGGGTTGCTGGGGGCGGCGGGGGCGTGGTGCGGCGCGACGTCCTGGATCGACGGGATGTGCCAGTTTGGGGGGATCTGCGAAGACACCGTCCCGGCGGGATCCTCTAAGAGGGCCGAGTCCTCGGGGTCTTCCGGAACGAGTTCGGGTTGCGTGGCGTTGGTGGTGTCGGACAGCTCCGGCGGCAGCAGGGTGCTGGTGTACGGGGGCTTGGGGCCGTGCCACCCGGCGATTTTTAAGCTGTATAGGGCGACGGTGCGCTGGTTTTCGGGGATAAAGCGGGGTAGCATCCCGATGCTGTCGACCGTCACGCCCTGTTGGTAGGCCTTCGAGGTGAGGCACGCTGCCGGGGGGATGCGCAGGGGGAGAGCGTACTTGCAGGAGGCGCGGGCCCGGTGCTCCAGGATAAATTGTGTGATCTCCGTCCAGTCGTTTATCTTCACTAGCCGCAGGTACGTACCCGCGGTCTCGAAGGCGGGGGCGTGCATCAGGAATCCCAGGTTATCCTCGCTGACGGCGCTAAAGCTGTCATAGTAGCTCCAGCGGGGCTGCGTTCGGATGGGGCAGACCCCCAACGACTTGTTGTAGGGGCACTCGGTGTATTCCATAACCGTGATGGGGATAGCGCAATTGTCTCCCATGCGATACCAGGCGATGGTCAGGTTGTACGTGTGCTTTCGGGCCTCGTCCGAAGCCCCGCGCACGATCTGGGGGGCCTCCGATGGGGCATGTAGGAGCACGCTGCGGCAGGCACGTTCCAGCACTGCGTAGTACACAGTGATCGGGATGCTGGGGGGCTGGAACGGGTCCTCCAGGCTCGGCTGAATGTGGTAAACACGCTTCACCCCGGGGGGGTCGGTCAGCTGGTCCAAAACCGGAAGGTTCTTCCCGCGAAATCGATTGGGATCGGCCATCTTAAGCGAGGGGTCTGCTAAGGCGTATTTGGCGCAGACGACGCGGAGTCCCACCGCGACAACTAGCAGGGCCGCCGTCCCGACGCCGGAGGTCAAACGCCCCATGCCGTGATACGCGATGCACACGAAAAACGGCGACTAGTCGTTCGCAATGCAGCTTATGACCGAACACCACACCGACCCCGGGTTTTAAACACAAAGACTCTATTATACTCCTCCTCCTCGTAAAAATGGAACCTCCCCTCTGGGGGTGATTTGGTTGCATATGTGGTCGAATCGGAGTATGGTGGTGCGGTGGGTCCGCCATAACCCCCATTGTGGGATGGGTTGTGGGCTTGATGTGTTTTTAGTTTCTTTTCCCCCCCCCCCCCCCAGTTGGTACGCTTGGGGATCGCCGGATTATTTCGTCCTTCCCGCACAACCCATGCCCGGCACGGGGCGTGTGGCGACAACCAAAGTTATATTACCGACCGCTCCATAGCTGCTGTACCCCGGGCACCCGACACACAATCGGGGCGATGGGGTGGGGGCAAGGCCAGAAAGGCGAAAAATCATGGGGCAAATTGGCCCGCGTGGGGGCAGCACCTCGCCAACTCGCGACCCAGGCGACGCAGGACCTCGAGTAGACACGCCATCCCCAGAATCATGAGACACAGCCCCCCCACGATGAGGGGGACGGCAAAGCCCCCGGAACGGATGAGTGGGGGGTGCGTGGGGAGGCGTGCGGTCGCGTTTGTTGTATCGGACGCGGGGCCGGTGGGTGCGGCCCCAACAGCAGCACACCCGAGGATTCCCACAATCCCCCAGGTCCGAACGGCATACCGATCCATTGAGACCAAAACAACAGGCACGCCCCCCGGCGGCGGTCAAGGTTTTTGTTTTTGTTCGGGGACCCGGGTGACTTCGTCTGGGGGCCTTTCTCTGTGTGGCCAAAAGTTGCGCGTCTCGAGGGCCCCGGGACACGTCTTTTAAAAGACTCTGTCACCCACTGATACCTCCCACCCCCCGCCCCCAGTCCCACAAAACACAACCAAACTCACATATCTGATTGACGTCACAGGTTTATTGTTCTTATCGTGACATTTGGTCGCTGTTCCCTTTCCCGTCCTTCATCGTTTCTCGCCCCCCACCCCCACCCCCTAATCCCGCTCGGGTGGCAGACATACGTAACGCACGCTCGGGTGCGCGTATCGCCTGCGCCCCGCCCGGCCGCGCCAAAGTTGTGCTGCCAAGGCGACCAGACAAACGAACGCCGCCGTGTGGATGGTGGTGCTGATGATAAAGAGGATATCTAGAGCAGGGGAGGCCGTTAGGAACCAGAACAGGGGGATGTGTTGGGGTGTGGGGCCCGAGGGCATGTCCTTAGCGGGAGCTTGGGCGGGGGGGCGAGGCGTGTTGGGGGCGAGCGGCCCAAGAATTCCTGGCGGGAGCGTGGGGCGGATGGGCCCGGGGCGCGCGGGGGGTGGTTTGTTGGGGTTCGGAGTTCGGAAGGCGAGGCCGGTGGCGCTGTCGTCGTCCTCGGGGGGTTCGCCGTCCCCGGCGCCCTCAAACTCCTCGGGTCCGCCGCGATGTTCGGGGGGTGGGGGGGCTGGCGAGCCGGGGGGAGCGTCCGCGGGTCCGTGTGGGTGCGTCTTTGGGTCCGTTGGGGGGGTACGGGCGGTGCCCCGGGTTCCGGGCGTGGCGGTGGTCGCGGCGACCGAAACGTTGGCGGCCGAGGGCCCCGGCGCGGTAGCGGGGGGCGAGGCGGTGAGGGGGGAATCGGCCGTGGGCGCGGCGGAGGCGCCCACCGGACCCGGGGTTGCGGGTCCGGGAGGGGTTGTTTGGGGCCCCGGAGTCGTGGGGCGGGGGGTCGCGTGGGTAGACGTGGGCGGGGGGGTCGTGGGGGCTGGTGTGGTGGGGGGCGTTTTCGCTGCGGAGGCGCTGCTGGTGTTCGTGTGCCCGGCCCCGGGCGTTGCCGCCGCCGCGGCGGGGAGTGGCGACGACTCCACGGATGCAGTCGCGGGCGGGGAGGCGACTGCCGTTTCCTCCGGCGTAACGGCGACCGTTGCGGCTTGTGTGGCCATCTCGTCGGGGGGAGTAGTGGTTGCGGGGGCGGTCGGTTCCGCGCTTGGGTCGACTGAGGGTGCCATGGCGGTGGCCGACACAGGGAGGGGCGTCTTCTCCGGAGCGGACGTAGGCGAATCGGAGGACGTGTCCTCGGTCAAGGCCATGAGGCGCCGCCCGGTTCGGGGGGCCCGAACGTCGGGGTCGACCCCCTCGGGGTCTGTCCGCAGGGCGCGTCGAAACCGCGGGCGGGGTGGGAAGGGGGCGTACGGACCGTCATCTAGGGCCCCGGGGGCCCAATGGGGCGGCAGGACCCCGACGTCTTCCGTGGGTCGTGCCATCCGAATAAACGTGCGGCCCGTAATCCCCACCAGCAGGCTCTGGGGAGCAAAAGCGACGCGTGGTAGGTCGCTGGGGGCGGCGGGCGTCTGTGGGGGCAGACAGCGCTCCCGGAAACGCAGGCCACGAAACCCGGGGTTGGGGGCGGAATACCATACCGGGGGCACCGAGCGCCACGGGCGGCCCGCGGGGACCGGGGGGACGCACGGGCCGCCCTCCGCACGCGCCGCCTGTGGGGGGGCGGTGGGGCCGGGGCCCTCCCCGCCCACCTCTACCCACAACAGACCCACGTGCAGCTCGCCGCCGAGTTCGATCTGGTACTCGAATGTCTCCGCGGCGCGGTCCCAGATCGGCACCAGCAGGGAAGCATTTACGAGAGCGTACCGGGTCGGAGGCCCGCCGCCCTGGTACGTGTACGTGTACGACCCGCACGTCTTTGGGGACGGCGGCTCGCCGCCGCGACACCCTCCATACTGCCGAAGGAGGATGGGCTGACGGCAGGCGCGGGTGAGCCGGTAGTACGTCACACGGGCCGCATACGTTGCGTTGGGTGCGCCAAATCCGCGTACCGGCGGCGCCAGCAAAACCAGCCCCCCCGTGAGGAACGAGCGGCCCAGGGGCTCGTGACGGACGACGCGCCGGGGCAGGTCTTGCCGCCCGGCGTCCGCGGAACCCAAGGGCCCGGGATCGTCCAACCGGGGATAGGCATAACAATATTGAGCCACGGGGGAACCTCCCGGGAAAACAACATCGCTGTTGGGGGGATTAATTGGTCCGGGGACACCCGACCCGCCGCGTGTCCCCGGAAGACCAGAAAGAACAAAAAGAAGAAGCAACCTGGGAGCGATGGCGTGCATGACGCCGGGCGGCAAGGTGCCAAAAACACCAAAGCCCGAGGGCCGCGTCTTTTTGTGCAAAAACATCCAACCAGCCCCCCCCTCCACGCCCCCCGGGGGGAGCGGGGTCACTTAGGGTGAAATAGCGGCAGGCGCAGCAACTCCGCGGCGCTTGGGCGGAGCGCCGCGTCAAAGGTAAGGGCTTTGCATATGAGATATTCGACGTCTGTGTGGATCTTGTAGTAGCGGGTCCACGCCGGTCGGGTCCACGCCGGACGATTGTTCCCGGCCGCCCGCGAGCGGTAGTGCGCGGTGAGGCGCGATTCCGCGTGCGTCGGAAACTCGTCGACGTGTACCTGGGCCTGTCGGATGATGCGCGCGATCTGGTTGTCGCACGGCCGCCTTTCGGGGTCGCGCGGGGCCGAGAACAAGGACGCGGTGTGGACGGCGGTCTCAAAGATCACCAGGCCGGCGCTCCAGATGTCGATTACCTGGGTGTACGGATCCCCGGCCAGGACCTCGGGGGCGTTTGTATCGATGGTGCCTGCGATCCCGTAATGGAAGGGGCTCGATCGACACCCGCGCACAAAGCACGCCGCCCCAAAGTCCCCCAGACAGATGTTCTCGGGGGTGTTGATGAAGATGTTCTCGGTCTTAATATCGCGGTGGATGATGCCTTCGCAGTGGACGTAGTCGATGGCGCTCAAGAGCTGCCGGGAGACCGCGGTTATCTGTAGGTGGCCCAACGGAGACGGGCGCTTGCTCAGATAGGTATACAGGTCGCAGTGATACTTGGGGAGGACCAGACACGTGACCCCAGAAACGACGTGCAGGTCCAGGAGGGGTAGGATCGCGGGGTGGTTCAGGCGTCTCAGCAGCCGCGCCTCGTGGCTCGTGCTGGCGTACCACCCCGCCTTGACGATTACCCGATGAGGGTAGTTCGGGTGGCTGCTATCAAAGACACACCCCTCCGACCCCGGGATGAGCGCTCCGTGGATCGCGAATCCCAGCCCGGTCACCAGTTTTGCCAGGGTCGAAGGGGGCTTGCACCCGCGGCTGATGGCCCGAAGTGCCTCCCGGTCCATGGTGTCGAGCTCTTCCGGGGTGAACCCCGTGGCCCCCACCTTACCGCTGTCGCAGGTCCGGACGTCGGGGGGGGCTGCGCGGCCCGGAACAGGAGGATGGCCGCTGGCTCCGGGCAGGGGGGCGGCCGAAACCATGGACAGAAAACGCCCCTCCGCGTAGTCCTCCGGGTAGGCCACGTCATCCGGGGCGTCATCGTCGGCCTCGTCTTCCTCCTCCGCACCCGCGGCGTCCACGATGGGGTAGTCCTCGTCGCTGTGCATCTGGGCCAAGATCTCCTGCAGCTGACACAGGCGCGCAGCCTCGCCGGGGGACGGTGGGCGGGAAGGGTGGATGGTTTCCGGGGGCCCGGGGGCCAGGTACGCATCCTCCGCGGGGGTATAAAAGGTGCTCGCCGGGAAGGCCGGGGCCGTGTTTGTCTCCGGCGGGACGGACGCCTCCTGTCTCTTGTCGGGTCTACGGTAGACCCCACAGAACTTACGACAGGCCATTTGCCGCGTCGCGCGTGCCAACCAACGAGCACCCCGAGCGACGGGCCCCGGTGTTTTAAGAAGCGGCAGTTTGTCGACACACCCCCCACTACCCCCCGCCCCCTATATCCGGAACGTCAGATTATCCGGGATACCTAGCCAACCAAACAAGGCTGAAAAAATCGAACGTGCGAACGGGCCGTGTGATAGCAAGCAGCCCCCCCGGGTCCGCGCGCCGTCCCGCCGTGCATAGGTCCGCAGACAGGCGAGTGAGTGAAGATCGGACCACGGGCCTAATATACCGACATGGGCGTTGTTGTTGTAAGTGTGGTTACCCTCCTAGACCAACGAAACGCCCTGCCGCGGACTTCCGCTGACGCAAGCCCGGCTCTGTGGAGTTTTCTGCTTCGGCAATGCCGGATCCTGGCCTCCGAGCCTCTGGGAACCCCGGTGGTGGTTCGCCCGGCGAACCTTCGCAGGCTGGCCGAGCCTCTGATGGACTTGCCCAAATTCACCCGACCGATCGTGCGAACCCGCTCCTGTCGCTGTCCCCCAAACACCACGACGGGCCTGTTTGCGGAGGACGACCCCCTGGAAAGCATCGAGATTCTGGATGCCCCTGCGTGTTTTCGGCTCCTGCATCAAGAGCGCCCCGGCCCCCACCGGCTATACCACCTGTGGGTGGTCGGGGCGGCGGACCTGTGTGTGCCGTTTTTCGAGTACGCACAAAAAACCCGGCTGGGGTTTCGCTTCATCGCCACGAAGACCAACGACGCGTGGGTGGGGGAACCGTGGCCCCTGCCCGATCGGTTTTTGCCCGAGCGGACCGTGTCGTGGACCCCGTTCCCCGCAGCGCCTAATCACCCCCTGGAAAATCTCCTTAGCCGATACGAATACCAATACGGCGTGGTGGTGCCCGGCGACCGGGAACGCAGCTGTCTTCGCTGGCTACGGTCCCTCGTGGCTCCTCACAACAAACCCCGCCCCGCATCATCCCGCCCGCATCCGGCGACCCACCCCACGCAGCGCCCGTGTTTTACGTGCATGGGGCGACCCGAGATTCCCGATGAGCCCTCCTGGCAGACGGGGGACGATGACCCCCAGAACCCCGGGCCCCCGCTGGCCGTTGGCGACGAGTGGCCTCCGTCATCCCACGTTTGCTATCCAATCACCAACCTCTAACCCCCCCCGATGCTAATAAAAAACACTGCGCCCCATTACACGTACGAGCGGTGTCGCGTTTGTTTCTTTTTTTTGTCGTTCCTTCCTCCACCCCCAGAAAAACCAGACACTCAGACACAAAAGCTTTCTTGTAGGGCGTTTATTTTTCGTTTGGCAAACACACCGGGCTGGGGGTCCCGCGCTCATGGCCGGAGAAATGTGTGGCCGCAGGGATAGGGGCAGGCGGCGGGGAAGCGCATTTTTCGGCACCCGTCCTCGCGTTCTGGGGCTTCCGTTGCGCGACACGCGCCCGGGGCGGGTAGGCCAGAGCGTTCGGCGGAGCTGGTATCGGCGACCACCGCGGACAGCCAGGGCTGGGAGCCCTCCTCGGACGTCCAGTCAAACGTCCCAAACTCACACTCCAGCCGAGCCGCGATAGCCCCGCCGGACGCGGATTCCGGGTTCTCCCGGCCGGCCGGGGAGGGCCCCCCCTCCGTGTCGGAATGGGACGCGAGGGTATCGTCCGAGTCCGTCGCATCCGATATCTCATCATCGCTCGTCGAGCCGCCGTTGGTCTCGAGATTGCCAACATCACACTCGGGGCCGTAACGCCTGGCGTTCAGACAGGGCAGCTCGCACACGGGCTCGGCGGCGGGTTCAAAATGCGCCTCGACCTCCCGGATTGCGTTTCGCAGGCGCACGTCCCAGGTTCCGCCCGAGATCTGCAGCAGGCGGCCCCACGTGCGCGGCCCCAGGCGGGTCCGGCAGTAGCCCATGAGGTAGCAGTCTCGCACCAGGTGGCGCAGGCGGTTGGCGCTGCCGGGCGGGTTCGGGGCGGCACGCAGGATCCGAAAGAGCTGGTTGACGCACTGGCGTATGTAATGCAGATCAAGCGTCCAGGCGGCTCCGCTCCGCATCTGGGCCTGGCGAGCAGAGCGCCGCGGTGCGGCTGCGCGATCCCCGGAAGACTGGGCCGGGGCCTGGGGTTGCGCCGCGCGGATAGGTCTGTCGCTTCTCCACACCTCGGGGAAAACCACACCCGCACGCCGGTCGGGGGAGCTCGTTAATCGCAGGTTGATTCGGGGTCGCTTGGATTTGCGGGGGGGTGTGTCAACCAACCAGCCGTCTGACGCATCATCATCATCGTCGTCCGACGGCCCCGTTCCCTCCGATTCCGTCCCCGTGGTCGATTCTGCCGACAGATCCAAAAAATACCTCCCCCCGAGCTCCCGCGGGGAGCGACGGCGCCCGCCGCGTAGGTCTCCCGCCTCATCCTCGGACGACTCGGTCGAGGAGGATTCCGATTCTGTGTCGGGCTTACCCTCAGATTCCGACGAGCTGGGGAGGACGGGGCGTCTGCGCTTCCGTGAACCCGGGGGTGGGGATGGGGGAGCATGATTCGCAGGCGTCGTGTTGAGCGCGGGCGGGTCCGGGGGGATGTCTGCCATAGTGGCAACGCCTTGTCGCCAGTTACCACACCGGTGTCCCGTCCACGAAGGCGGCGCCCGGCCTGCGAGAAAGCGCGGATGTTGGGATCGGGGCCCCGTCCCCCCGTCCCCCCGGCCCGTCCCCCCGTCCCCCCGGCCCGTCCCCCCGTCCCCCCGTCCCCCCGTCCCCCCGTCCCCCCGTCCCCCCGTCCCCCCGTCCCCCCGTCCCCCCGTCCCCCCGTCCCCCCGTCCCCCCGTCCCCCCGTCCCCCCGTCCCCCCGGCCCCCCGGCCCGTCCCCCCGGCCCGTCCCCCCGTCCCCCCGGCCCCCCGGCCCCCCGGCCCCCCGGCCCGTCCCCCCGGCCCGTCCCCCCGGCCCGTCCCCCCGGCCCGTCCCCCCGGCCCGTCCCCCCGGCCCGTCCCCCCGGCCCGTCCCCCCGGCCCGTCCCCCCGGCCCGGCCCCCCGGGTCACCGTACCTGCGATAAGGCTGCAGTGGGTGGATGGGTCCTCGCGGTACGTACAGGGTGGGGGGGGGGGGGGGAGGGAAAGGCAGAACGAAAAGGAACCGATGCGCCCGCGTCTCTGTATCCGATCCGATCCGGGTGCGTCGGTGCCCCGCTCGCCGCCGGCGTCTCTGTCTCGCTGTGGCCCCCTTCGCGATGCCGCCGCTGCCGTCCCGGTCTCCGCCGCGCAGCCGGTGTGCCCCTGGTGCGGCGGCGACCGGGACGCCGGCCCTTTATGTGCGCGAGGAACGGCCCGCCCCCCGTCCGGGCCCGCCTCGGGGCGGAGCCCGCGGGATGACGCGGGCCCCGGGCAGGGCGCCAGTGCTCGCACTTTGCCCTAATAATATATATACTATTAGGACGAAGTGCGAACGCTTCGCGTTCTCACTTCTTTTACCCTGCGGCCCCGCCCCCTTTGGGGCGGAGCCCGCGGGATGACGCGGGCCCCGGGCAGGGCGCCAGCGCTCGCACTTTGCCCTAATAATATATATACTATTAGGACGAAGTGCGAACGCTTCGCGTTCTCACTTCTTTTACCCTGCGGCCCCGCCCCCTTTGGGGCGGAGCCGCCCGCGGACCAACGGGGCGACCTCGCCGGCCCCTTTGGGGCCGGCGGGGGCCAACGGGAGCGCGGGGCCGGCATCTCATTACCACGAACCCGGAAGGGCAGGGGAGCGAGCCCGCCCGCGACGAGGGTCTCATTAGCATCGCGGGCGGAAGCGGAAGCCGCCCGCGCCGGGCGCTAATGAGATGCCGCGCGGGCGGAGCCGGCGGCGGCGCGACCAACGGGCCGCCGCCACGGACGCGGACGCGCGGGCGTCGGGGCGGGGCCGCGCATAATGCGGTTCCACCTGGGGGCGGAACCCCGGCGAGCCGGGGCGCGGCGGCGTCGATCGCTCCTCCTCCGCGTCCTCCTCCTTTCCCCCCGCCCCGCGCGCCCCGAGGACTATATCAGCCAGGCGACGGGGCGATCGTCCACACGGAGCGCGGCTACCGACGCGGCCGCCAGGATCTACCCGATCGGCGCGGAGAGGCGAAAAGACACAGGCACACGCACGCACCGCACGGGGGGGAGAGAGACTGCCAACCACCCCCCCCCACTGCCGCCCCTGAAGAAGAAGAAGAAGACCCCCCCCCGCACACCCCGGTCGGAGGCGATGTCGGCGGAGCAGCGGAAGAAGAAGAAGACGACGACGACGACGCAGGGCCGCGGGGCCGAGGTCGCGATGGCGGACGAGGACGGGGGACGTCTCCGGGCCGCGGCGGAGACGACCGGCGGCCCCGGATCTCCGGATCCAGCCGACGGACCGCCGCCCACCCCGAACCCGGACCGTCGCCCCGCCGCGCGGCCCGGGTTCGGGTGGCACGGTGGGCCGGAGGAGAACGAAGACGAGGCCGACGACGCCGCCGCCGATGCCGATGCCGACGAGGCGGCCCCGGCGTCCGGGGAGGCCGTCGACGAGCCTGCCGCGGACGGCGTCGTCTCGCCGCGGCAGCTGGCCCTGCTGGCCTCGATGGTGGACGAGGCCGTTCGCACGATCCCGTCGCCCCCCCCGGAGCGCGACGGCGCGGAAGAAGAAGCGGCCCGCTCGCCTTCTCCGCCGCGGACCCCCTCCATGCGCGCCGATTATGGCGAGGAGAACGACGACGACGACGACGACGACGATGACGACGACCGCGACGCGGGCCGCTGGGTCCGCGGACCGGAGACGACGTCCGCGGTCCGCGGGGCGTACCCGGACCCCATGGCCAGCCTGTCGCCGCGACCCCCGGCGCCCCGCCGACACCACCACCACCACCACCACCGCCGCCGGCGCGCCCCCCGCCGGCGCTCGGCCGCCTCTGACTCATCAAAATCCGGATCCTCGTCGTCGGCGTCCTCCGCCTCCTCCTCCGCCTCCTCCTCCTCGTCTGCATCCGCCTCCTCGTCTGACGACGACGACGACGACGACGCCGCCCGCGCCCCCGCCAGCGCCGCAGACCACGCCGCGGGCGGGACCCTCGGCGCGGACGACGAGGAGGCGGGGGTGCCCGCGAGGGCCCCGGGGGCGGCGCCCCGGCCGAGCCCGCCCAGGGCCGAGCCCGCCCCGGCCCGGACCCCCGCGGCGACCGCGGGCCGCCTGGAGCGCCGCCGGGCCCGCGCGGCGGTGGCCGGCCGCGACGCCACGGGCCGCTTCACGGCCGGGCGGCCCCGGCGGGTCGAGCTGGACGCCGACGCGGCCTCCGGCGCCTTCTACGCGCGCTACCGCGACGGGTACGTCAGCGGGGAGCCGTGGCCCGGGGCCGGCCCCCCGCCCCCGGGGCGCGTGCTGTACGGCGGGCTGGGCGACAGCCGCCCCGGCCTCTGGGGGGCGCCCGAGGCGGAGGAGGCGCGGGCCCGGTTCGAGGCCTCGGGCGCCCCGGCGCCCGTGTGGGCGCCCGAGCTGGGCGACGCGGCGCAGCAGTACGCCCTGATCACGCGGCTGCTGTACACGCCGGACGCGGAGGCGATGGGGTGGCTCCAGAACCCGCGCGTGGCGCCCGGGGACGTGGCGCTGGACCAGGCCTGCTTCCGGATCTCGGGCGCGGCGCGCAACAGCAGCTCCTTCATCTCCGGCAGCGTGGCGCGGGCCGTGCCCCACCTGGGGTACGCCATGGCGGCGGGCCGCTTCGGCTGGGGCCTGGCGCACGTGGCGGCCGCCGTGGCCATGAGCCGCCGCTACGACCGCGCGCAGAAGGGCTTCCTGCTGACCAGCCTGCGCCGCGCCTACGCGCCCCTGCTGGCGCGCGAGAACGCGGCGCTGACCGGGGCGCGAACCCCCGACGACGGCGGCGACGCCAACCGCCACGACGGCGACGACGCCCGCGGGAAGCCCGCCGCCGCCGCCGCCCCGTTGCCGTCGGCGGCGGCGTCGCCGGCCGACGAGCGCGCGGTGCCCGCCGGCTACGGCGCCGCGGGGGTGCTCGCCGCCCTGGGGCGCCTGAGCGCCGCGCCCGCCTCCGCGCCGGCCGGGGCCGACGACGACGACGACGACGACGGCGCCGGCGGTGGTGGCGGCGGCCGGCGCGCGGAGGCGGGCCGCGTGGCCGTGGAGTGCCTGGCCGCCTGCCGCGGGATCCTGGAGGCGCTGGCGGAGGGCTTCGACGGCGACCTGGCGGCCGTGCCGGGGCTGGCCGGAGCCCGGCCCGCCGCGCCCCCGCGCCCGGGGCCCGCGGGCGCGGCCGCCCCGCCGCACGCCGACGCGCCCCGCCTGCGCGCCTGGCTGCGCGAGCTGCGGTTCGTGCGCGACGCGCTGGTGCTGATGCGCCTGCGCGGGGACCTGCGCGTGGCCGGCGGCAGCGAGGCCGCCGTGGCCGCCGTGCGCGCCGTGAGCCTGGTCGCCGGGGCCCTGGGCCCGGCGCTGCCGCGGAGCCCGCGCCTGCTGAGCTCCGCCGCCGCCGCCGCCGCGGACCTGCTCTTCCAGAACCAGAGCCTGCGCCCCCTGCTGGCCGACACCGTCGCCGCGGCCGACTCGCTCGCCGCGCCCGCCTCCGCGCCGCGGGAGGCGCGCAAGCGCAAGAGCCCCGCCCCGGCCAGGGCGCCGCCGGGCGGCGCCCCGCGCCCCCCGAAGAAGAGCCGCGCGGACGCCCCCCGCCCCGCGGCCGCCCCTCCCGCGGGGGCCGCGCCCCCCGCCCCGCCGACGCCGCCGCCGCGGCCGCCGCGCCCCGCGGCGCTGACCCGCCGGCCCGCCGAGGGCCCCGACCCGCAGGGCGGCTGGCGCCGCCAGCCGCCGGGGCCCAGCCACACGCCGGCGCCCTCGGCCGCCGCCCTGGAGGCCTACTGCGCCCCGCGGGCCGTGGCCGAGCTCACGGACCACCCGCTCTTCCCCGCGCCGTGGCGCCCGGCCCTCATGTTCGACCCGCGCGCGCTGGCCTCGCTGGCCGCGCGCTGCGCCGCCCCGCCCCCCGGCGGCGCGCCCGCCGCCTTCGGCCCGCTGCGCGCCTCGGGCCCGCTGCGCCGCGCGGCGGCCTGGATGCGCCAGGTGCCCGACCCGGAGGACGTGCGCGTGGTGATCCTCTACTCGCCGCTGCCGGGCGAGGACCTGGCCGCGGGCCGCGCCGGGGGCGGGCCCCCCCCGGAGTGGTCCGCCGAGCGCGGCGGGCTGTCCTGCCTGCTGGCGGCCCTGGGCAACCGGCTCTGCGGGCCCGCCACGGCCGCCTGGGCGGGCAACTGGACCGGCGCCCCCGACGTCTCGGCGCTGGGCGCGCAGGGCGTGCTGCTGCTGTCCACGCGGGACCTGGCCTTCGCCGGCGCCGTGGAGTTCCTGGGGCTGCTGGCCGGCGCCTGCGACCGCCGCCTCATCGTCGTCAACGCCGTGCGCGCCGCGGACTGGCCCGCCGACGGGCCCGTGGTCTCGCGGCAGCACGCCTACCTGGCCTGCGAGGTGCTGCCCGCCGTGCAGTGCGCCGTGCGCTGGCCGGCGGCGCGGGACCTGCGCCGCACCGTGCTGGCCTCCGGCCGCGTGTTCGGGCCGGGGGTCTTCGCGCGCGTGGAGGCCGCGCACGCGCGCCTGTACCCCGACGCGCCGCCGCTGCGCCTCTGCCGCGGGGCCAACGTGCGGTACCGCGTGCGCACGCGCTTCGGCCCCGACACGCTGGTGCCCATGTCCCCGCGCGAGTACCGCCGCGCCGTGCTCCCGGCGCTGGACGGCCGGGCCGCCGCCTCGGGCGCGGGCGACGCCATGGCGCCCGGCGCGCCGGACTTCTGCGAGGACGAGGCGCACTCGCACCGCGCCTGCGCGCGCTGGGGCCTGGGCGCGCCGCTGCGGCCCGTCTACGTGGCGCTGGGGCGCGACGCCGTGCGCGGCGGCCCGGCGGAGCTGCGCGGGCCGCGGCGGGAGTTCTGCGCGCGGGCGCTGCTCGAGCCCGACGGCGACGCGCCCCCGCTGGTGCTGCGCGACGACGCGGACGCGGGCCCGCCCCCGCAGATACGCTGGGCGTCGGCCGCGGGCCGCGCGGGGACGGTGCTGGCCGCGGCGGGCGGCGGCGTGGAGGTGGTGGGGACCGCCGCGGGGCTGGCCACGCCGCCGAGGCGCGAGCCCGTGGACATGGACGCGGAGCTGGAGGACGACGACGACGGACTGTTTGGGGAGTGACGGGGGGGAAACTTCCGGGAGCGGGGGAGGGGGGAGATGGGGAGAGGGGGAAGGAATCGGGCGTCTGTGCGCCTTTAAGACAGACGCGGCGATGGCCGCGCGCGTGTGTGAGAAATAAAGAACGAGACAGACGAAAACGTACCGCCTTGTGTGGTTTATTCGGGGGTCGGGCGGGCGGGGGTCGGGCGGGCGGGGGTCGGGCGGGCGGGGGTCGGGCGGGCGGGGGTCGGGCGGGCGGGGGTCGGGCGGGCGGGGGTCGGGCGGGCGGGGGTCGGGCGGGCGGGGGTCGGGCGGGCGGGGGTCGGGCGGGCGGGGGTCGGGCGGGCGGGGGTCGGGCGGGCGGGGGTCGGGCGGGCGGGGGTCGGGCGGGCGGGGGTCGGGCGGGCGGGGGTCGGGTGGGCGGCACGTCTCCCGCGCCCGCGGGGGGTCTGGGGCTCTGACCTGAGTGCAGGTTACGAAGGTCAGGTGGCCCGAGCCCCCCCGCAGGAGCGGGAGGGAAGGCACGGGGCGCGGGAGGGAGGGGCTGCTGCGAGCTCGGGGCCGCGGGCGCGGGGGGAGGGGCGGGGGAAGCCCCCGGGGCGGGGCGCGGGGGAGGCGGCCGCGGGGGAGGCGGCCGCGGGACCGCAGCCCCGTGGCGCGCGGGGGGGAGGGGCTGCCGCGAGCTCGGCGGGATGGAGGGGAGGGAGGGGGTGGCGGGGAACCGTGTGCGGGCGGGCGGGTGCTTGGTGCAACTGTCTGGTCTGCGAGGGCGAGCGGTGGTGCGACTGGCGTCTTCGGGGGGGCGGGGAGCTTGGGAGTGTGTGGTGGTCTGCGGCACAGCCTGCTAGTCCCCGTCTTGCCGCGCGGGGGCGGGCGCGGGAAAAAAGCCGCGCGGGGGCGCCCGCGGGAAGGCAGCCCCGCGGCGCGCGGGGGGAGGGGCGGCGCCCGCGGGGGAGCGGCCGGCTCCGGGGGAGGGACGGGGAAGGGGGCGCGCGGGGCTGCCCTGCCGCCCGCCCGCCGCCGCCGCCCGCCTTCGCGCCCCCCCCCAAAAAACACCCCCCCCGGGGGTTGACTCCCCGGGGGAAAAGAGGCGGGGCGGGAGTCCCCGTCCTGCCGCCGCCCCTTAAGAGGGCCCGCAACACGGCCCGGGCTGCGCACGCCAGCCGGGACGGGTGAGTTCGCTAGGCAAGCACGGACTGGCGGTTACACGTGCATGCGTGCCGAGTGAACTCTCCCGCCCCGACGCGCTCCGGCTCCGGGCCTACGCCGAGCCCAGCCGCCCGCCATGTCCCGCCGCCGGGGTCCCCGCCGCCGGGGTCCCCGGCGCCGGCCGCGCCCCGGCGCTCCAGCCGTGCCGCGCCCCGGCGCTCCAGCCGTGCCGCGCCCCGGCGCGCTCCCAACCGCAGACTCCCAAATGGTCCCTGCGTACGACTCGGGAACCGCGGTCGAGAGCGCGCCGGCCGCGTCCTCGCTCCTGCGGCGCTGGCTGCTGGTGCCCCAGGCGGACGACAGCGACGACGCGGACTACGCCGGCAACGACGACGCAGAGTGGGCGAACAGCCCCCCGAGCGAGGGCGGGGGGAAGGCGCCGGAGGCCCCGCACGCCGCGCCTGCCGCCGCCTGCCCCCCGCCGCCGCCGCGCAAGGAGCGCGGGCCGCAGCGCCCCCTTCCGCCCCACCTGGCGCTACGGCTGCGCACCACGACGGAGTACCTGGCGCGCCTGAGCCTGCGCCGGCGGCGGCCCCCCGCGTCCCCGCCCGCGGACGCGCCGCGCGGGAAGGTACGCCTCCCCTCCGACCCCCTGACGCCCCTCCGACCCCCTGACGCCCCTCCGACCCCCTGACGCCCCTCCGACCCCCTGACGCCCCTCCGACCCCCTGACGCCCCTCCGACCCCCTGACGCCCCTCCGACCCCCGTGTCTCCCCGCCCGCAGGTGTGCTTCTCGCCGCGCGTGCAGGTGCGCCATCTGGTGGCCTGGGAGACGGCCGCGCGCCTGGCCCGACGGGGGTCCTGGGCGCGCGAGCGGGCCGACCGCGACCGGTTCCGGCGCCGCGTGGCGGCGGCCGAGGCGGTCATCGGACCGTGCCTGGAGCCCGAGGCCCGAGCTCGGGCCCGAGCCCGAGCCCGGGCCCACGAAGACGGCGGACCCGCGGAGGAGGAGGAGGCGGCGGCGGCGGCGCGCGGGTCCTCCGCCGCCGCGGGCCCGGGCCGTCGGGCGGTCTAGGGTTGAACCGGCGAGGGCGGCCTCGGCCGGCGGAGCCCCGGAGCTCCGAAGGTCTGCGCGAGGCCGCTCTCCGAAGAGACGATGGGAGCCCCGCGTATATATCCGCGAGGGCCCGGCGCCGCCCCGCCGCTCCGCCCGCCCCAGGGGGCGGCGCCGGCCAACCGCGCGCCGCCGCGCGGGCCCGGACTCCGCCCCGGCGACCGCCCCGCGCCGGCTTCCCGGTATGGTAATTAGAAACTTTTAATAGGCGGTCCCGGCCGCCATCCCCGCGCATGGTAATTAGCAACTTTTAATGGGCCGGCGTTCCCGCTCGCGGTAATTAGCAGCTTTTAACGGGCCGCCATTCCCGCTTATGGTAATTAAAAACGTTCGGACGGCCCCTCGCTCCCCGCGTAATTACTCCCTCGGGGTTCCGGGTTATGCTGATTACTTTCTTGGCAGAACACGCAGAGCCTCGCGCGCCGCCGGGTGGGTGGGCTGATCGGCCCCTATTGGTCCCCTGGGCTTCCTAGTATGCTAATGAATTTCTCCCCGGGGGCGGGCACCACTCAGGGCCGCGCCGGCGGGGCGCCGGGGGGACTCCCATCTGCGTCGGCGGGGGGCGGCGCATGCTAATGGGGTTCTTGGAGTACACCCGGTTGGTCCCCGGGGACGGGGCCGCCCCGAGAGGGGGGGATTCCCTCCCTCCGCCCCCGCCGGGGCGCGCGGCTATTGGGGGAATCGTAAATGCCGCCCCTTTGGGGGAGTGGATAGGCGCCGGGTATAAGGCAGCCCCGTGTGACGGTCGGGCCGCATTCGCACCCCGGCACTGCGAGCGACGGAGCGGCGGCCCGGCGGGAGGAGGAGACCCGGAGAGACAGAGACTAAAACCCGGCAAGAGAGAGACCGCGGGCCGCCGTCTCGAGTCTACCCTACCCCGGCTCATGGAACCCCGGCCCGGCACGAGCTCCCGGGCGGACCCCGGCCCCGAGCGGCCGCCGCGGCAGACCCCCGGCACGGTGAGAGGGCGACCCCCGGGTCTCAGGCCCCCCCTTTTCCCCGGACCACCCGGCTGCGGGTTGGGGGTGGTCGCGGGCGGTGGGCTCGGGGGCGGGGACGCTTGACGGGGCCGACCCCCGGCCCGCTTAAGCGGTCGGGGGACCCCCGTGGGCCGTGCGCCGCCCCCCGACCCTCTGGGGGGGCGAGGGAGGCAGGGAGGAGCCCGAGAGCGGGGGACAGGGGGGGAGACGAGGGGTCGGAATCCAAAGGACGCAGACCACCTTTGGTTACGGACCCCTTTCTCCCCCCCTTCCGAACAAAAAGCAGCGGGCGGGGGGCCGGGGTGAGGGAGGGACACGGGGGACACGGCGCGGGGGTCCCGCCTCACGCCCCGCGCCCTCTAAATCCCCCCCGTTGCTTTGTCAAGCAGCCCGCCGCCCCGCACGCCTGGGGGATGCTCAACGACATGCAGTGGCTCGCCAGCAGCGACTCGGAGGAGGAGACCGAGGTGGGAATCTCTGACGACGACCTTCACCGCGACTCCACCTCCGAGGCGGGCAGCACGGACACGGAGATGTTCGAGGCGGGCCTGATGGACGCGGCCACGCCCCCGGCCCGGCCCCCGGCCGAGCGCCAGGGCAGCCCCACGCCCGCCGACGCGCAGGGATCCTGCGGGGGTGGGCCCGTGGGTGAGGAGGAAGCGGAAGCGGGAGGGGGGGGCGACGTGTGCGCCGTGTGCACGGACGAGATCGCCCCGCCCCTGCGCTGCCAGAGTTTTCCCTGCCTGCACCCCTTCTGCATCCCGTGCATGAAGACCTGGATTCCGTTGCGCAACACGTGTCCCCTGTGCAACACCCCGGTGGCGTACCTGATAGTGGGCGTGACCGCCAGCGGGTCGTTCAGCACCATCCCGATAGTGAACGACCCCCGGACCCGCGTGGAGGCCGAGGCGGCCGTGCGGGCCGGCACGGCCGTGGACTTTATCTGGACGGGCAACCAGCGGACGGCCCCGCGCTCCCTGTCGCTGGGGGGACACACGGTCCGCGCCCTGTCGCCCACCCCCCCGTGGCCCGGCACGGACGACGAGGACGATGACCTGGCCGACGGTGAGGGCGGGCGGGGGTCGGGCGGGGGTCGGGCGGGGGTCGGGCGGGGGTCGGGCGGGGGTCGGGCGGGGGTCGGGCGGGGGTCGGGCGGGGGTCGGGCGGGGGTCGGGCGGGGGTCGGGCGGGGGTCGGGCGGGGGTCGGGCACTAACCGGGGGCTCCCGTCTCTGTCTCCCTCTGCAGTGGACTACGTCCCGCCCGCCCCCCGAAGAGCGCCCCGGCGCGGGGGCGGCGGTGCGGGGGCGACCCGCGGAACCTCCCAGCCCGCCGCGACCCGACCGGCGCCCCCTGGCGCCCCGCGGAGCAGCAGCAGCGGCGGCGCCCCGTTGCGGGCGGGGGTGGGATCTGGGTCTGGGGGCGGCCCTGCCGTCGCGGCCGTCGTGCCGAGAGTGGCCTCTCTTCCCCCTGCGGCCGGCGGGGGGCGCGCGCAGGCGCGGCGGGTGGGCGAAGACGCCGCGGCGGCGGAGGGCAGGACGCCCCCCGCGGGACAGCCCCGCGCGGCCCAGGAGCCCCCCATAGTCATCAGCGACTCTCCCCCGCCGTCTCCGCGCCGCCCCGCGGGCCCCGGGCCGCTCTCCTTTTTCTCCTCCTCCTCCGCGCAGGTGTCCTCGGGCCCCGGGGGGGGAGGTCTGCCACAGTCGTCGGGGCGCGCGGCGCGCCCCCGCGCGGCCGTCGCCCCGCGCGTCCGGAGTCCGCCCCGCGCCGCCGCCGCCCCCGTGGTGTCTGCGAGCGCGGACGCGGCCGGGCCCGCGCCGCCCGCCGTGCCGGTGGACGCGCACCGCGCGCCCCGGTCGCGCATGACCCAGGCTCAGACCGACACCCAAGCACAGAGTCTGGGCCGGGCAGGCGCGACCGACGCGCGCGGGTCGGGAGGGCCGGGCGCGGAGGGAGGACCCGGGGTCCCCCGCGGCACCAACACCCCCGGTGCCGCCCCCCACGCCGCGGAGGGGGCGGCGGCCCGCCCCCGGAAGAGGCGCGGGTCGGACTCGGGCCCTGCGGCCTCGTCCTCCGCCTCTTCCTCCGCCGCCCCGCGCTCGCCCCTCGCCCCCCAGGGGGTGGGGGCCAAGAGGGCGGCGCCGCGCCGGGCCCCGGACTCGGACTCGGGCGACCGCGGCCACGGGCCGCTCGCCCCGGCGTCCGCGGGCGCCGCGCCCCCGTCGGCGTCTCCGTCGTCCCAGGCCGCGGTCGCCGCCGCCGCCTCCTCTTCCTCCTCCGCCGCCTCCTCTTCCTCCTCCGCCGCCTCCTCTTCCTCCTCCGCCGCCTCCTCTTCCTCCTCCGCCGCCTCTTCCTCCTCCGCCGCCTCCTCTTCCTCCTCCTCCTCCTCCGCCTCTTCCTCTGCGGGCGGGGCTGGTGGGAGCGTCGCGTCCGCGTCCGGCGCTGGGGAGAGACGAGAAACCTCCCTCGGCCCCCGCGCTGCTGCGCCGCGGGGGCCGAGGAAGTGTGCCAGGAAGACGCGCCACGCGGAGGGCGGCCCCGAGCCCGGGGCCCGCGACCCGGCGCCCGGCCTCACGCGCTACCTGCCCATCGCGGGGGTCTCGAGCGTCGTGGCCCTGGCGCCTTACGTGAACAAGACGGTCACGGGGGACTGCCTGCCCGTCCTGGACATGGAGACGGGCCACATAGGGGCCTACGTGGTCCTCGTGGACCAGACGGGGAACGTGGCGGACCTGCTGCGGGCCGCGGCCCCCGCGTGGAGCCGCCGCACCCTGCTCCCCGAGCACGCGCGCAACTGCGTGAGGCCCCCCGACTACCCGACGCCCCCCGCGTCGGAGTGGAACAGCCTCTGGATGACCCCGGTGGGCAACATGCTCTTTGACCAGGGCACCCTGGTGGGCGCGCTGGACTTCCACGGCCTCCGGTCGCGCCACCCGTGGTCTCGGGAGCAGGGCGCGCCCGCGCCGGCCGGCGACGCCCCCGCGGGCCACGGGGAGTAGGGGGAGCTAACACTCGGCTTGCTGCCCAAAGGGAAGCCGCCCCCCACCGGACCACCGGCCGAGGCGCCTCGGGGGCAGGGGGAGGTGGGGGGGAAAGACGGGGAGGAGACAGGAAGTGGGGGTGGGAGTGGGGGGGGACGGACACGGCCCCGAACAGCAACACACACCAGCATTTTGTTATGGACTTTCTGGCCTTGTTGAAAACTTGAGGAAAAAAAACTTTATATTTATAAAAATTTTACAATAAAGTTTTGTGATGCTTTTGACACACTTTGTTGTTGGCCTTTGATGCAGCTCCCCCGCGCAGGGGGGCCGGGGATGGGGGGGGGGAAAGGGAGGAGGAGGAGGGGGGGCGGGCACGAGAAGCCGCCCCCACCCCCGAGGCCTGTTGGTCTTTATGATAGAACAGAGCCGGGGCCCGGCCTGCGTTCTGGCTCCCTGTCTTGGTGGGTGGGCGGGCTGGCTGGCGGGTAAAAAAAGAGTGTGTCCGTGTTGACAGGGAGGGGGGCCCGATCGTGCAGAGCACGCACGTCTGGCCGGCCAGACCCTGGGGGTGGTGGGCAGGAGTGGGAGGGCGCCTGGCTCGGGGAGGGAGGAGGGGGGGGGTCAGCCGCACCACCGGCGCGAAGCCAGGGGCCAGGGAACTTTGATAGAGAGGGGGGGAAAGTGGGGCGGGGGCGAGGGCGGTTGAATCACAACGCATGCACGCCCTCTGCCCCCGGGGACGGGTGGGAGGAAGGAGGAGGGAGAAGAGAAGACCCGAGGCATGCACCCGCACTTACGCCCGTGCCCACCCCCGCCCCGGCGCCCACCCCGCCCGCACACCTGCCCGCCACGCCCGCCCCTCCTCACCCTGGCTGGGAGAAAGGAGGAGGAGCAGGAAGAGGAGACCCGAGGCATGCAACCGCACTCACCCCACCCCGCCCGCACACCTGCCCGCCACGCCCGCCCCTCCTTACCCTGGCTGCGGGGAGACTCCCATCGGGGCGAGGGGGCTCGCGCGTTCGCAACACCACACCACACCACACGGCCCACCACAACACGGCCCACCACGACACAACACGACACGACGCGTTTTGCGGGGCATGCAAGTCGACACACCGCGCGCGTGCCTACCTTTCCCTAGCGGCCCCGGCCCCCGGCCCGTTTCCTTCCGCCACCACTACCACCACCCCCCCGCCCGCGCCCACGCGGTAGAGGAAGGGGACGGGCGCCACACCCACGGCTGTGGCTGGGCACGCGCCTTTGGGGTTGTTGGGGGGGGGTGACCGGCGCGTGGGGGCGGTGGGCGTATGGGCCCGACCCGCGCCTGCCCCCCCTGGGAACGACGCCCCCGGACGACACCACGGGGGGGGGAAACGGGGGTGGGTGGAAGGGAAGAGGAAGGAGAAAGGGGGGGTGGATCCGAACACGCCGGATCCGCGAAAATAATAACAAAACAAACAAAAACAGAAACAAAAACAAAAACACCTAGAAAAAAAGGATACGGGTTGGCTCGCGGGCGGTGCGGCTGACCTGCCTGCCCTTTCTGGGACCCCCGCCTCGTGTTTCTTGAAAGGGGGAGGAAGAACAGTTCTCCCCCAACCCCTGCTCTCTTCTCTCTTCCGCCCGCCCCCCCCCCCTCTCCCGCCGCCTCAGCAGAAGCTCACCTGTACGACCCTAAACCTACCTGCGAGAACGCGCGGCGTTCGAGGGGCGCGCTCTCTCACACGAGACACACGCAGGCGCCCCCCCCCCCCGGAGCCTGGGTCCCCCGGCGGACGGCTCACGCGGCGCGGCGTCTCGGTGGGACGCGGGCAGAGGGCGGCGGCGGCGGGGGGGGGGGGGAAATGTGAGGAGAGCGAGACAGAGAGAGAGAAGGAAGAGGGAAGGGGCGCGGCGGGACGGGGGAAGACGAGGAGAAGGGAAGGGGCGAGGGTCGGGCCCGGGAGCGGGGCGGCCGGGAGGGAGAAGAAACGGAACGCGGAAACGCCGCCGGCGCGGCCCGGGGCCCCGGGGCCCCCGCGCTCCGCCGGGGGCCCGGGCCGGACCGCCGGGCGGGGGACGCCTTCCGCCCGGCGCCGGGCGGCTACCCGGGACCCCCGGCCGGGAATCGAAAAAAGCCTCCGGGGGCCCCTTTCGCGCCTTTCGCGAACGCGCGGCGCCGGAGGGGGCGGCCGCCGAGGTGCGGGGGCCCCTCCGGCCGGGGCGCACCTCGGCGGCCAAGCCCCGGCCCGCCCGGGGGTCCCCGAGGCAGAGGCGGACCCTCGGAGGCGCGGAAGAAGACGGGAGGCGGGGGAAAAAAGGGGGAAGAGAGGGGGAGGTAGGGAGGGGAGAGGAGAAGGGCGCGCCGGTGCGCGGAGCAGCCTTCCTTCTCCGGAGTCCCTCTCGATCGGCGGCGGGCCCCTGCGTTCGTTGCTGCCGCGCCCCCGGTTTTATAAAGACAGGGATGACGCAGCAGAAATGCCCACAGCAACACGCGGGCGGGGCTCGGGCTCTCCGGCGGCTTAATGGATCTCCGGGCACGGCGCCCGCAACCGCAGAGCACTCAGCTGGCGCGCCCCCCCCCAACGTGGGAGTGTTTAATGGAAGGGCGTGGGGCCGGCCGCCGGATGCCCGCGGGGGCCTAATGCGGCGGGAGGCGTGGGCCGCTGGCGCCGCGGCCCGTCTGCTGGCCCGCGGCCCGTCTGCTGGCCCGCGGCCACGTAAACAATGACACAGGGGTTCTCTCCGCCGCGGCCGGCGCGGGGCGTTGCCGGCCCGGCCCGGCCCCGGAGCCCGCGGCGCTGCTCGGCTGCGGCCGCGGGCTCCGGGGGCTCCGCACTCTGCCCGGCTCGCCCCGTCCCCCCTCTTGCTGCTTTTCCGCGCGCCTCTCTTTCCCGTTGCTTTCCCTCTCCCCCCCCCCCCCTCTCTCTCTCTCTCTCTCTCTCTCCGCCATCCTCCCGCCCGGCCGCCCACTCCCCGCTCGGCCTCTCCGGCTGCGGTGCTTGGGTCTCCTTCGTCGGGCGGCGGGGGGGGGGCGTCGGGACTCGCGGAGGGCCGGAGAATGGAAGGCGAGGGGATGCAGGAGGAGGATCGGGACTCCCCATCTTCTGCCCTTCCATCCTCCGTTTTTCCGCTTTCCACCGCCGCCGCCACCACCCCCCCTTCCTTCGCCCGCCCGCCTCGCCCCGGACCCCTCCCCCCCGTGTTCCCCCCATCGTTCACCACCACGCCCCCCACCGCGCCTTGGCTGTTTGGGGGGTGGCGGCGGTGGTCGGCGTGCTGCCGGAGGCTGCGGGCGCGGGGTAGGTGGGTGGGCGGGTGGTGGGGGGGGGCCCGGCTGCGTCTCGCCGCGATCCCGCCGGTGGGGCGCGGCGGCGGTCGGGGTGGGGGGAGAGTGTCGTGGGTGTGTTTTCGTGTCCCCCACCACCACTCCCACCCCGACCGCCGCCGCGCCCGCGTTTCTGCCGCCCGCGCGCTCCTGTGTGGACCCCGGGGTGGGCGGCGGGGGGGGGGTGCCGTGGGTGTGGCGGCGGGGCGCGGGCCGGGGCCGGGGCTCGCTGGTCCGCCGAAGTAAAGAAAAGATCGCCACCGTGTGTTCGTCTGTGTGTTCTGCGCGGCGCCGGGGCCCCCCTGCCGGGCGGGGCGGTGGGGCGGGGCCGGGGTCGCGGCGGGGAAGGAAGGAAAGACCCCGGAAGCGCCGGGAGGGGGCGCCGGCGCGACGCGGGCGGCCGGGCGGGGGCGCGCGGCGGCCGGGCGGGGGCGCGCGGCGGCCGGGCGGGGGCGCGCGGCGGCCGGGCGGGGGCGCGCGGCGGCCGGGCGGGGGCGCGCGGCGGCCGGGCGGGGGCGCGCGGCGGCCGGGCGGGGGCGCGCTTTCCCCGCGTCGCCCCTCGGGTTCCCAAGACCTATCACGTGTGCGCAGGGGAGGGGAGGACGCGGGGGAGCAAAATAAATTGCGTCTGCATGCGTGCGTTAATTAGCAACCCCTGGGGCTATAAAAGGCGCGGTCTGTGCACGGGGACCTCGGTTGGGCGACGTCTGCGGTCTAGTGGTCGGCGTGGGGACCGGCTGTGTGGTGGGTGGGGGAGGCACGTTGGACTACGACCGACCACACGACATGCAGGCTTCTGAGCCGCGAATCCCCACCATGGCGTTGGGGGCTGGGCATGCCCACGCATGCAGGGATGACGGAGATGATAGCGTGATTGACGCCCCGCCCCCATACGAGAGTGTGGCCGGCGCGAGCGCGGGCCAGTTTGTCGTTATTGATATCGACACCCCCACGGACTCGCCTCCACCGTACTCTGCAGGGACGTCGCCGGTTGGGCTTGTTTCACCGGCTTCTTCCGGTGACGGCGAGGTGTGTGAGCGTGGCCGCTCGCGCCGCGCCGCCTGGCGGGCCGCTCGGCGCGCCAGGCGCCGCGCCGAACGACGGGCGCGGCGCCGGAGCTTTGGCCCAGGGGGGTTGTTTGTGGAGACCCCCCTGTTTCTACCGGAAACTATGATTGGGGCCCACCCTGGCGTGGGAGGCGACCTCCCGTCGGGCCTCCCTACTTACGCAGAGGCGACCTCGGATCGCCCCCCCACCTACGCCATGGTCATGGCCGCATGTCCGACCGAGCCACCGGGCGGGTCCGTGGGGCCGGCCGACCAACCCCGCGTGCAAAGCTCGCGCACGTGGCGACCCCCGCTTGTCAATTCGCGAGAGCTGTACCGGGCCCAACGCGCGGCCCGCTGTGCGTCGAGCTCCGACACGCCCCAAGCCCCAGGGTGGTGTGGCGGGACGTGTCGTCATGCGGTTTTTGGGGTGGTCGCGGTGGTCGTCGTTATCATCTTGGCCTTCCTTTGGCGGTAAGCTTCCCCCCTCCCGCGATACAACGAATAAAAGTTGCGTTAACACACATGCTGGTTCGTCGCGTGGTATTTACCGGGTTCCTATAACCCACAAACTCACACCGCGTCTGTTTTGGTTGGTTCTCACTCTTTATTAATGAGGTTGCATACGGACTCGGAGGGAAGGGGGTGGGTTATACCTTGATTTTGATTTTGATTTTGTGGCGTCGCTGTTCTGCCGCGCGAGCGGCCGTGCCGCTTGAGCTTATAGAGCGAAGGTGTTGTAGGGCCGCGGATGCCCCGAGCCAGCAGGTTTTGGAGAACGGATACCGACAGTGACAGTGGTACACGATACCGTTTATCGTGTATTCCCCCGCGGGGGATGCACCGGAGACGTCCTTGATGGTTCCGCAGCTGAATGGGCCCGTGCACCGCAGCCGCCCCCCACGCTTATCCTCTAGTTCGCGCAAGACGGGCGGGTGGTTGACCAGGTCCGCGAAGTTGCGGAGCTCGGTAACCAGCGGAAGGGAGTGCTGCGAGTCCTTGTACACCGCAAAGAAAAAACAGTGGATGGGGCCGCTGGTCGAGCAGGAGGCGCGGACTAAATAACTCCGCGCGGCCAGGCACGCGGGGTCCGTTTTGGTCGTGTGCAGGGCGTTTTCGGCCTGCCACGTGGCATTCAGACAGTACGGGGGGGCGACGTGGGTGATGTCCGGGGCCCGTAAAAACAGGTTCGAGAGGGGCGTCGTTGTCATGTTGCGAGGGGGGGGTCGGTGAATACGCGTCTGCCGTGAGTTCCTGGACGCGCTATGAAGCGGGCCGGGCCGGGGCCCCACATTTATCCGGTGGGTCATCGCCCTCCTCCCACGCGCACGCCGGCATCGCCCCGGAGTCTCCGCCCCACCCGCCGCGCGCGCCAAGAACATCACACGGAACCACTTGGGTTGACGTCAATATGTTTATTCTTGCCTAAAATAGGGAGTTGCAGTAGAAGTATTTGCCGTGCACATATAAGGGGGCGATAGTGTGACTGGCCGTCAGCTCGCACACGCGACTGGAACACTCCTGGCGGTGCGTGTCCAGTATTTCAATGAGACCCGCCATGCAGGCCCCCGGGATGTAAAAGTGCATCGTCTCGCCGGCCCCAACCCCCACGGTCGTGTAGTCGATCTCCGACACGCCGCGCTCGACGCGGTTGGCGAGGCGGGCCAGGATGACCAACACAAAGGAGGCAATATCCTTAATGTCCGACAGGCGTCGCCGCGAGCACAGGTCGTCCAGCCCGCACAGGCCTCGGGCCTTCAGGTAGCACTGCAGAAAGGGGCGCAGGCGCGTGGCGAGGTTTTCCAGCACGGCGGCCGCCGTTCCGATGATAGGGTCCTGGGGGCGGAGCGGCAGATTGTGGTGAATGCACATCTTGCACCACGCCAGCGTCTCATCCGCGGACGCCAGGGCCTCGATGAGATTTTCCTGGCGCAGCACGCAGTCGCGCATGGCCTTGGCTGTCGACGCGGCCCGCGGGTTGGCTGCGAATGTGCGGTAGAGGCTCGGGCCGTGAGCGACCAGGGTTTCCCAGGAAACCCGACGGGTCTCGGCGTCAAACCCCCCCGCTTGGGTGGCCAGCACGGGAGCCCAGGGGCTGTTCGCGGCGGGAAACGGCATCCCGCCAAAGGGGTCTTGCATGACCAGGGCACTGCGTCCAAAGCTTTCGCTGATGCGCTCGACCGCCGCGCGCTCGGATATGGATCGCAGAACCGCCCGAACGGCGGGGTCGATGGTGTCGGCAGAGGGCGCCTTTCGCTCCGGGACCGGGGCGCGGCCGTCCGCGTGCGGGGGGGTCAGGGACAGCGCCATCAGCGGAGGGGGGGCCTGGCGCGTGCCTCGTGGCCGCGGGCCCCCGGAGACGTCGAGCTGCTCCCCTCCGCGCCGCGCCTCGCCGTGGGTGGCGCCGGGGCCGTCCGTCCGCGCCGACGCGGGGTGGCGACCCCCTTGGTTGTGGGCGTTTCTGGAGACGCGCCGGCGGGGGTTTGGTGTGGAGTCGGCGCCGCCGGGGCCGTATCGACCCCGGCCCCGGCGGCGACCTCGCCGCCCGCCTCGGGGATGCGGTGCCTTGGTCGACGGGGGTTGGATGCGGGCCACCTTCCCCCCGTGCGGTTCCCGGGGGGAAGCCGACCGCCTGGTCCCGAGGCGCGACCACACGCCGGTGGTCGCGGGTGGCGGATCGTCGGCTCCCCGCCGCGCTGCCGGGCGAGGCGTCGAGGCTTCGGGGGTGCCGGCGTCCTCGGGGCGGGCCGGGGGACCTTTGGGAATCGCCGCGTCGATGGCCTCCGCCCCTCCGTCTCCGCAGGGGTCTTCCATGTCCTCGTCCGACGAGGAACACTCCCCGCTGCTGTCGGACTCGGGGTCGTCGCGGCGGCCCTCCTCGTCCCGCTCCAGAGCGTCCTCCTCGAGCTCGCTGTCGGACAGGTCCAATCCTAGGTCGATTAGCATATCAATGTCGGTAGCCATGTTGTAGGTCGCCGGGGCTGGGATGGCGGGTGTCCTCCGAGGGGGCGCGTGTCGGAAGAGAGTGGCCGGGTCCGAATCGAGGAGCGGCACCGACGCGCAACCGGGGTCGGCACACGGCAGCACACAGCGCCCAGTGGGCCGGTGGCTGCCCTTATACCCGCACGACCGGGGCCGGCTTTCCGAAACTCCTCCTTGTCCCTCCCCGTCGGGCGTCACCGCCCCCGCCCCCGCCGTCCCCAGAAACCAATCGGACACCGAGGGTGGGTTTTATGTATTTAATTAGCATACGGCAGGTCTGGGTCCGCCTTCGCGTACACGCGTAGGCGGGGGTGCGGAAGCACGCGGTAGGGTGGGGTGTATGCGGAAGTCGGACGAGCCTGCCTGTGCTGGGCCGGGGGAGGGGCAAGCAGACCCGAGGCCGGATCGGCTCTGTGCACGATTTTAATTTGCATGCGACGTGCGAGGGTGCGTAGGCCCGAGGCGGGTCGTGTATTTAATTTGCATGGGCGACTGGGTCCGCCTCTTCCAACGGAAGAGGCGTTACGTCACAGATCAAACAGGCGCCGCTGAATCTCCTGTTCGTAGCGAAGCGCCACGAGCACCACCCCGGCCACGACGGCGATATAGCACAGGCGCACGGCGATACCGGAGAGGATGATGGAACAGCAGCGCCCGCAGACGCCCGACCACCCTTTGGAGCGCCCCCTGGGGGCCGCTGGTTCCGCGTTTTTGGGGGCCGAGCCCCGCCGCAGGATGAAATACAGCTCCGTCAGGGCGATGATGGACACGAAACACCAGGTGGTGATTGTTAGAAACAGGGGGTGTGTGATCGCGCAGGCGCCCCGGGAGATGAGAGCGGTGCCGACGATGAGACCGAGGGCCACGAAGCGGAGCAGCAGCTCGCAGCCCACGATGACGCCAACGGCCGGGCGGTGGTACAAGAAGGTGACCGGATCCGCCTCGAACAGCTGCACCAGGGTCTGGCGTTGAACGGATAGCTCGCAGAGGAGGCGGGTGATTTTCGTGTAGGGGTATTGCAAGAACACGCTCGACACTATGCGGCCGGCGTAGTTCAAAAGATAGGTCGCCGGGGCCACCATGCTGTGCGCGGGACTCACGACGCCGAACATGCATCGTCGTTGGTGAAGGGCGACGAACGCTAGATACAGAAACCAACCGACGACCACCAGGCGCATCTGGGTGTCCCAGAGGGCCTCCAAGCAGTTTACGGCCTCGTGCACGTTCATGACCCGGCGGCTCATGGCGCCGGGGATGGCCGGGAGGGACACGGCCCGACCTTCGATGATATTGGCGTAGCAGACGCGGGCGTGGGGGGTCCATGCCCCGCCGGGGGGGGCGGTCGGCGGGCCCAGAAACAACAGCGTCTGGTTTATCTTCATCCACACGAGGGCGGTATCGTTGTGCGCCCCGGCGGGGCGCACCGCGTAAATACATCGGTGGAGCGGACTGGCACCAAAGACGATGTACCACGCGAGCACGAGGCCGTAGGCCGTTATGAAGATGACGGTCGTGAGGTGCTGGAGGGAGCGGACCGCGAGCATGGCGTGCCCGCATCGACGGTAAACAGCGTGTGCAGGCGGTTGTTATCGCATTTAGTGGCAAAGCACTGCTGACACAGGGACGCGCATAGGCGGTTGTTGGTCCCGACGCTCAGCGCGAGAAAGGTCCGGGCCGTCGCGCGACTTGCCCTGCCGTGCTTGAAGCGCAGACACGAGAGGCTTTGGTTCAGGGCGCCGCGGCCGGGGATCAGCTGCAGCAGGACCCAGTCGTCCTTAATGACGGCCCGGCGAACGGACACGGCCTGATATTCCCGCGCGTGCTCGGGAAAGTGAGCCTCGATGCACGCGACTATTCGCCCCAGCAGTTCTGACGCGAACCCCTCCACGGTCTCCCCGGCGTCGGGCCGCACATCGTAGCGGCCCAGAACCTCCGTCAGGGTCTCGCGTCGCCCAAAGTGCTCCAGGGCGTTGCGCGACGCCTTCTTCTCGAAAAAGCTGACATAGTCCCCGCCCAGGCTGTGGAGGACGCGGATCTCCCGCGGGGCCGCGGAAAACATGGGCGGGGCGTGAAAGTGGAAGCGCCGCGGGTCGGCGTGCGCGGCGACGAACGCCGGAACGTCCTCGCACGCGGGGGGGATCACGAAGACGGGCAATAACCGGCCGCACGCGGAGCCGTCGGGGCCGATCTTGGCGAAATACGGCAAGCGCAGGCTGTGGCCGTGGGCGTACACGCCCGTATCGATCAGCAAAAAGTTCTTTACGTGGCTCCCTACGGCCTCCACGAAGTCGCGGTCCAACAGCACCGCCTGCTGGATCACCCTCGCCACCCCACGCATCGTCAGGGAGCCGTGCACAACGTACGGGGCGGGGACCGGTAGGCACACGCGCAGCCCGATCTTGTCGGCGCAGGAACACACGACGGAGTCCGGTTCGCTGGGCGTCGCCGCTGGTATCTGTTCGTGTAGCAGGTCGAGGTACGCGGCCTCGTCGTCCGGGAGGGGGCCGTGGGTCGTGTCCATGGGGTCCGTGTCCTCCTCCCACTCCTCGTCGCCGGGACCACCGGCGTCGGGGAACCAGTCCCCGTCGCCGTCGTCGCCACCGGCCGAGGGCCCGTCGCCCGCACAGACGGGCGGCGCGCGGGGCCGACAGGCGCTTTTGAAAAAATAACAGGGATAGGCGTCGGGGTCTACGCGGGCCGCGGGAAACAACAGCTGAACCGCCGCCAGCGCCCCGCGCCTAAAGTGACCCAGGGCCTCGTGGAGCCGGGGAAAGGGGACGGGCTCCTTCAGGGCGATGTCCAGATCCAGGATGATGTTCGTAACGGCCAGCGCGGCGTTGAAGATCTCGTTGCGGTTCACGTACATCTGGCCCCCGACGGCCAGGCCGCCCGGGGGGAGCGCGGGGCCCCGGGCGCAAATGCGGCGCGTGAGCCGCCGGCCGAGCGCGCCGGGCTCGGGCGCCGCCGCCGCGTCCGCGACCACGGTCGCTTCCGGCGGGCGCGCGTCCCGCGTCACGCGGGCCCAGTCGTCCCGCGCCGCCGCGGCAAACGCCTGGCCGGTCGGGGACATGGTAATCCTGTACACGGGCAGGGGGGTTTGGACCGACGCGTCCTGCATGAGAGCCGCGATCGCCGGGGGCGTCGTGCCCTGCTGCTCCGTGGCGGCCAGCTTGAGGAGGCGCTTGACGATTCCGCAGGTCTGGGGGGCGGCAGTGCCGCCCCCCGCGTCGTCCCCGGGGGTTGTTGGTGCGAACGCGGGCCAGCCGTGGGGGACTAGGAGCCTTTCTGCTTCCGCCAGACGTCCCATCATTTTGGTGGACGAGTCTGCGACCCCGCAGTACGCGGGGGCGGGCGTGAGGGCCGCCGGGGCATACGTGCGCGCGCGCAGGTAGGCGGCGGCCGCGTCTCCCGCCAGGGCGGTTTCCCTGGGGGTGACGTTTTGCTTTACGTACTCGCGGATGTTCAGCTGGGCGCGCACGTGCCGGAAGAACTGTTCCACCGCCTCCCGACCCAGGGGCGAGGGCTGCTCCGTGCTGGCCGCGGGGCTGGGGTCGTGGGTGGTCACGGCCCGGAGATGCGTGGCCAGGCGCGGGGGGCTGAAGCACTCAAAGTGGGCCAGGTAGATGTACGTAATGAATTCCCGGTCGGACACGCGCAGGCAGCTGCGATCGTGGGCGATGAACTTCTCCAGCGCGCCGGTCTCGCGTACGTCGGCGGCGATGCGGCGCTCCACATACAGCGGAAACCCAGCGGCCGCGGCCCCGCGGGAGTACTGGCTCGTGCAACAGAACCGAGTGATGGCGGCGAACGAGGTCAAGGACGCGGCACTGAGGGTGTCGGGGCGTGGGTCGTGGGGGATTGCGTAGGTCGCGCAGATGTCTTTCACGGCCTGCAGATCGTACGTGGCTCCGGCGCCCCCCAAGCGCGGAGCCTGGAGTAGGTAGTACCTAGCGGCCAGCACCAGGCTCTTTTCGTCCGGGCCGAATTTGCTCAGAAACCAAAAGGGGCTTTGGGCGCTCCCATAATACGCCCGGCGGTACGCCGCCAGCACGCGCGCCTCGTGGTGCACGAACAGCGTGGTGAGGCCGCGCTGCCCCAGGGACATGCGCCCGACGACCGAGCGCATCGATTCGCCGGGCTCATACAGGGGGGCGGTGCTGCCGCTGCCGATGCGGGCGGGGGCGTTGTGGACGATGGCCACGGTGAGAGCCATGATGATGTTAGCGTGGAGCGCAAACGTCGCCTCCAAGTCCAGAGTTGCTGTGACGTGGGCCGGGAGCAATGGGGTCCCGCGGCCCAGGGCGTCTTGGAGCACGGCGACGTCGTCCGCTCGCTCGAAGCGGCACACAAACATGGGCCGGGTGCGCCCTTTCGGGTGGTGGGTCACGCCCACTTCCGTCCCCAATAAACAAAAGGTCACCCGAAATGAATCGCCATTTAGCCCCCCCGCATCCCGGTAGAGCGCCCGGCTCCCCTCGAACCTCTCCTGTTCGGTGGGCGCGCCCGTGGGGCCATTGGGCGCATCGGACCGGTACGCGTCGTAGCTGAATATATACAACGGCTCGGCCCCCAGCAGGCAGTTTGTGAGGAGGGCGAGCGAGGAGGTGATAACGCACCCGTCGGTCGCATACAGCGCCGTAACCTCCACGGGAGCCGCAACCGACCGCCCTTCGTGATCGCAGTCTTCCGTCCCCATCGCCCCTGCGAACCCGGAGGGGGTGGGGTGGGGGAAAGCCGGCGCAGAGCCGCGCGCGTGTTCCGGGATGGCGTCCCTGCTCGGGGTGCTGTGCGGTTGGGGAACGCGCCCCGAGGAACAACAATATGAGATGATTCGGGCCGCGGCTCCGCCCTCGGAGGCGGAGCCGCGGCTGCAGGAGGCCCTGGCGGTGGTCAATGCGCTTTTGCCCGCCCCCATCACGCTCGACGACGCCCTAGAGTCGCTGGACGACACCCGGCGCCTCGTGAAGGCGCGCGCCCTGGCCCGCACATACCACGCCTGCATGGTCAACCTCGAGAGGCTGGCGCGCCACCACCCGGGACTCGAGGGCTCCACCATCGACGGGGCCGTTGCGGCGCATCGGGACAAGATGCGCCGCCTGGCGGACACGTGCATGGCCACCATCCTGCAGATGTACATGTCGGTGGGGGCCGCGGACAAGTCGGCGGACGTGCTCGTCTCCCAGGCCATTCGGAGCATGGCCGAGAGCGACGTGGTCATGGAGGACGTGGCGATCGCGGAGCGGGCCCTTGGTCTCTCCACCTCGGCTCTGGCCGGAGGGACCCGCACCGCGGGGCTTGGAGCGACCGAGGCCCCCCCCGGGCCTACGAGGGCACAAGCCCCGGAGGTTGCGTCGGTCCCAGTCACCCACGCCGGCGACAGATCCCCCGTTCGCCCCGGGCCCGTGCCCCCCGCGGACCCTACACCGGACCCACGTCATCGCACGTCCGCCCCCAAACGCCAGGCCTCGTCGACCGAGGCCCCCCTCCTTCTCGCTTAGCTTGTGTTTCTGTGTGGTGAATAAACGTCGACCGGTTTCGGTTCCACTCTACCCGTGTGTTTGTGCGTATGTGATAGCGACGACAGAACGGACAACCGAGCGCCGGGCAGACAGACAACAAAAAAAACCGCCAACACCAGGGCATATGCGAAACAGAGCTCTTTATTGACCGGGGCCCCATCTGGCCCGACGCGAGGCGCGGTCTAGATGCCAGTGGAGCCAAACCCCCCGGCCCCCCGCTTGCTTGGGGGGGCGTCCGCGTCAAACTCGTTCGTAAACACCAAAATCGGCGGGTCTCGGGGGGTGGCGGTCGCGTCCGGAACCCCTCTGGGGTAGGCCCGGAATGCGCCGTCCTCGTGGATGTTGTCGGGGGGGATCCAGGGGAGGGCGTGGGTCCCCGCGACGAGCAGCTGGGCGACCTTGGACCCGGCTTGTAGGGTCACCGGGACTCCGGTCAGGTTACATACAACAAACGCACAGGCGTGCCCGGAGGGCCAGCGCGTAGGCATGACCAGGAGGCCCCTGGCATTGAGCGACGACCGCCCCAGCACATAGCAGGCCTCTGGTCCGTCGGCCGCGCGCAATACGCGGAGGGACGGCTGTATGACCGTGGCGCCGTTGGCCGGGACGGTCACGGCTCGGTGGATGAGAATGTCAAAGCCTGCGTCCTCCTCGCGCTTTGGCAGAAAGGCGGGCGCCTCGTGCACGCAGTCGCCGTGCTCGGTGGTCACCTGCGTTAGCTCGCCCGCGTAGACCAGCGATCCCCCGCGCCGTCTGGCCGGCAGGGCCACCGCCCCCCCGGCGGTCGCGAGCGCCCCGTCCAACCAAGGATCTTCTCGTAACCCTGCCAGCGGGGACGGCGCCAACTGCGGAAACCGGTGCAGGGAGCTCGGCTCGGTGAGGGTCGGGGGGGTGGCCCGGATGTCCAGAAACGTCACGTCGACCCGGAGGGCCCCGGGGGCAAACCCGCGCGTCCCGTTCGGGGCTACGACCACGGCCAGGACGGTTCCGCGGTAGCCCGAGTCGACGAGACCGAGCATCACGTGGGGCCCGGGGCCGGATACCGCGGGGGCGTGAATAATCGCGCAGAAGTCCCGCGGCATTGCCATTCGCAGGCCCAGAGAGACGCGGCCCACGGCCCATTCGGAGTCCCCGCATTCTGCCGGGGTAAAATCCACGGCGCGTTTGTTGACCATGTTCAGTTGAACGACTCCGCCCCCGCGAATAGCTACGGCCGCTTGCCAGTCCCCATCGGCATTCCGGTTGGTGCTGTCCGTCTGGACAAGGATCGCCCTGGGCCCCCACTGACTCATCGCCGCGATGACGGGGAAACCCGCAAGACTGGGCCGCTGGGTGGTGCTGTTGTTCGTCGCGCTCGTCGCGGGCGTGCCCGGGGAGCCGCCGAACGCGGCAGGCGCACGCGGCGTTATCGGGGACGCGCAATGCCGGGGCGACAGCGCCGGTGTGGTGTCCGTCCCGGGGGTCCTGGTGCCCTTTTATCTAGGCATGACCTCGATGGGCGTATGTATGATCGCGCACGTGTATCAGATATGTCAGCGGGCACTGGCCGCCGGGTCAGCCTGAGCCCGCCCTGTTGGGAAGGGGTGGGCGTGTCGTTGGGCGGCCCCCGGCCTTTGCTTCCTCGCGGAAGTCGGGCCTGTTCGGGGCGTGTCTGTCCGTTGCCCCCCCGGGGATTGGTTAGTCCCGTCGCCTGCGGTTATATCCACTTCCTATAAACTCTCCCCCGCAACCCGCAGGGAGCCACTCCCGCGGCCCCCGTGGGTTACGCAGGCCCTCGCTGCTCTCCCGTACCCCGCCGGTCTCCCTCTTTCCCTCCCTCGCCGCCTTCCGACGCTCTCTGCCTCCTTCGCCGACGCCTTCCCTGTGATCCGCACGGGCGTCCCCGGTGTCTCCGATAGACCATGACCTCTCGCCGCTCCGTCAAGTCGTGTCCGCGGGAAGCGCCGCGCGGGACCCACGAGGAGCTGTACTATGGCCCGGTCTCCCCGGCGGACCCAGAGAGTCCGCGCGACGACTTCCGCCGCGGCGCTGGCCCGATGCGCGCGCGCCCGAGGGGCGAGGTTCGCTTTCTCCATTATGACGAGGCTGGGTATGCCCTCTACCGGGACTCGTCTTCGGACGACGACGAGTCCCGGGATACCGCGCGACCGCGTCGTTCGGCGTCCGTCGCGGGCTCTCACGGCCCCGGCCCCGCGCGCGCTCCTCCACCCCCCGGGGGCCCCGTGGGCGCCGGCGGGCGCTCGCACGCCCCTCCCGCGCGGACCCCCAAAATGACGCGCGGGGCGCCTAAGGCCTCCGCGACCCCGGCGACCGACCCCGCCCGCGGCAGGCGACCCGCCCAGGCCGACTCCGCCGTGCTCCTAGACGCCCCCGCTCCCACGGCCTCGGGAAGAACCAAGACACCCGCCCAGGGACTGGCCAAGAAGCTGCACTTCAGCACCGCCCCACCGAGCCCCACGGCGCCGTGGACCCCCCGGGTGGCCGGGTTCAACAAGCGCGTCTTCTGCGCCGCGGTCGGGCGCCTGGCGGCCACGCACGCCCGGCTGGCGGCGGTACAGCTGTGGGACATGTCGCGGCCGCACACCGACGAAGACCTCAACGAGCTCCTCGACCTCACCACCATTCGCGTGACGGTCTGCGAGGGCAAGAACCTCCTGCAGCGCGCGAACGAGTTGGTGAATCCCGACGCGGCGCAGGACGTCGACGCGACCGCGGCCGCCCGGGGCCGCCCCGCGGGGCGTGCCGCCGCGACCGCACGGGCCCCCGCCCGCTCGGCTTCCCGTCCCCGCCGCCCCCTCGAGTAGCGACCCCGACCGCGTTCAGACGACAGACAATAAAGCATCACGGTCGATTTAACCACTTCGCTGTCAGCACGCGTTTGTGGCGAGGGGCGGGAGGGGCGGGAGGGGCGGGAGGGGCGGGAGGGGCGGGAGGGGCGGGAGGGGCGGGAGGGGCGGGAGGGGCGGGAGGGGCGGGAGGGGCGGGAGGGGCGGGAGGGGCGGGAGGAAGGACACGCCTCCCTTCCGAGCGCGGGGGACGGGCCGCCCGGAGCGGTGGGGAAGTCACGAGGTTTGGGGCGGCACTGGGGTGATACTTAAATGCGGGGTGGTGGACGCGAGATGTCAGTCCTCGGGGACGCACGGCACCCCCGGCGATTCCCTTCGCGAGGGCCCCGGCCTTTTTCTGTCGCGGGTCCCGGATCCCTCCCCCCCTCTCCGCCGCCGGGCGCTCGGGCACGTCTCATTCGCCTCTCGAGATCGTTATTCCCGGACCCAACCGCCCCCATGGACCTGTTGGTCGACGATCTGTTTGCGGACGCGGACGGGGTTTCGCCACCGCCCCCCAGGCCAGCCGGGGGTCCCAAGAACACCCCAGCCGCCCCTCCGCTGTACGCCACCGGTCGGCTGAGTCAGGCCCAGCTGATGCCCTCGCCGCCCATGCCCGTCCCCCCCGCGGCCCTGTTTAACCGTCTCCTCGACGATCTGGGCTTCAGCGCGGGTCCCGCGCTGTGTACCATGCTAGATACCTGGAACGAGGACCTGTTCTCTGGGTTCCCGACCAACGCCGACATGTACCGGGAGTGCAAGTTTCTGTCGACGCTGCCCAGCGACGTGATCGACTGGGGGGATGCGCACGTCCCCGAGCGCTCCCCGATCGACATTCGCGCCCACGGCGACGTGGCGTTCCCCACCCTGCCCGCCACCCGCGACGAGCTGCCTTCGTACTACGAGGCCATGGCGCAGTTTTTCCGCGGTGAGCTGCGGGCGCGGGAGGAGAGCTACCGGACCGTGTTGGCAAATTTTTGCTCGGCCCTGTACCGGTACCTGCGCGCCAGCGTTCGGCAGCTACACCGCCAGGCACACATGCGGGGCCGCAACCGCGACCTGCGGGAGATGCTGCGCACCACGATCGCGGACAGGTACTACCGCGAGACCGCGCGCCTGGCGCGCGTCCTGTTTCTGCATCTATACCTCTTTCTGAGCCGCGAGATCCTATGGGCCGCGTACGCCGAGCAGATGATGCGGCCCGATCTGTTCGACGGCCTCTGCTGCGACCTGGAGAGCTGGCGCCAGTTGGCGTGTCTGTTTCAGCCCCTGATGTTTATCAACGGATCGCTCACCGTGCGGGGAGTTCCCGTGGAGGCCCGGCGACTGCGGGAGCTAAACCACATTCGCGAGCACCTGAACCTCCCGCTGGTGCGAAGTGCGGCGGCGGAGGAACCCGGGGCGCCCCTCACGACCCCGCCCGTCCTGCAGGGCAACCAGGCCCGCTCCTCTGGGTACTTTATGCTGCTGATCCGGGCCAAGTTGGACTCGTACTCCAGCGTCGCGACCTCGGAGGGCGAGTCCGTCATGCGGGAGCACGCGTATAGCCGCGGGCGGACCAGAAACAATTACGGATCGACAATCGAGGGCCTGCTCGACCTCCCGGACGACGATGACGCTCCCGCGGAGGCCGGGCTGGTGGCGCCGCGCATGTCGTTTCTCTCCGCGGGACAACGCCCCCGCAGACTGTCCACCACCGCCCCCATTACCGACGTCAGCCTGGGAGACGAACTCCGCCTGGACGGCGAGGAGGTGGATATGACGCCCGCCGACGCCCTGGACGACTTCGACTTGGAGATGCTGGGGGACGTGGAGTCCCCCTCCCCGGGAATGACCCACGACCCCGTCTCGTATGGGGCTTTGGACGTGGACGATTTTGAGTTTGAACAGATGTTTACCGATGCCATGGGCATTGACGACTTTGGGGGGTAGGATGTGCGACCGGGCGGCGCGCCCCCCCCCACCACCGCCCCGCCTCACCTCCGTCTGTATCGCGATAGAGGGTTCGCAACCACAGCAATAAACATTGGCAAGCAACTCATCATACGCGGCGTGCGTTGGCTGTTTATTACGGGACCATGAAAGAAATGGGGTTACGCGCGGGGTGGGGGGTGTGTGCCGTTGGGTTGGGCGTTAGTCGCGCCTACGAGCCCGCGGTCGTGTAGATTCGCGTCACAGAACGGCTCGTGGTGCTGGGGTCCGCGTATAAAGGCAGGCGCGCGGGTCCCGTTCTCGCATTTGCCCGCGGGTCTGCGTGGGGACGAGGCCCACCCCCCCACCCTTGTTGGAGCGGTCGCGTTTTCTCTGTTCCCGTCGTGCCGGTTCCTACCCCCCGCTCCCTGGGACCGCCCCCTACCCCCCACCTCCCCGTTTGGGCCTCCCCCCTCGCACCACCCCTTTCCTCGTCCGTCTGCGGGGAGGGCGTGTGTAAAAAATCGGGCCTCCGGCCACCATGTCCGTGCGCGGGCATGCCGTACGCCGGAGGCGCGCCTCCACCCGGTCCCATGCCCCGTCCGCGCATCGCGCCGACTCGCCCGTGGAGGACGAGCCCGAGGGCGGTGGAGTCGGGTTAATGGGGTACCTGCGGGCGGTGTTTAACGTGGACGACGACAGCGAGGTCGAGGCCGCGGGGGAGATGGCGAGCGAAGAGCCGCCCCCGCGCCGTCGCCGGGAGGCCCGCGGTCACCCCGGGTCCCGACGCGCGTCCGAGGCCCGGGCGGCGGCGCCCCCCCGCCGGGCGTCCTTTCCGCGCCCCAGGTCCGTTACGGCCAGGAGCCAGTCCGTTCGCGGACGCCGGGACAGCGCCATCACGCGGGCCCCGCGGGGAGGCTACCTGGGCCCGATGGACCCACGCGACGTTTTGGGGCGGGTGGGCGGTTCGCGGGTGGTGCCCTCGCCGCTGTTCCTGGACGAGCTCAACTACGAGGAGGACGACTACCCCGCCGCCGTCGCGCACGATGACGGCGCCGGGGCGCGGCCTTCCGCGACGGTCGAGATTCTCGCGGGCCGCGTGTCGGGCCCGGAGCTGCAGGCGGCATTCCCCCTGGACCGCCTGACCCCCCGAGTCGCCGCGTGGGACGAGTCCGTGCGCTCGGCCCTGGCCCTGGGACATCCGGCCGGGTTCTACCCGTGTCCGGATAGCGCGTTCGGGCTGTCGCGCGTGGGGGTCATGCACTTTGCCTCCCCGGCCGACCCAAAGGTGTTTTTCCGCCAGACGCTGCAGCAGGGCGAGGCGCTGGCCTGGTACGTCACGGGCGACGCGATCCTCGACCTGACGGATCGGCGGGCAAAAACCAGCCCCTCCCGCGCGATGGGCTTTCTGGTGGACGCCATCGTGCGGGTGGCGATCAACGGGTGGGTCTGCGGGACGCGCCTGCACACGGAGGGGCGCGGCTCGGAGCTCGACGACAGGGCGGCCGAGCTCCGACGGCAGTTCGCGAGCCTCACGGCGTTGCGGCCCGTGGGGGCCGCCGCCGTGCCGCTGCTCAGCGCGGGAGGGGCCGCGCCCCCCCACCCCGGCCCCGACGCCGCGGTCTTTCGCAGTTCGCTGGGGTCCCTGCTGTACTGGCCCGGGGTGCGCGCGCTCCTGGGGCGCGACTGTCGCGTGGCCGCCCGCTACGCGGGGCGCATGACGTACATCGCCACCGGGGCTCTGCTCGCCCGCTTCAACCCCGGCGCCGTCAAATGCGTGCTCCCGCGGGAGGCCGCGTTTGCGGGGCGCGTCCTGGACGTGCTGGCGGTCCTGGCGGAGCAGACGGTCCAGTGGCTCTCGGTGGTCGTGGGGGCGCGCCTGCACCCGCACTCCGCCCACCCCGCGTTTGCGGACGTGGAGCAGGAGGCGCTGTTTCGCGCCCTGCCCCTGGGCAGCCCCGGGGTCGTGGCGGCCGAGCACGAGGCGCTGGGCGACACCGCGGCGCGCCGCCTGCTCGCCACCAGCGGGCTGAACGCCGTGCTGGGCGCGGCCGTGTACGCGCTGCACACGGCCCTGGCGACCGTTACCCTGAAATACGCCCTGGCCTGCGGGGACGCGCGCCGGCGCAGGGACGACGCGGCGGCCGCGCGCGCCGTGCTGGCGACGGGGCTCATCCTGCAGCGGCTGCTGGGCCTGGCCGACACGGTGGTCGCGTGCGTGGCCCTGGCCGCGTTTGACGGCGGGTCGACGGCCCCCGAGGTGGGCACGTACACCCCCCTGCGCTACGCGTGCGTCCTCCGCGCGACCCAGCCCCTGTACGCGCGGACCACCCCCGCCAAATTTTGGGCGGACGTGCGCGCCGCCGCGGAACACGTGGACCTTCGCCCCGCGTCCTCGGCGCCCCGGGCGCCCGTGAGCGGGACGGCAGACCCCGCCTTCCTGCTCGAAGACCTGGCGGCCTTCCCCCCCGCCCCCCTGAATAGCGAGTCCGTGCTGGGGCCGCGGGTCCGCGTCGTGGACATCATGGCGCAGTTTCGGAAACTGCTCATGGGCGACGAGGAGACCGCCGCCCTCCGGGCGCACGTGTCCGGGAGGCGCGCGACCGGGCTGGGCGGCCCGCCACGCCCATAGGCGCCTCCCCATAAAAAGCAACCCTATATCCCGGGACGCGGCATACCTCCGACCGGCGGGGCCCCCGACCGAACGGTCTCCGCCATGCAACGCCGGGCGCGCGGCGCGAGCTCCCTGCGGCTGGCGCGGTGCCTGACGCCGGCCAACCTCATCCGCGGCGCCAACGCGGGCGTCCCCGAGCGGCGCATCTTCGCCGGGTGTCTGCTCCCCACCCCGGAGGGGCTCCTCAGCGCGGCCGTGGGCGTCCTGCGGCAGCGCGCCGACGACCTGCAGCCGGCGTTTCTGACCGGCGCCGATCGCAGCGTCCGGCTGGCGGCGCGGCACCATAACACCGTCCCCGAGAGCCTGATCGTAGACGGGCTCGCCAGCGACCCGCACTACGACTACATCCGGCACTACGCGTCGGCCGCCAAGCAGGCGCTCGGCGAGGTGGAGCTGTCGGGCGGCCAGCTGAGCCGCGCCATCCTAGCGCAGTACTGGAAGTACCTCCAGACGGTCGTGCCCAGCGGCCTGGACATCCCCGACGACCCGGCGGGCGACTGCGACCCCAGCCTGCACGTGCTGCTGCGGCCCACCCTGCTCCCGAAGCTGCTGGTGCGCGCCCCGTTCAAGAGCGGGGCCGCCGCGGCCAAGTACGCCGCCGCGGTGGCGGGGTTGCGCGACGCGGCCCACAGGCTCCAGCAGTACATGTTCTTTATGCGCCCCGCAGACCCGAGCCGGCCGAGCACGGACACCGCACTGCGGCTGAGCGAGCTCCTGGCCTACGTCTCCGTGTTGTACCATTGGGCCTCGTGGATGCTGTGGACGGCGGACAAGTACGTGTGTCGCCGCCTGGGCCCCGCCGATCGCCGGTTCGTGGCGCTCAGCGGGAGTCTGGAGGCGCCCGCGGAGACGTTTGCGCGCCACCTGGACCGCGGGCCCAGCGGCACCACGGGCTCGATGCAGTGCATGGCCCTGCGGGCGGCGGTCAGCGACGTCCTGGGCCACCTGACGCGCCTGGCCCACCTGTGGGAGACCGGCAAGCGCAGCGGCGGCACGTACGGGATCGTGGACGCCATCGTCTCGACCGTCGAGGTTCTATCCATAGTCCACCACCACGCCCAGTATATAATTAACGCGACGCTTACCGGGTATGTCGTCTGGGCCTCCGACAGCCTGAACAACGAGTACCTACGGGCGGCGGTGGACAGCCAGGAGCGCTTCTGCAGGACCGCCGCCCCCCTGTTCCCCACGATGACCGCCCCGAGCTGGGCCCGGATGGAACTCAGCATCAAGTCCTGGTTCGGGGCCGCCCTGGCCCCGGACCTGCTTCGGAGCGGAACCCCGTCGCCCCACTACGAGTCCATCCTGCGCCTCGCGGCGTCCGGCCCACCGGGGGGCCGCGGCGCGGTCGGCGGGAGCTGCCGGGACAAGATACAACGGACCCGGCGCGACAACGCACCCCCGCCGCTCCCCCGGGCTCGCCCCCACTCGACCCCCGCGGCCCCTCGGAGGTTCAGGCGCCACCGCGAGGACCTCCCCGAGCCCCCGCACGTCGACGCGGCCGACCGGGGTCCCGAGCCCTGCGCCGGCCGGCCGGCCACGTATTACACGCATATGGCCGGGGCGCCCCCGCGCCTCCCGCCCCGCAACCCCGCGCCCCCCGAGCAGCGGCCGGCAGCCGCGGCGCGCCCGCTCGCGGCTCAGCGCGAGGCCGCCGGGGTCTACGACGCGGTGCGGACCTGGGGGCCGGACGCGGAGGCCGAACCGGACCAGATGGAAAACACGTATCTGCTGCCCGACGATGACGCCGCCATGCCCGCGGGCGTCGGGCTTGGCGCCACCCCCGCCGCCGACACCACCGCCGCCGCCGCCTGGCCGGCCGAAAGCCACGCCCCCCGCGCCCCCTCCGAGGACGCAGATTCCATTTACGAGTCGGTGGGCGAGGATGGGGGGCGCGTCTACGAGGAGATCCCCTGGGTTCGGGTATACGAAAACATCTGCCCTCGCCGGCGTCTTGCCGGCGGGGCCGCCCTGCCGGGAGACGCCCCGGACTCCCCGTACATCGAGGCGGAAAATCCCCTGTACGACTGGGGCGGGTCTGCCCTCTTCTCCCCTCCGGGGGCCACACGCGCCCCGGACCCGGGACTAAGCCTGTCGCCCATGCCCGCCCGCCCCCGGACCAACGCGCTGGCCAACGACGGCCCGACGAACGTCGCCGCCCTCAGCGCCCTGTTGACGAAGCTCAAACGCGGCCGACACCAGAGCCATTAAAAAAATGCGACCGCCGGCCCCACCGTCTCGGTTTCCGGCCCCTTTCCCCGTATGTCTGTTTCAATAAAAAGTAACAAACAGAGAAAAAAAACAGCGAGTTCCGCATGGTTTGTCGTACGCAATTAGCTGTTTATTGTTTTTTTTGGGGGGGGGGGGAAGAGAAAAAGAAAAAAGGAGGGTATTGGCCAAACGCCGTCGTTGGTCGGTGGGTGGGGTGGGGGAAGAAGAGAGGCGAGAAGCGGGACCGTCGGACGCGCGCCTCACGGCAACCCCAGGGCGTTACGTATCGAAGTTACGAAGCGGACAAACCCGCCGGGGCTTCGTGGGTAGTAGCATATGCGGATCGCGAGCTCCTCGCAAAACTCGTCGATGCCACTGACGCTGTCGACGAGTCTCAGACAGGTCCGGATGCCGTCTCCGTTCACCCACCAGTAACCCGACGATCTCTCCGCCTGGACGCGTGTCAGAGCGGCCAGGTGCTTGGCGGCCGCACGGGGGATAAGGGTGGCCGGCGCGCTGCAGCCGCCGACCGCCTGCTCGTGCTCGACGGGGGTGGGGTCCCACGCGACGCATCCCGCGTTGAATTCCTGCCAGCCGCTGTCGCACGGCGAGAGTCCCCACGAGGACCGAGGGGGTACGAGAACCAACGCGGCGACGAGCGCAAAGGCCCCGACGATCGCTCCGACGCCGATCCAGGCCACGGCCGGAACACGAGCCCGCGCCGGGGAGGCCGCGGGGGCGAGGGGCTGGTAGGCGGGTCCCGAAGCACGGAAAGCCATAGCACCACCGCGGGCTTGAATATCGGGGCGGGGCGCTCTCTTCCGGAGGCGTTTGGAGCCCACGCGGCGTGCGCCGTTCGGATCGGGCCGAGGATTTTCCGGTGGGAAAAGCGAGTGCGGCGGCTTATAACGCCCGGGGGACGGCGGGGGGGTGGGGTGGGGTGTGGTGGGTACGGGGGACGGAAGGGGTGGAAAAGAAGACAACCGGCGGCCGGGCCCGGCCCCGGAGTTACCGCAGCCGACGATAGCGCACCGAGGAGGCGTGGGTGAGGTACACTACCGCGGTCCCGGCCAGAACCACCGCGACAAGGACAGCCACTCCGATCCCCGCCCCCTCCACCGCCCGGATCACCTGCCGCTCGGTGGGGTCCCGCGGCGGGGGCTGGTGGCTGCCGTGGTGCTCTAGGACCGGAATTCCGTCCGGGTATCCCGCCAGCCGGCAGATGTACTCGGTCTGCTCGTACGAGACCGGCAGGGTGGAGCGGATCGTGGCGGTGCCGGGGCGCCCGCACGATGTCTGGGACGCGACGGCCACCTTCTCCGCCGGCGAGGAGTCGTCCCCCAGGAACCAGGCAAACGTCACCCCCTCGGGCACACAGCCGGCCGTGCAGACCGCATGGTCGCCCGTAAACTCCATGGTGATGGTTGGCCGCGGCAGCACCGATGCCGTGCCGCTGGCGTTGCGCCGAGAGAACGACACGGAGTCGCGGTGCCACGTCAGCTGGCAGGTGAAGGTGCGCGGGGGGCCCTGGCCGCCGACGGCCGCGGAGGTCACGGTGGAGACGGTGGAAAAGCCGTCGGGGTTCTCCTGCGTCTGCGTGTGTATCTGGGCCGGATCGAACACCCGGCGACCGTCCTCGAACCAGACGAACTCCGCGCGGTTGCCCGGGTAGTAGGTGGCGGCCGTGCACGTCGCCTTAAACGGCTGGCCCTCCAGCACCGCGTGGGGGTGGATGGTCAGCGACGGAGGGCGGAACACGCGAACGCGCACCCAGGTCCCGTACGCGGACGGGCGGTCCGTCCGGCCCCACACCCAGTAGTACATGCCCTGGGTCTCCAGGGTCAGCTCTTCGATGATGAGCCGCTGCCGACCCAGCGGCCCGACGACCGAGTACAGCCGCGGGCTGGCGCCCGGGCCGGCGCCCTCCGCCCAGATCACGTGCGGGTCCGTTCGGTTGGGGGCGCTGTCATACACCAGTTGGCCCCCGGGCGGGGCCGACACGTTTACCATCACCTCCTCTAAGCTAGGCGCCGTTCCGATCTCGGCGTCCGTCGCCGTGGCATAACGCCAGATCTGGAGGCGGAACTCCGTGCGGGTGGAGTTGGGAAACCGGCATCGGATTTGCACCCGCGAGCCGTACCGGGCCAGCGGGTCGTGGCGGTTGCATCGCACGGGCTCCGAGGATGTCTTCGGGGGCCCGGTCTTGGGGGGCGGGGCCGGTTTGGCGGTGGAGGCCTTACTTTTCGTCGCCTTGCGGGGTTGGGGGGGCGTGGGTGTGGTTCGGGGGGCGGATGCGTTCCGCGGGGACGCGGAGGGGGCGGCATTGCTCGCGTTCCCCCGCGGGCCCACCGTTATCGTGCGTCCGGGGGAGGCATTGGCCAGCACCACGACCACACCCACCCACAGCAGGCCCCACAGGCCCACGGCTAGGCCCACCCGTCCAAGGGCCATGACCAGAAGAGCCCCGGCCCCCGCGAAGGACCGGTGGGCGCGCCCGGCGCAGCGAGGAGGGTTGCCGGAAACCACCGCCTCCCGCGGACAACTACAACACGGGAGTGTCGCTTTTTGTGCCACCTCCCAACCTAACACCCTAACAGTGATGGGCCCGCCTGCCCCCCTGGCCTTTATACCCGTCCACGGCACCCCCGCCCCCATTTCCTTCCCCCCTCCCCCCGGGGATCGGAGCGGTAGGGCGAAATCATCACACGCCGGTGGTATTCGGGGAACTCGTGCCTTTTATTTGAAATGGCGATCACCCCGACCGCCGGCTCGCCGCCATCCGCGGCCGCACCAGCACCCCCGCCGCAAACCCCAATGCGTAGACGGAGAAAAAGAGGCCCCGCAGGGTCGCGGCCGCCCAGGGCCCGGCGTCTGGGTCCTTGTGAAGGCGGCGCCGGAGCCCAAGCACCTGCGTCAGCGAGATCCACACGGCGCCCCCCAGCATCGCGTATACGGCGATGTCGGGGACCACAAACATCAGCCCGTGGTTCACGACCTGGAATCCGACGTACGCAAACAGCAGCGGGTCCGTGAGGTCCCGGGGCGCGAGGGTCTGACACAGCTCCGTCAGGCCCGCCGCCGCGTGGCCCCCGACAAACACCTGGGGCCACAGCGGCAGGACCGGGCCTGACGGAGCCGCGTCAGACCCTCGCGCGGCGCAGGCGGCCAGCGCGAGCGCGCCCGCAAAGGTCACCACGGGAACCCAGATGTTTTCGGGCCGTGCGGCCCCGTCGCCGCAGACCCGCGGAGATCGCTGGTGGTGCGTCGACGGTAACAGGGGTCCGTGGTCTGTTGGCCGCTCGGCGTCCTCCGGGGCGTATCGGGGCGGGGGAGACTCGACCGCGGAGACGACGCAAAAGCGGCGGTGGCGGGGACAGGCCTTGGAAAAGCTGTCCCCGGCGGCGGTTGTCCCGAGGCCCGCCACCACCGCCGCCGTCAGGGCCGCGGCGGCGCGGGGGTCGATCCACCAGTAGCGCGCACTGCCGCCTATCGTCAGCCCGCCGACGACAACCCCCAGGGTGCCGACAAACAGGGGCCGCGGGGCGAGGAGGAAAAGGGGATGGACGTCGTCGGCCAGCACCAGCAGCGCCGCGTAGGCGGCCCCGAGCGCCAGGCACTGGGTCGCCGGGCCCGGAACCCCCGGAGGCGCGCCGGCCTCCCCGAGGCTCCACAGGGCCACGGCCGCTCCCCCGCCGACCAGCCTCAGCCACGCGCACACACGCGTCGGCGGCCGGGCGAACGCGGGGGGGGCGCGGAGGAACCCCAGGCCGGTGCTCCCGATCACGAACGCCCCCGACATGGCGTCCGCATACGGGCCGCGCGACAGAACGACAGACCCCACGAAGCCCAGCGTGGCGGCCTGGAGCCAGAGATGCGCGAACCCCCGAGCGATGGCACCCACGCAGGCGAGGCGGGGGCGCCCGTCGTCCCCATCATCCCCTCCGAGGCAGTGTTCGCCGCTCCCGCCCGCGACCCCGGGGCTGTCCCCGCGACACATCCCGCACCCGGGGCCCGACGGCGCTCTCGGTGAAGCTGCGAAGGGCCCCGGGCCCGCTCTTATAAGCGCACGCAAAACAAAAAAGGAGGGGGAAGGGGGGTGGAAAGGACGGAGGCGCAACCCGGAACCACACACGACAGCCATATTGGTTGGAGGGGGGGGGGACACACTACCCCATTTATTTATTTTTTTAACACAACGCACCCCGCGTGCCCGGGCGCGGTGAGGCGTTCGGCCACCACCCGTTGCCGTCAGGGCAACCCAAAGCCGTATGGGGGTCTTTGGGGACCCCGGAAGGCGGAGAGGGGGCTGGGGCTCGCGTCGCCGGTCTGGAGGTCGCGAAAGTAGCACGCGTAGCGGCCGCCGTCCCCACCACCCTCCGCCGCCTCGGGTCCGTATCTCGCGGAGAGGGGGGGCGACTCGGCTCGCGTGGGGGCGGCGGGCACGCCCGTCTTCGGGCGCTTGGTGGCGTCGTCCGCGGGGACAACTTCGGCCCCGGGGTGCCTCCGCTTGGTTCCCGGCGGTTCCGGGAACGCGGGCGGTACCCGGGCCTGGCCCTCGAGGCCTTCTTCTTCTGGGGCGCCGCGGTCGCCCGCGTCCGGCTCGGAGGAGGAGTCCTGGCTGTCGGTCGGGCCGGCCCGAGAGTCCTGGGACGCCAAGCTCCCGGTCGAGGAACCCGGGCTCCGGCCGAGCCAGTTCAGGCAGACCCGCTGGGGTTTTAAAAGAAACACCGCCGACACCGCGTTGGGGCCGGTGGCGGTGACACACACGCTGGGGACGTCGGCCGTGAGGAAGAACTTGAGGGTCCCCCCGCCGACCTGGAGCCGCCGGAGGACCGCCCGCATGCTGCAGTCGTCGACGACCACCGAGAATGTGCGGTGTGTGTTTTCCCCGTAGACCGTCTTGGCGTTGGCGGCCGCTTGGCCCGCCTTCTTCAGCGCGCTGGTCAGAATCTGGACCTGGGCGCTGGTGCTGGACGACGCGCCCTCCTCGCGGGCGGCAAAGGTGACGCAGGTGCGCGCGTTAAACACGGAAAACTTGCCGTTGGGGCCGAGCTCGAACGTGGTGGGTTTGGCGGTCTCGTCCCCGACGGCGTTCACCACCTTCGTGAGCTGGGGCTTCGTGAGGCGCAGCTGGACGTCGGGGTCGCCCTGGGGGAGTAGTACCGCGAAGCTCGTCAACTCGCGTTTCATGAGCGTCTCGCTGGCAAGCTCCACGGCCTCTCCGTCGGACGCGGTCGTCCATATGCGCTGCACCAGCGTGCGAAACGGGGCCTGGCCCGTGACCGTCAGCTCCACCCGCCGCAGGTCAGGGTACTGGTTGGCGCGAAACACGCTCAGCAGGGATCGCTTCTGGTCCACGAGAGACAGGAACGCCGCGGTGGGTCCGCCCCATCGATAGCGACTGAACTGCGAATGGTCGAGGGGCAGAAACACCTGCTCGCCGAAAATCGCGTTATGTACAAGGATGCCTCGGTCGCCCACGACCAGGAGCGAGTCCAAAAGGCTCGTGCGAAGCGGCGCAAAGGCCTGCAGGATCCCGTTCAGCTCGGCGCCCTGCAGCACTATCTGGCAGGGCGGCCAGTCTTCCGTCCGCTCGCGCGGCGACGGGATCGCGTCCTCCGAAAGGGGGGCGGCGGCCGCACCGCCGGGAAGATGAGCCATGCCGCGACGCTCCCGGGACAATCCGCAGAGACGAGGCGCGTCGTGTCACCGGGCCCGGAGGCGCGGCCGTTTGTGTCGCAGGCGGAGGGGGCGGATGACGCGGACCGGATGGGGGTTAGGGGGGCCGGGGGACCCGAGCCACAGAGCAGTGGCTACCCGAGCCAAGGACTACGGCGGACCCGCCGCCCTAGTCTGGTTAAATACGCCTTCCGCTAGTTAGGCCACACCCTCTTTGAGGGCTCGGGGGAGGGGGAGGGGGGGAAGAGAGAGATGGTCGGCCTGCACCGGCGCGCGCCGGCGGTTGCACCAATCCGCACGTAGATGGGAAATAAAAAAGAATTATAAAGAGCGTGCCTTTCCCGGGATAGCGTCTTGTTGGAGCGGGGTCGTCGCCGCAGCCACTGTACACAGGGGCGGCGGGCTTGGGTGTCCCGGACCGTCACACCTATACAGCTCTGTAGAGAGACCTATCCGCACCTACAATCGTGCCGGAATGGGTCTGTTTGGCATGATGAAGTTTGCCCAGACTCACCATCTGGTGAAGCGCCGGGGCCTCCGGGCCCCGGAGGGCTACTTTACCCCCATCGCCGTGGACCTGTGGAATGTCATGTATACCCTGGTGGTTAAATATCAGCGCCGCTACCCAAGTTACGACCGCGAGGCAATCACGCTACACTGTCTCTGTAGTATGTTACGGGTGTTTACCCAAAAGTCCCTGTTCCCCATCTTCGTGACCGATCGCGGGGTCGAGTGTACCGAGCCGGTTGTGTTCGGGGCCAAGGCGATCCTGGCCCGCACGACGGCCCAGTGCCGCACGGACGAGGAGGCCAGTGACGTAGACGCCTCGCCGCCGCCTTCCCCCATCACCGACTCCAGGCCCAGTTTCGCCTTTTCCAACATGCGCCGCCGCGGGCACGCCTTCGCCCCGGGGGACCGGGGAACGCGGGCCGCCGGCCCAGGCCCGGCGGCCCCCTCGGGCGCGCCCTCGAAGCCGGCCCTGCGCCTGGCTCACCTGTTCTGTATCCGCGTTCTGCGGGCGCTGGGGTACGCCTACATCAACTCGGGTCAGCTGGAGGCCGACGACGCCTGCGCGAACCTCTATCATACCAACACGGTCGCGTACGTGCATACCACGGATACCGATCTCCTGCTGATGGGCTGCGATATCGTGTTGGACATCAGCACCGGCTACATTCCGACGATTCACTGCCGCGACCTGCTGCAGTACTTCAAGATGAGTTACCCGCAGTTCCTGGCGCTGTTCGTCCGCTGCCACACAGACCTGCACCCCAATAACACCTACGCGTCCGTCGAGGACGTGCTGCGCGAGTGTCACTGGACCGCCCCGAGCCGATCCCAGGCCCGCCGGGCGGCCCGGCGGGAGCGCGCCAACTCGCGCTCCCTGGAGAGCATGCCTACGCTGACCGCGGCCCCGGTCGGCCTCGAGACGCGCATCTCGTGGACCGAAATTCTGGCCCAACAGATCGCGGGCGAGGACGACTACGAAGAAGACCCCCCCCTCCAGCCCCCGGACGTCGCCGGTGGGCCGCGCGACGGCGCCCGGTCGTCCTCCTCGGAGATACTCACCCCGCCCGAGCTCGTGCAGGTCCCCAACGCGCAGCGGGTCGCGGAACACCGCGGCTATGTCGCCGGACGTCGCCGCCACGTCATCCACGACGCCCCGGAGGCCCTGGACTGGCTGCCCGATCCGATGACCATCGCCGAGCTGGTGGAGCACAGATACGTCAAGTACGTCATATCGCTTATCAGCCCCAAGGAGCGGGGACCCTGGACTCTTCTAAAAAGACTGCCCATCTATCAGGACCTCCGCGACGAAGATTTAGCGCGCTCCATCGTGACTCGGCATATCACCGCCCCGGACATCGCCGACCGGTTTCTGGCGCAGCTGTGGGCCCACGCGCCCCCGCCCGCGTTTTACAAGGACGTCCTGGCTAAATTCTGGGACGAGTAGCCGGAACGGAGGAAACGCGCGCCCCCATCCCCTCCCGATGCCCGACCTGTTAATAATAAGAGTAATAAAATCGTTATTATGCATCTCGGGGTTCTGGTCGGCGCTTGATTTATCGGTTGGACGCGTTTCCCTTTTGGTCCTTTTCTCTGGTTTCGGGCGTTCCTTCCCTTTCCCCAGCCGCCACCCCCCTCCCCTGCGTAATAATCACACCGGAGACCCAACAGTCCGTTTCGACCCCTTTATTTCGGTTAGACATCGCTACAAGGGCGCCCAGACCCTCACAGATCGTTGACGACGGCCCCGGCGTACGAGGTGCTGCGGCACTCGAAGAAGTTGGTGTGTTTGTCGGTGGACATGAGGCTGAGGGGAAAGCTGGCGTCGGGGGCGGGGGCGGAATACAGGGGCTGCATATGGATCAGGCCCAGCAGGCGATCCGCGCTGAATCGCACGTAGTTCTCGATGGCCGCCAGGGCCCCCGGACTCAGGATAGAGCTGTCCGTCGGGGCCTGGGATCGGATGAACCCGATCTCGATATCCACCGCCTCCCGAAACAGCCGGTACACGCGCGCCGCCTCGGGCTTGGCGTGGCCCCCGAGGTAGTTGTTGTAGATGTAGCACGAGGCTGTCGTATGCACGGCCTCGTCGCGGCTGATGAGGTCGTTCGACTGGCAGGTGACCCGCAGGAGGTTGTTGGTGCGCAGGTACGCGATGGCGGCGAACGAGGCGGCAAAAAAGACGCCCTCGATGAGGATCATGAGGATGAACTTCTCCGGGATCGAGTCGCATTCCCGCACCCGCGCCTCCAGCCAGTCCACCTTGACGCGAATGGCCGGGTGGTTGATGGTGCGGGCCACATAGGCGCGGCGCGCCTGGTCGTTGTTGTGAAAGAGCACCAGCTGGATGATGTTGTAGACGCGCGAGTGGACGACCTCGATGCATTCCTGCTCCACGTAGTAGTGAAGAATGTCCTTCTGTTCGAAGAGGCCGGAGAGGCCGCCCAGGTTTTCCGTCACCAGGTCGTCCGCGGCCGACAGGAAGGCAAACAGAAAGCGGTAGAAGCCGAGCTCGCCCTCGGAGAGCTTGGAGACGTCCTCCTCGTCCCCCACGAACACGAGCTCGGTCTCCAGCCAGCGGTTCAGGATGCTGAGGGAGCGAAGGTGGTTGATGTCGGGGCACTGGGAGGTGTAGAAGTACCGCTCGGGGGTGGGGCACACCGGAATCGGGGCCGCCCCGGCCCCCGACGCGTGGGTATCTAGGGGGTCGGTGCTCGCGGGGGAGACGGCGGGATCCATGGCGATATGCGGGACCGAGAGCGACGCCTGACCCCGATCGGAGCGCTGTTGCTTACAGCGCGCAGCTTGTGCAGACGATGTTGTCGTCGCCGGCGAACACCCCGCTGTTGGTCGCCTTGCGAACCTTGCAGTAGTACATCCCCGTCTTCAGGCCGCGCTTATATGCGTGGACGAGAAGGCGGACCAGGGTGGAGGCGGGGAGCGTCCCGTCCGCCTTCTCTGTGACATACAGAGTCATGGATTGGCTGTGATCAACATAGGGGGCGCGGTCTGCACACAGGTCGATCAGCAGTTCCTGGTCGTAGTCGAAGGCCGTCTTGAACCGCCGGAGGGGGTGGGCGGGGTCCAGGCAAGGCAGGGCCTGGGCCACAGACCACTGCTTGGCCTCGAGCCCGTCCATCGCGTCCAGGAGCCGCTTCCCGCCGAACGTGCGCTCGAGTTCCTTCAGCAAGAGCGTGTTGGGGCGCAGCGTCTCGCCGTCCCTGGTCACCTTGCTGAACAGGTTGGTGAACAGGGGGGCAAAGCCCTCGCTGACGTCCGAGATCTGGGCCGAGGCGGCGGTGGGCATGAGCGCGATGAACTGGCTGTTGCGCAGGCCGTGTTTCATCATGCTCTGGCGTAGCATCTCCCACTCGCCCTCGTACCGCGGGCTGGCGTTCGAAAAGCGCTCCCAGTGAAAGCGGCCGGCCCGGTACATGCTGCGCTTAAAGTGGCTGAAGGGACGCGCCCCGCGAACGCACAGCGCGTTACTGGTCTTCATGGCCGCGAGCAGCATCACCTCGGCGATGTGTGTGTTCAGGTCCCGGAACTCGGCCGACTCCAGATCCAGGCCCATCTTCAGGCACGCCGTGTGCAGGCCCTGCATGCCAATGCCCATGGACCGCAGGTTGTCGTTGCCGCGGGTGCACTGGGGCGTGGGTTGTAGCGTGCTGTCGATCATGATGTTCACCATCAGCACGCACGCCTGCACGGCGTCGCGGAGCCGCCCAAAGTCAAACGTCTGCCTGGAGACGCATCGGGCCAGATTCACGCTTCCCAGGTTGCAGACCCCACTGGATCGCTTGGAGGCCGGGTGGACGATCTCGGTGCAGAGGTTGGAGCCGGCGATGGCCGCCCCTTGCGTGTCGTAGATGTAGTGGCGGTTTACCGCGTCCTTAAACATGATGAAGGGGCTTCCGGTGGTGGCCGCGCTGCGCACGATGGCGTACGCCAGGTCCTGGATGGGGATCGTTTCGCCGAACCCCATGGCCTCGAGGTGCTCGTACAGCTTCTCGAACTCCTCGCCGTGAAAGTCGGCGAGCGACATGCTGGTGTCCCGGTCGAACAGGGACCAGGTGACGTTTTTCTCGCCGTCGAGGTGGCGGATCAGGCGCTTGAAGAACAGGTCCGGCATCCAGAGGGCGCTGAAGATGTTGTCGCAGCGCTGGGCCTCCTCGCCGGCGAGGACGCCCTTCATTCTGAGCACGGCCCGAACGTCGCTGTGCCAGGGTTCCAGGTACACGCACGCCCCGGTGGGGCGCGTGCTCTGTTTGTTGTGCGCCGCCACCAGGGAGTCGAGGACCTTCAGGGCCGGCATGATGCTGGCGGTGCCGGGGCTGGCGTCGTTGAACGCCTGCATGCACAGCCCGATGCCCCCGTTGCGGGCGAGGATGGCGCTCACGTTGCCGGTGATGGCCCGGAGGGTGGCCTGGTTAGTGGTGGCCTGGGGGTTTACCAGGTAGCAGCTGGACGTGTAGTAGTTGCGGGTTCCGAGGTTCAGCATGGCGGGGGTGGACGGCACGATCTGGTGGTCGTAGAGGCGGTGGAAAAAGAACTTGAACATTTCCCACCACGACCCCTGTCGCCCCAGGGCGATGTGGCGCATGCCGCGGGTCGCCCGGCACGCCAGAAACCCGGCGATGCGGGTGTACATCTGGAAGACGGACTCCATGTAGTGCCCGCCGAAGCGCTTGAGGTAAAACTCTTCGTACTTCAGCGCCGACTGCAGCCCCCGCTCGACGAGCGTGTTCGGGGTGCTGTGGATCAGACAGTCGTAGGGGTTCAGGGCCTGGGCCAGGATCATTAGCTGGGCCTCGTGTTCGCGAAGCCTTTCCGTCAGCCCGAAGTCCAGGTCCACCTCCTTGGAGCGCATCCATTCCTCAAAGGAGGCCTCCCGGGTACGGATGCGCAGGTGGACCAGAACCCCCAGGATGCGATACAGGCGGGCGGACCGCCGCACCAGGGGTTTGAACCCGTTAACCAGCCGCGTCGCATACTCCCTCAGATGATAGGGCGTGTATGCGTTGGGGGGGACCGGGGGAAGGTCCAGGCACAGGCGTCGCATCTCAGCGAGCGCGTAGTTCAGGAGCCCAAAGTCGTCCTCCGTGAGGCGGGGGGCGCTGCCGAAGGTTCGTGGGGGCACGCGCTTGCTCTCCTCGCGGGCGCACCGACAGAAGTACTCCAGCATGAGCGCGGGCTCGCGGTCGACGGCGTCCCCCAGAAACCGCGCCACCGCCTCCGCGTTCTCGGGCGTGAGTTCTAGGGGGACTGGGTAGCCGGGGTCCGTTCCCACAGTGGGCTGGCTGTCCAGAACCGGCGCCACGTCCGCCTGGGGTGCGGCGGCGTGGGCCGCGGAATCGGAGTCGGCCGACGCGCGCGGGTCCGTCGCGGAGCCCGGCCCGGTGCCGGCGCCCAGGCCGGGGTTTCCGGGGGAGTCGCCGGGGCGCCGGGGCTTGGGAAAGGCCACGGGGGCGGGGCCGTCGCTCCATCTGCGACGAACGACAACGTCGGGCTGCACGGAGTCGTCCGACCGCGAGTCGGAGTCGCTGTCATCGTCGTCAGTCGCCCCTGCGGCCCAGATCGAAGAGGATCGAGACAGCGTCTCCGAACCCGTATCCTCGTCCGAGGAGTCCGAGTCCTCCGTTTCGGAGTCGGACGACGGGCCGTCTGACCATGACTCCGCGGCCCCGACGTCCTTCTCGGCGCCGCCCCTGGCATCGCGACGGGCGCAGCACTCGTGGCCCCATGGAAAGGGGGGAGGAGGGGGCGGGGGGACAGCCTGGGGTCCTTGGGGTTCGGGGGTCCTTGGGTTCCCGTGGAGGAACTCCCCGGACGTCTGGGTCCCCACGGATGTAGTCGCGGACGGGCCCGAGGTTCCGCCGAGCGCCACGACGGCGGTTCGGCCATCCCCGCCGGCTGCGACGTTTGAGATCGCGACGAAGGCGCCGGTGGACGTAGCGCCCTCGAGGTCACGCAAATGACCGCGCGCCACGTCTCCGTCGATTATCATACTGCAGTTGGAGCCGCATTGAACAAAGCTGCTGTCGCTAATGCGGTAGGCCGCGGGGCCGGGGGGATCGCTGGAAAGCACCATCACGCCGCTGACTTTCCTGCAAAACACGTGGTCGCCGCCAGGGGGGGCGACCTCGGGCTCCCGGGGTTCCTGTCGTTCGGACGGAGACCGCGCTCCGGCGAGGGCGGATGCGGCAGGGCGGTTGGCCATTGGAACCAAGGTGACGGTGGCTCGGACGCGATGAACGGAAACAGCGGCGGGCCCGTGGGAGGCGGGGTGGGCGGTACGACCGAAAGGACGCACCGGCCGACGAATCACCCGGGCAGTCGCCAACAATCTGTCGACAGGACAGCACCGGCCGACAGGAACGCAACAGGAATCGGTGGGCGAAGACGTGAGGGCTCGCAGGAGAGTGGCGACCGTCAAGTCCCCGAAGCACCCACCTGTTGTGGTAACCCAGACCGCCCGCGTTGGCTTTTATCCCCGGCACACAGGGGTGGGGTGCGATCGTGTGCTGAGTCAATCTAAGGAGGATATGCCTATCTCCTGAGTCAGGGGGGTGTAACGTGTCCATGAATCCCATTTGCATGTCGGTTTCCGCCATTTCAGAGACACACGCCAAACACACCACGTCACGGATTTAACCTGGCTTTATTGAGACGGACGCACGGGGCCGCGCACGGCCAAGACGGCGAGGGCGGAGTTGGTGTGTAGGGGGGGGGAAGTGGGAGGGGAAGGTCGCTCGGGTTGGGCGGCCGTCGTCAATAGACGATCACGCGCAGGCCCGCCACCCGCCGGGGCGCCACACCACGCCCTCCAGGATGACAACCGGAACGCCGACCGCCCCAAACCGCTCGGTGCGGTGCAGACAGCGGGGGCTGTCGTCTGGCATGACACCCAGCTCTGCGAAGGCGGCGTATGTGCAGGTGCGTGCGGTAGGGCGCCCCCGCAGATCCGGCTGCCAGCGGTACAGCCTGTCGACAAACTGGGGGTTCGTGACTTGGCTCGCCGAGCACCGCGGGGATTGCGAGCTCGCGGCCAGGACGGCGAGCGGAAAGTCAACGTTTCGGTTCGGGGGAGGGGGCGTCATGTCCTCGGCCCCGTGAATCGTGTTGGTTATCCGGAGGCGCCCGAACAGCCGCTCGAGGGCCGCCTCCAGTCCGCGCGGGGGGAGCTGGCTCTTGACCACGTACACGCAACAGAGCTCTTGGTCCCGGCACTGTCGGTAGGTGAAGACCAAGTACAGGAACGCCGCCCCAGGGCCCCCCAGGCACAGCTCGGCGTCCAGGTCCACGAAGGCGCAGGCCGGGATGGTAACGGCCGAACGGGGCCTGCCCGGGTGGCCGGTGTGTGTGGCCTCCTGGGGTCCGCTGCAGACGGCGGTGACGCTAGCCAGCTCGTCCTGTGTGACCCACGACACTAGCCCCCCGAAAAACCGCATGACCTCGTGGGGAAACACGTGCGTGTGGACCATGGCGCGCAGGCATTCGGAAAACCGGTCCAGCCGCGCCCCGGCCCGCGTCCCGCCGTAGTTGGTCGTGATGTGGGCCCGGACCGCCTCGGCGGCGTCGCGCGCATCGTAGGCGGCGGCGCACGCGGCCACCAGAAAGTTAAACGACACAAGGCCCGCGCGCGCGCAGCCGCTCTCGGCCCGCCCGGACCCCAGGGCGGAGGCCTCCAGGAGCTGGCCCCAGGCCTCGGCCAGTCGCTCGGTCTGCCGGCCGGGCGGAGCCCGATGGCGGGCCAGGTGGGGGAGGTCGGTGGGGTGCCGCAGGGCCAAAAGGAGCGCCCCGGCCCGCTCCGCGTTTGGTTGGCAGAGATCCGTCAGGGTTACCTGGCGGGTCAGGTGATAGCGGGGGGCGCCGGGGACGGTCAGCCCTCCCGCGCGCCGGGCTCCCCTGAGGATCTTGTCCACGGCCTGCTCGGTATCGTCTCGGGTAGCGCGCGTTCCCGGAGACGACTCCGCGGGGTCGATCCCCAGCAGCCACATCGTACTGGCCGTCCTCCTGGGGGCCCTGTCCCCCAAAAGCACCGGGCCGTCGCGGCGAGCGATGGGCGGGCGCAGGACGCGCCGGAGCGGGGCGTGGCCCGCGAGCTCGCGCGGGCTGGTGGTGGTTTCCACGGCACTCTCGGCCCACGCCATCGGGGCTGTCGGGAGTGGCTTGGTTTTCATGGTTTTCCCGCCGATCGCCAACGGGCGAGTTGTGGGGGGGGGTGGTGGAGGTGGGGAGGGAGGAGGGCGGAAAGGAAAAACACGCCACCAGAAAACACACGCACCCTCACGGGCGAAGGCGGCTTCCGCCTCTGGTGGGTTCCGGTGTCCGACTGGCTGGGCCGGTGCATACGCAAATGTTTAAAGGGCCTGTTGGGCCGCCCCACGGAACGGCCGCGATACACTTGGTCCGGGCCGCCGTCGCGCCGCCCCCCCCCACACACACTCCCACCCGACAGCACCCGGGCCCGAACCCACGAACGGAATGCCGGGACATAACGCGCCGTATAACACGCCGCGCCTTCGCGGCGTACTTGCGACACGCCCGGGGTTTCGAAGGGTCCCCGGGCGATACTTAGCCCCTCCGTATAGGGCGGCGGCAGTCATTCCCGTTTGGGCCCGCGGTCTCCGCGCCGCGTCGCCGAGCGCGCACGCCGGTCGCCATGTCGGACAGCGCGCTCCAGGTCCCGGCGCCCGCCGGCATGACCCCCCCGTCCGCTCCACCCCCAAACGGACCGTTGCAGGTCCTGTTGGGGAGCCTGACCAACCTCCGCCGGCCGCCCTCCCCCTCGAGCGAGCCGGCGGGCAGCGCGGACGAGCCGGCGTTTCTGTCCGCGGCCAAACTGCGCGCCGCCACGGCGGCGTTTCTGTTGTCGGGCGCGGCGGTCGGCCCGGCGGAGGCGCGGGCGTGCTGGCACCCGCTCCTGGAGCAACTGTGCGCCTTGCACCGGGCCCACGGGCTTCCGGAGACGGCGCTCTTGGCCGAGAACCTCCCCGGGCTGCTGGTGCACCGCATGGCGGTGGCGCTCCCCGAGACCCCCGAGGCGGCCTTCCGGGAGATGGACGTCATCAAGGACACGGTCCTGGCGATCACCGGCTCCGACACGACCCACGCGCTGGAGGCCGCCGGGCTGCGCACCACGGCGGCCCTGGGGCCGGTGCGCGTCCGCCAGTGTGCCGTGGAGTGGATCGACCGCTGGCGGACCGTCACCCAGAGCTGCCTGGCCATGAACCCGCGGACCTCCCTGGAGGCCCTCGGGGAGATGTCGCTTAAGATGTCCCCGGTTCCCCTGGGGCAACCCGGCGCCAACCTGACCACCCCGGCGTACAGCCTGCTCTTCCCGTCCCCGATCGTGCAAGAGGGTCTCCGGTTCTTGGCCCTGGTCAGCAATTGGGTGACGCTGTTCTCGGCGCACCTACAGCGCATCGACGACGCCGCCCTGACCCCCCTCACGCGGGCCCTGTTTACGCTGGCGCTGGTGGACGAGTACCTGACGACCCCCGATCGGGGCGCGGTGGTCCCGCCGCCGCTGCTGGCCCAGTTTCAGCACACGGTGCGGGAGATCGACCCGGCTATCATGATCCCGCCCCTCGAGGCCACCAAAATGGTTCGCAGTCGCGAGGAGGTGCGCGTGTCGACCGCCCTAAGCCGCGTCAGCCCGCGGTCGGCGTGCGCGCCCCCGGGGACGCTGATGGCGCGCGTGCGGACGGACGCGGCCGTCTTCGACCCCGACGTGCCGTTTCTGAGTGCGTCGGCGCTGGCCATCTTCCGTCCGGCCGTCACCGGCCTGCTGCAGCTAGGGGAGCCGCCCTCCGCCGGGGCCCAGCAACGGCTCCTCGCGCTGCTGCAGCAGACGTGGGCTTTGGTCCAGAACAGCAACTCGCCCTCCGTGGTGATCAACACGCTTACCGACGCGGGGTTCACGCCCGCGCACTGCACCCAGTACATATCGGCCCTGGAGGGGTTTTTGGTGGCGGGGGTGCCCGCGCGGACGCCCCCCGGCCACGGGCTCAGCGAGATCCAGCAGCTCTTTGGGTGCATTGCCCTTGCGGGGGCGAACGTGTTCGGGCTCGCGCGGGAGTACGGGCACTACGCCGGCTACGTGAAAACGTTCCGGCGGATCCAGGGCGCCAGCGAGCACACGCACGGGCGGCTCTGTGAGGCGGTCGGCCTGTCGGGCGGCGTCCTCAGCCAGACGCTGGCGCGCATCATGGGCCCGGCCGTGCCGACGGAACACCTGGCGAGCCTGCGGCGCACGCTCGTGGGGGAGTTTGAGACGGCCGAGCGCCGCTTCAGCGCCGGCCAGCCCAGCCTCCTGCGCGAGACGGCGCTCATCTGGCTCGACGTGTACGGCCAGACCCACTGGGACCTGACCCCCACCACCCCGGCCACGCCGCTGTCCGCGCTGCTCCCCGTCGGGCCGCCTAGCCACGCCCCCTCGGTTCACCTGGCCGCGGCCACCAAGATCCGCTTCCCGGCCCTGGAGGGCATCCACCCCAACGTCCTCGCCGACCCGGGGTTCGTCCCTTACGTGCTGGCCCTGGTGGTCGGGGACGCGCTGAGGGCCACGTGCAACGCTGCCTACCTGCCCCGCCCCATCGAGTTTGCCCTGCGGGTGCTGGCCTGGGCGCGCGACTTCGGCCTGGGCTATCTCCCCACCGTCGAGGGGCACCGCACAAAATTGGGCGCGCTGATCACCCTCCTCGAACCGGCCACCCGGGCCGGCGTCGGGCCCACGATGCAGATGGCCGACAACATCGAGCAGCTGCTGCGCGAGCTGTACGTGATCGCCAGGGGGGCCGTCGAGCAGCTGCGGCCCGCGGTCCAGCTGCCTCCCCCCCAGCCTCCCGAGGTGGGCAGCAGCCTGCTGCTGATCAGCATGTACGCCCTGGCGGCCCGGGGGGTGCTGCAGGAGCTCGCCGAGCGCGCCGACCCCCTGGTCCGCCAGCTGGAGGACGCGATCGTGCTGCTGCGGCTGCACATGCGCACGCTCGCCGCCTTCTTTGAGTGCCGGTTCGAGAGCGACGGGCACCGCCTGTACGCCGTGGTCGCAGACGCCCACGAGCGCCTGGGGCCCTGGCGCCCCGAGGCCATGGGCGACGCGGTGAGCCAGTACTGCGGCATGTATCACGACGCCAAGCGCGCGCTGGTCGCGTCCCTCGCGGGGCTGCGGTCCGTCGTCACCGAGACGACGGCGCACCTCGGGGTATGCGACGAGCTGGCGGCCCAGGTCTCGCACGAGGGTAACGTGCTGGCCGTCGTGCGGCGGGAAATCCACGGGTTCCTGGCCATCGTGTCGGGCATCCACGCCAGGGCGTCAAAGTTGATGTCGGGGGACCAGGTCCCCGGGTTCTGTTACATGAGTCAGTTCCTGGCGCGCTGGCGGCGCCTCTCGGCCGGCTATCAGGCCGCACGCGCGGCCACGGGCCCCGAGCGGGTGGCCGAGTTCGTTCAGGAACTCCACGACACGTGGAAGGGCCTGCAGACGGAGCGCGCGCTGGTCGTGGCGCCCTTCGCCAGCTCGGCCGATCAGCGCACCGCAGCCATTCAGGAGGTGATGGCCCACGCGACCGAGGACGCGCCCCCCAGCCCGGCCGCAGACCTCGTCGTGCTCACGAACCGTCATGACCTGGGGGCCTGGGGGGACTACAGCCTGGGGCCCCTGGGTCAGCCGACGGTGGTTCCGGACTCCGTGGACCTGTCTCCCCAGGGGCTGGCCGCTACGCTGAGCATGGACTGGCTATTAATAAACGAGCTCCTGCAGGTCACCGACGGCGTGTTTCGCGCCTCGGCGTTTCGGCCTTCCGCCGGCCCGGGGGCCCCCGGGGACCTGGAGGCCCAAGATGCCGGCGGTAGCACCCCCGAACCCACGACACCCGGCCCACAGGACACGCAGGCCCGCGCGCCGTCGACGCGCCCGGCGGGCCGCGAGACGGTCCCTTGGCCCAACACCCCCGTGGAGGACGACGAGATGACGCCGCAGGAGACACCACCGGTACACCCGTAGGACTCGCCTTTGGTTAAACAATAATAAAGCTTTATTATCGCACCCATCCATCTGGGAGTTGGTTGTTGTTTTTTTGGGGGGGGGGTGGAAAGGTGGCGTAGTGCGGGACGGAAAAAAAGGGCAAAACTTCATGGGGTGGGATGTGTCTTCCCGGGAAACCACACACACGCGATACCGGGTGTGTGGTTAGGGGGACGAACAGGCGGTTGATGGGCGGGGGGGTTCGGGCGGCGGAAACAACAGTACTCATCGGGACGCCCGGCCCATAAACAGGCCCCGCTCGTGGCGGGCGCGGCACACATGATTCCGGCCGCGCTACCTCACCCCACGATGAAGCGCCAGGGGGATCGCGATATCGTGGTCACCGGTGTTCGGAACCAGTTCGCGACCGATCTGGAGCCGGGGGGGTCGGTATCGTGCATGCGCTCGTCCCTGTCGTTTCTCAGTCTTCTTTTCGACGTGGGGCCCCGCGACGTGCTGTCCGCGGAGGCCATCGAGGGATGTCTGGTGGAGGGGGGCGAGTGGACGCGCGCGGCCGCGGGCTCCGGGCCGCCGCGCATGTGTTCCATTATCGAGCTCCCCAACTTCCTGGAGTACCCGGCGGCGCGCGGCGGCCTGCGTTGCGTGTTTTCGCGGGTGTACGGCGAGGTGGGCTTCTTCGGGGAGCCCACGGCGGGGCTGCTGGAGACGCAATGCCCCGCGCACACGTTCTTCGCCGGCCCCTGGGCCATGCGGCCGCTGTCCTACACGCTCCTGACCATCGGCCCCCTGGGCATGGGGCTCTACCGGGACGGCGACACGGCCTATCTGTTTGACCCGCACGGCCTGCCCGCGGGAACGCCCGCGTTTATCGCCAAGGTGCGGGCGGGCGACGTGTACCCGTACCTGACGTATTACGCCCACGACCGCCCCAAGGTGCGGTGGGCGGGCGCCATGGTGTTTTTTGTGCCCTCCGGCCCGGGGGCCGTGGCGCCGGCGGACCTGACCGCCGCGGCCCTGCACCTCTACGGGGCCAGCGAGACTTACCTGCAGGACGAACCGTTCGTCGAGCGGCGCGTGGCCATCACCCACCCCCTGCGGGGCGAGATCGGGGGGCTCGGGGCGCTCTTTGTCGGTGTGGTCCCCAGGGGGGACGGAGAAGGCTCGGGCCCGGTCGTCCCCGCGCTCCCCGCGCCCACCCACGTCCAGACCCCTGGGGCCGACCGGCCCCCCGAGGCCCCCCGGGGGGCCTCGGGCCCACCCGACACACCGCAGGCGGGGCACCCAAACCGCCCCCCCGATGATGTGTGGGCAGCAGCCCTGGAGGGGACCCCGCCCGCGAAGCCCTCGGCCCCGGACGCCGCGGCCTCGGGTCCACCGCACGCCGCCCCGCCCCCGCAGACACCCGCCGGGGACGCGGCCGAAGAAGCCGAGGACCTGCGGGTCCTGGAGGTGGGGGCAGTGCCGGTGGGTCGCCACCGGGCGCGCTATTCTACCGGCTTGCCCAAGCGCCGCCGGCCCACCTGGACCCCACCGTCCAGCGTGGAGGATCTGACCTCGGGCGAGAGGCCCGCCCCCAAGGCCCCGCCCGCCAAGGCCAAGAAGAAGTCCGCGCCCAAGAAGAAGGCCCCCGTCGCCGCCGAGGTCCCCGCCTCCTCCCCGACGCCCATAGCCGCCACGGTCCCTCCCGCACCGGATACCCCCCCGCAGTCCGGGCAGGGCGGCGGCGACGACGGGCCCGCGAGCCCGTCGTCGCCGTCCGTGCTCGAGACGCTGGGGGCCCGCCGCCCCCCGGAGCCCCCCGGCGCCGACCTGGCGCAGCTGTTCGAGGTCCACCCCAATGTGGCCGCCACGGCGGTCCGGCTCGCGGCGCGCGATGCCGCCCTGGCCCGCGAGGTGGCCGCGTGTTCGCAGCTCACCATCAACGCCCTGCGGTCGCCGTACCCGGCGCACCCGGGGCTGTTGGAGCTCTGCGTCATCTTCTTCTTTGAGCGCGTCCTCGCCTTTTTGATCGAGAACGGGGCCCGCACGCATACGCAGGCCGGGGTGGCCGGCCCGGCCGCGGCCCTGCTGGACTTCACCCTGCGCATGCTGCCCCGCAAAACGGCCGTCGGGGACTTCCTGGCGTCCACGCGCATGAGCCTGGCGGACGTGGCCGCCCACCGGCCCCTCATCCAGCACGTGCTGGACGAAAATTCGCAGATCGGGCGCCTGGCCCTCGCTAAGCTGGTCCTGGTCGCCAGGGACGTTATTCGGGAGACGGACGCCTTTTACGGGGACCTCGCGGACCTGGATCTGCAGCTGCGCGCCGCCCCGCCGGCCAATCTGTACGCACGCCTCGGAGAGTGGCTCCTGGAGCGCTCGCGCGCCCACCCGAACACCCTGTTCGCCCCCGCCACCCCGACGCACCCGGAGCCGCTTCTCCATCGGATCCAGGCGCTGGCCCAGTTTGCCCGGGGCGAAGAGATGCGGGTCGAGGCGGAGGCCCGCGAGATGCGCGAGGCCTTAGACGCCCTCGCCCGCGGGGTCGACTCGGTCTCGCAGCGCGCCGGGCCCCTGACCGTGATGCCCGTGCCCGCCGCCCCGGGCGCCGGCGGCAGGGCCCCGTGCCCGCCCGCCCTGGGCCCCGAGGCCATCCAGGCGCGGCTGGAGGACGTGCGGATCCAGGCCCGCCGGGCGATCGAGAGCGCGGTCAAGGAGTACTTCCACCGGGGAGCCGTATACAGCGCGAAGGCCCTGCAGGCCAGCGACAGCCACGACTGTCGGTTTCACGTGGCCTCGGCCGCGGTCGTGCCCATGGTCCAGTTGCTGGAATCGCTACCGGCCTTTGACCAACACACGCGGGACGTCGCTCAGCGCGCCGCGCTCCCCCCCCCGCCCCCCCTCGCCACCAGCCCCCAGGCCATCCTGCTGCGGGACCTGCTCCAGCGGGGCCAGACCCTAGATGCCCCCGAGGACCTGGCGGCCTGGCTCTCGGTCCTGACCGACGCCGCGACCCAGGGGCTCATCGAACGCAAGCCCCTGGAAGAGCTGGCGCGCAGCATCCACGGCATCAACGACCAGCAGGCGCGGCGCAGCTCGGGGCTGGCCGAACTGCAGCGCTTCGACGCCCTCGACGCGGCGCTCGCGCAGCAGCTGGACAGCGACGCGGCCTTCGTCCCGGCGACCGGCCCCGCGCCGTACGTCGACGGGGGCGGGCTGTCCCCCGAGGCCACGCGCATGGCCGAAGACGCGCTGCGGCAGGCGAGGGCCATGGAGGCGGCCAAGATGACGGCGGAGCTCGCTCCGGAGGCGCGCTCCCGGCTTCGGGAGCGCGCCCACGCCCTGGAGGCGATGCTCAACGACGCGCGGGAGCGCGCCAAGGTGGCCCACGACGCCCGGGAGAAGTTCCTGCACAAACTCCAAGGGGTCCTGCGGCCCCTCCCGGACTTTGTGGGGCTAAAGGCGTGTCCGGCCGTGCTGGCGACCCTGCGGGCCTCCCTGCCCGCGGGGTGGACCGACCTGGCCGATGCCGTCCGGGGCCCCCCCCCGGAAGTCACGGCGGCGCTGCGGGCGGACCTGTGGGGGCTGCTGGGGCAGTACCGGGAGGCCCTGGAACACCCGACCCCGGATACCGCGACGGCTCTGGCCGGCCTGCATCCCGCCTTCGTGGTGGTGCTGAAGACCCTGTTCGCCGACGCCCCCGAGACGCCGGTCCTCGTGCAGTTCTTTTCCGATCACGCCCCCACAATCGCCAAAGCCGTGTCAAACGCCATCAACGCCGGGAGCGCCGCCGTCGCGACGGCAAGTCCCGCGGCGACGGTGGACGCGGCCGTGCGGGCGCATGGCGCCCTGGCGGACGCGGTGTCGGCCCTGGGCGCGGCCGCCCGCGACCCGGCCTCGCCCCTGTCCTTCCTCGCGGTGCTGGCCGATAGCGCCGCGGGGTATGTAAAGGCGACTCGGCTGGCCCTGGAGGCGCGGGGGGCCATCGACGAGCTCACGACCCTGGGGTCGGCGGCCGCCGACCTGGTAGTCCAGGCGCGCCGGGCCTGCGCCCAGCCGGAGGGGGACCATGCCGCCCTCATCGATGCCGCGGCCCGCGCGACGACCGCTGCTCGGGAAAGCCTCGCGGGGCACGAGGCTGGGTTCGGGGGCCTGCTGCACGCCGAAGGGACGGCCGGGGACCATTCCCCCAGCGGGCGCGCCCTGCAGGAGCTGGGCAAGGTCATCGGCGCCACGCGACGCCGCGCCGACGAACTTGAGGCCGCCGTCGCCGACCTGACGGCGAAGATGGCGGCCCAGCGCGCCCGGGGCAGCAGCGAGCGCTGGGCCGCCGGCGTCGAGGCGGCGCTGGACCGCGTCGAGAACCGCGCCGAGTTCGACGTGGTCGAGCTGCGCCGCCTGCAGGCGCTGGCGGGCACGCACGGCTACAACCCCCGGGACTTCCGCAAGCGCGCCGAGCAGGCGCTCGCGGCCAACGCCGAGGCGGTCACCCTCGCCCTGGATACGGCCTTCGCGTTTAACCCCTACACCCCCGAGAACCAGCGCCACCCCATGCTCCCCCCGCTCGCCGCCATCCACCGCCTCGGCTGGAGCGCGGCGTTCCACGCCGCCGCCGAAACCTACGCCGACATGTTTCGGGTCGACGCCGAGCCCCTGGCGCGGCTGCTGCGCATCGCGGAGGGGCTCCTGGAAATGGCCCAGGCGGGCGACGGGTTTATCGACTACCACGAGGCCGTGGGGCGCCTGGCGGACGACATGACGAGCGTGCCCGGCCTGCGCCGGTACGTGCCGTTCTTCCAACATGGCTACGCCGACTACGTGGAGCTCCGCGATCGCCTGGACGCCATCCGGGCCGACGTGCACCGGGCGCTCGGCGGCGTGCCCCTGGACCTGGCGGCCGCCGCGGAGCAGATATCCGCGGCCCGGAATGACCCGGAGGCCACCGCGGAGCTGGTCCGGACCGGGGTCACCCTGCCGTGTCCCAGCGAGGACGCGCTGGTCGCGTGCGCGGCGGCGTTGGAGCGCGTGGACCAGAGCCCCGTGAAGAACACGGCGTACGCCGAGTATGTCGCCTTCGTGACCCGGCAGGACACGGCCGAGACCAAGGACGCAGTGGTGCGCGCCAAACAGCAGCGCGCGGAGGCCACCGAGCGGGTCATGGCGGGCCTGCGGGAGGCGCTGGCCGCGCGCGAGCGCCGGGCCCAGATCGAGGCCGAGGGCCTGGCCAACCTCAAGACCATGCTGAAGGTGGTCGCCGTCCCGGCGACCGTGGCCAAGACGCTCGACCAGGCGCGCTCGGTGGCGGAGATCGCCGACCAGGTCGAGGTTCTGTTGGATCAGACCGAGAAAACGCGCGAGCTCGACGTGCCCGCGGTTATCTGGCTAGAGCACGCCCAGCGCACCTTCGAGACGCACCCGCTAAGCGCCGCCCGCGGCGACGGCCCCGGCCCCCTGGCGCGGCACGCCGGCCGCCTGGGGGCGCTCTTTGATACTCGGCGCCGCGTCGACGCCCTGCGGAGGTCCCTGGAGGAGGCCGAGGCGGAGTGGGACGAGGTCTGGGGTCGCTTTGGCCGCGTCCGGGGGGGCGCCTGGAAGTCCCCCGAGGGGTTCCGCGCCATGCACGAGCAGCTGCGCGCCCTGCAGGACACCACCAACACGGTGTCGGGGCTGCGGGCCCAGCCGGCCTACGAGCGCCTTTCCGCCAGGTACCAGGGCGTCCTGGGCGCCAAGGGCGCCGAGCGCGCGGAGGCCGTGGAGGAGCTGGGCGCGCGCGTCACCAAGCACACCGCCCTGTGCGCCCGGCTGCGGGATGAGGTGGTGCGCAGGGTGCCCTGGGAGATGAACTTTGACGCCCTGGGGCGCCTGCTGGCGGAGTTCGACGCGGCGGCCGCGGACCTGGCCCCGTGGGCGGTGGAGGAGTTCCGGGGCGCGCGGGAACTCATCCAATACCGCATGGGCTTATATAGCGCGTACGCCAGGGCCGGCGGCCAGACGGGCGCGGGCGCGGAGTCCGCGCCCGCGCCCCTGCTCGTTGATCTTCGCGCCCTCGACGCCCGCGCCCGGGCCTCTTCTTCCCCCGAGGGCCACGAGGTCGACCCGCAGCTGCTGCGCCGCCGGGGCGAGGCGTATCTGCGCGCCGGCGGAGACCCGGGGCCCCTGGTGCTGCGTGAGGCCGTCAGCGCTCTGGATCTGCCGTTCGCCACCAGCTTTTTGGCCCCGGACGGAACGCCGCTGCAGTACGCGCTATGCTTCCCGGCCGTCACCGACAAACTCGGCGCGCTGCTGATGCGTCCCGAGGCGGCCTGCGTGCGGCCCCCGCTTCCGACGGACGTCCTCGAATCGGCCCCGACGGTCACGGCCATGTACGTGCTGACCGTCGTGAACCGGCTCCAGCTGGCCCTCAGCGACGCCCAGGCCGCCAACTTTCAGCTGTTCGGTCGCTTCGTGCGCCATCGCCAGGCGACGTGGGGCGCCTCGATGGACGCGGCGGCCGAGCTGTACGTCGCCCTCGTCGCCACCACCCTCACGCGCGAGTTTGGGTGTCGCTGGGCCCAGCTGGGCTGGGCGTCCGGAGCGGCGGCGCCGCGTCCGCCGCCGGGCCCCCGGGGGTCCCAGCGCCACTGCGTCGCCTTCAACGAGAACGACGTGCTGGTCGCGCTGGTGGCCGGCGTTCCGGAACACATCTACAACTTCTGGCGCCTGGACCTCGTTCGCCAGCACGAGTACATGCACCTCACCCTCGAACGCGCGTTCGAGGACGCAGCGGAGTCCATGCTGTTCGTCCAGCGCCTGACCCCGCATCCCGACGCCCGCATCCGCGTGTTGCCGACGTTTTTGGACGGAGGCCCCCCGACCCGGGGCCTCCTGTTCGGCACGCGGCTGGCCGACTGGCGCCGGGGCAAGCTGTCCGAAACCGACCCGCTGGCGCCCTGGCGCTCGGCCTTGGAGCTCGGGACCCAGCGCCGGGACGTCCCGGCGCTCGGGAAGCTCAGTCCGGCCCAGGCCCTGGCGGCGGTGAGCGTCCTCGGGCGCATGTGTCTGCCGAGCGCCGCTTTGGCCGCGCTGTGGACCTGCATGTTTCCCGACGACTACACCGAGTACGACAGCTTCGACGCCCTCCTGGCCGCACGCCTGGAGTCTGGCCAGACGCTCGGCCCGGCGGGGGGGCGCAAGGCGTCCCTCCCCGAGGCCCCCCACGCCCTCTACCGACCCACGGGCCAGCACGTGGCCGTGCTGGCCGCCGCGACCCACCGCACCCCCGCCGCGCGCGTTACGGCCATGGACCTGGTTCTGGCCGCGGTGCTCCTCGGCGCGCCCGTCGTGGTGGCGCTCCGCAACACCACGGCCTTCTCCCGCGAGTCGGAACTGGAACTGTGCCTGACGCTCTTCGACTCGCGCCCCGGCGGGCCGGACGCCGCCCTGCGCGACGTCGTGTCGTCCGACATCGAGACGTGGGCCGTCGGCCTCCTCCACACCGATCTCAACCCGATCGAAAACGCGTGTCTGGCGGCGCAGCTCCCGCGCCTGTCGGCGCTCATCGCCGAGCGCCCTCTCGCCGACGGGCCCCCGTGCCTGGTCCTCGTGGACATCTCCATGACCCCGGTCGCGGTCTTGTGGGAAGCCCCGGAGCCCCCCGGCCCCCCTGACGTGCGGTTTGTGGGCAGCGAGGCCACCGAGGAGCTTCCGTTTGTGGCTACCGCGGGGGACGTTCTCGCGGCGAGCGCCGCCGACGCGGACCCCTTCTTCGCGCGGGCCATCCTCGGGCGGCCCTTCGACGCCTCCCTCCTGACGGGGGAGCTGTTCCCGGGACACCCGGTTTACCAGCGCCCCCTCGCCGACGAGGCAGGTCCCTCTGCCCCGACCGCCGCCCGCGACCCGCGGGACCTTGCGGGGGGGGATGGCGGATCGGGTCCCGAGGACCCCGCTGCCCCCCCCGCACGGCAGGCGGACCCGGGGGTCCTCGCCCCCACTCTCCTCACCGACGCCACCACCGGCGAGCCCGTCCCCCCTCGCATGTGGGCCTGGATCCACGGCCTGGAGGAGCTGGCGTCCGACGACGCCGGCGGCCCCACGCCCAATCCGGCCCCGGCCCTTCTTCCCCCCCCCGCCACCGATCAGTCCGTCCCCACGTCCCAGTACGCACCGCGGCCCATCGGGCCGGCAGCTACGGCTCGCGAAACACGACCGAGTGTCCCGCCTCAACAAAACACGGGGCGCGTGCCCGTGGCCCCTCGCGACGACCCACGGCCCTCGCCACCCACACCGAGTCCCCCCGCGGATGCCGCGCTTCCTCCCCCGGCCTTTTCCGGCTCTGCCGCCGCTTTCTCCGCCGCCGTGCCGCGCGTGCGCAGGTCCCGCCGGACGCGTGCCAAATCGCGCGCGCCCCGGGCCTCCGCCCCCCCCGAGGGGTGGCGTCCGCCGGCACTCCCCGCCCCGGTCGCCCCGGTCGCCGCTTCCGCGCGTCCTCCCGACCAGCCGCCCACCCCGGAGTCCGCGCCCCCGGCTTGGGTTTCTGCTTTGCCCCTTCCGCCCGGCCCCGCCTCGGCTCGCGGGGCCTTTCCCGCCCCCACGCTCGCGCCCATCCCGCCTCCGCCCGCCGAAGGAGCGGTCGTCCCCGGGGGCGACCGCCGCCGCGGCCGCCGCCAGACAACAGCGGGTCCCTCGCCGACACCCCCCCGGGGCCCCGCGGCCGGCCCACCCCGGCGCCTCACGCGCCCCGCGGTCGCCTCGCTCTCGGCCTCGTTGAACTCCCTCCCCTCTCCCCGGGACCCAGCCGACCACGCGGCCGCGGTTTCCGCCGCAGCGGCGGCAGTGCCGCCTTCTCCGGGCCTTGCCCCCCCGACCTCCGCCGTCCAGACCAGCCCCCCGCCTTTGGCCCCAGGCCCGGTTGCCCCGAGCGAGCCTTTGTGCGGTTGGGTCGTGCCCGGAGGCCCGGTTGCCCGCCGCCCCCCACCCCAGTCACCCGCGACCAAACCCGCCGCGCGGACGCGCATCCGCGCGCGCTCGGTGCCCCAGCCGCCCCTGCCCCAGCCGCCCCTGCCCCAGCCGCCCCTGCCCCAGCCGCCCCTGCCCCAGCCGCCCCTGCCCCAGCCGCCCCTGCCCCAGCCGCCCCTGCCCCAGCCGCCCCTGCCCCAGCCGCCCCTGCCCCAGCCGCCCCTGCCCCAGCCGCCCCTGCCGCCCGTAACTCGGACGCTTACACCCCAGAGCCGAGACTCGGTCCCGACGCCCGAGTCTCCCACACATACAAACACCCACCTCCCAGTGTCCGCTGTGACTTCGTGGGCTTCCTCTCTCGCGCTTCACGTCGACTCCGCGCCCCCACCCGCATCGCTGCTTCAGACGCTGCACATCTCCTCCGATGATGAACACTCCGACGCAGACTCCCTGCGTTTCTCGGACTCGGATGATACCGAGGCGCTCGACCCCCTCCCACCGGAACCGCACTTGCCCCCCGCCGACGAACCACCCGGCCCATTGGCCGCCGACCACCTCCAGTCACCACACTCGCAATTTGGCCCCTTGCCCGTACAGGCAAATGCCGTCTTGTCGCGACGCTACGTACGAAGCACCGGTCGTAGCGCCCTGGCGGTTTTGATCCGCGCATGCCGCCGCATACAACAACAGCTGCAGCGGACCCGCAGGGCGCTGTTTCAGCGCAGCAACGCCGTGCTGACCAGCCTACATCACGTGCGCATGTTACTGGGTTAGACGCGCTCGATTGTTTGGTGTTGTTAATCGCCGATCGTTGGGCCCTACACCCCCCCCAATAAACGTATCAAACGCGAATATCGTATGTTGGTGTTTTTTATTGAACCACCCGGGAAGGGGGAAAGGGGGGCAACGAGAGACGGCCGCGGAGGGACCCGCCGAGGACTCACGGGGTGCTGGGGGTCTTGGGGTCGCGAACGACAAAGGGGGAATACGTGCGCTTAAGACCGAACGAGGGCCGCAGCCATTCGGCCGCGGCGTCGCCCGCGAACATAGGCTGCGGGGCGAACGTGTTGTTGGCGTGGGTCACCCCGAGGTCCGTCAGCGCCGCGGCCTGCCCGCGAAGAAACTCTCGCACCGCACCCTGCGTTCCGTGCGGATGCGGGTAGCTGTTATCCATGATGAACTGAGCGTTGTTGGTGGCCAACACGAGCCCGCGCATGCCGAGCGCCCGGACGTTGTCGGCGGTAATGGTGCTGGGGCGGTGAAACTGCGGGGCGGCCATCGGGACCTTGGGTCGCGCCGTAAGAATCGGGCCGGAGGCGGGAGCGGAGGGGATGTGCGGCTCGCGGGCGTCTGGGATGCACTGGCGGGCGGGACGGTGGCTCGCCCCCTTTCATAGGCGCGCGCCAACCGCCCACCAGATAGCGGCCCCCAGAAACAGCCCCGCCGCCAGCAACAGAAGCGCCGGGGGGCCCGGACGCGGGGCCCGGAACAACTGCACGGCCTGATGCCACGGACGGGCCGGTCCCCGTCCGGGCGGCGCTGGCGGGCCCGAGGCGGCGACCCCCGGCCCGGGCGCTCCGGAAGAGTGGTGCGCCGCCGCCACCACCACCGCCCCGTAGTCATCCTGGGACCGCCTGGACCGGCGGCGACGGGCGAGGGCCTGCTCGGCGGCGCGACACAGGATCCGCCGCGTGCGAACGGCGTCCTCGGGGCCCATGAACCGAAACGCGAGCTGCACCCGGGGCATGCGCACAAAGCAGCTGATCCACATGCTGGCCATCATCGGCCGGGCGTCCAGGCCGAGGCGCCCCTTGACGTCGTCCAGGTCTCCGAGGGACAGTCCCGTCGTCTCGGTGGAGTGCAGAATCACGTTGGTCTGCTCCGCCGTGATCGCGCCCCCCGGGGCGCCGTGGGGCCGGTTAAAAAACCCCTGAAACAGCACCGAAACGCCGGTGTTCTGCACGCGCAGGTAGGGGTTGCAGGGCACATCGGCCCAGTCGTTCATGAGCCGCAGGACGTACTCGATCGGGAAGGCCTCGTCGGACCCATCCTGGCCGTGGAACTGGAAGGCACATCTCGAGGGCGGGTTGGATGGCGAGTAGGGGCCCGACTCCCCACCCCCGCCGCGCAGCGTGGCGGGAACAATGAGCCTGATGCGCTGAACGAGACCCTCGAACGCGTCCCCCGGGCGGCCGCCGTAGGGCTTCCCCATCCCCGCCATCGCGACCGGGCAAGGGTGCGCGTTCCCCCACCCCCTACTGTTATGTAAAACAAGTCGGTCCCGGTGCCGGTGCCCCGCCGAAGCGCGCGTCAGCCCCGCAGGATCTGGTGCAGGTCCAGGAACCGGTTAATGACCGCCGCGAACCGTTCGCGCTTTCGGGCGAGCAGCTCGCCGTGCACGCACGCGGTGTCCTGCGTATGTGGGGCGGCGGGGCCGTCGGGCGCTTTTATAGGCCCGGCGTACGTCAGGAGGGAGGCCAGCCGCTGCGTCCGCGAGAGGTAGTTCAGCTTGGCGTCCGTGGTCGGGAATATAACCTCTAGTTCGGCGGGGGTCATGTCCTCGAACCAGACGGCCGCGTCCCCCGCGCCGTCTCGCGAGACGTAGCGCGCGTCTAGACTTTCCAGGGTCTGGGACCGCAGCGCGCAGTCGGGGATCGCGTCCCGTAACGTTCGCGGACGCGTGCGCCCCGCTCGACCGGCCATGGCGACGTCCGCCCCGGGGGTGCCGTCGAGCGCCGCCGTGCGCGAAGAGTCGCCGGGCAGCAGCTGGAAGGAGGGCGCGTTCGAGCGTCCGTATGTGGCCTTCGATCCCGACCTTCTGGCTCTTAACGAGGCCCTGTGCGCCGAGCTCCTGGCGGCCTGTCACGTGGTAGGCGTGCCGCCCGCGAGCGCGCTCGACGAGGACGTGGAGAGCGACGTCGCGCCCGCCCCCCCGCGGCCGCGCGGGGCCGCGCGCGAGGCTTCGGGGGGGCGGGGGCCGGGGTCCGCCCGCGGCCCGCCCGCAGACCCCACGGCAGAGGGACTCTTGGACACGGGGCCCTTCGCCGCGGCGTCCGTCGACACCTTCGCGCTGGACCGCCCCTGTCTGGTCTGCCGCACCATCGAGCTGTACAAGCAGGCCTACCGCCTCTCGCCCCAGTGGGTGGCCGATTACGCGTTCCTCTGCGCCAAGTGCCTGGGCGCGCCCCACTGCGCCGCGAGCATCTTCGTGGCCGCCTTCGAGTTCGTCTACGTCATGGACCACCACTTCCTGCGCACCAAGAAGGCGACCCTTGTCGGCTCCTTCGCGCGCTTCGCCCTGACCATCAACGACATCCACCGGCATTTCTTTCTCCACTGCTGCTTCCGGACCGACGGCGGGGTGCCCGGGCGCCACGCCCAGAAGCAACCCAGGCCGACGCCCTCCCCGGGCGCCGCCAAGGTGCAGTACTCCAACTATTCCTTCCTCGCGCAGTCCGCAACCCGGGCCCTCATCGGGACCCTGGCCTCCGGGGGCGATGACGGGGCGGGGGCGGGGGCGGGCGGGGGCTCGGGAACGCAACCCTCCCTCACCACCGCCCTGATGAACTGGAAGGACTGCGCCCGCCTGCTCGACTGCACCGAGGGCAAGCGCGGGGGCGGAGACAGCTGCTGCACGCGCGCCGCCGCCCGCAACGGGGAGTTCGAGGCCGCCGCCGGGGCGCTGGCGCAGGGGGGTGAGCCGGAGACGTGGGCGTACGCCGACCTGATCCTGCTGCTGCTCGCCGGCACCCCCGCCGTCTGGGAGTCGGGGCCCCGGCTGCGCGCCGCCGCGGACGCCCGCCGCGCCGCGGTCAGCGAGTCCTGGGAAGCGCACCGCGGGGCGCGCATGCGCGACGCGGCCCCGCGTTTTGCGCAGTTCGCCGAGCCCCAGGCCCAGCCCGACCTGGACCTGGGCCCGCTGATGGCCACCGTGCTGAAGCACGGCCGGGGCCGCGGGCGCACCGGCGGGGAATGCCTGCTGTGCAATCTGTTGCTGGTGCGGGCCTACTGGCTGGCCATGCGACGCCTGAGGGCGTCCGTCGTCCGCTACTCGGAGAACAACACCAGCCTCTTCGACTGCATAGTGCCGGTCGTGGACCAGCTCGAGGCGGACCCCGAGGCGCAGCCCGGGGACGGGGGCCGGTTCGTGAGCCTGCTTCGGGCCGCGGGCCCCGAGGCCATCTTCAAGCACATGTTCTGCGATCCGATGTGCGCCATCACGGAGATGGAAGTCGACCCCTGGGTCCTGTTTGGCCACCCCCGCGCCGACCATCGCGACGAGCTGCAGCTTCACAAGGCCAAGTTGGCCTGCGGCAACGAGTTCGAGGGGCGGGTCTGTATAGCCCTGCGGGCCCTCATCTACACCTTCAAGACGTACCAGGTATTTGTGCCGAAGCCCACCGCGCTGGCCACATTTGTCCGCGAGGCCGGCGCGCTGCTCAGACGACACTCGATCTCTCTCCTGTCCCTGGAGCACACCCTCTGTACCTATGTATGACATCGCCCCCCGTCGCTCCGGCTCCCGGCCCGGGCCCGGCCGCGACAAGACCCGGCGGCGGTCGCGCTTTTCCGCCGCCGGGAACCCCGGCGTGGAGCGCCGGGCCTCCCGCAAGAGCCTGCCGTCGCACGCGCGCAGGCTGGAGCTCTGCCTGCACGAGCGCCGTCGCTACCGCGGCTTCTTCGCCGCCCTCGCCCAGACGCCCTCCGAGGAGATCGCCATCGTGCGCTCGCTCTCCGTGCCCCTGGTGAAGACGACCCCCGTGTCGCTCCCCTTCAGCCTGGACCAGACCGTGGCCGACAACTGCCTGACCCTCTCGGGCATGGGCTACTACCTGGGGATCGGGGGCTGCTGCCCCGCGTGCAGCGCGGGCGACGGGCGGCTGGCCACCGTCAGCCGCGAGGCCCTCATCCTGGCCTTCGTGCAGCAGATCAATACGATCTTTGAGCACCGCACCTTTCTGGCCTCCCTGGTCGTGCTGGCCGACCGCCACAGCACCCCCCTCCAGGACCTCCTGGCCGATACGCTCGGCCAGCCCGAGCTCTTTTTCGTGCACACGATCCTGCGCGGAGGGGGGGCGTGCGACCCCCGGTTTCTTTTTTACCCGGACCCCACGTACGGGGGCCACATGCTGTACGTCATCTTCCCCGGCACGTCGGCCCACCTGCACTACCGGCTCATCGATCGGATGCTGACCGCGTGCCCCGGCTACCGGTTCGCCGCCCACGTGTGGCAGAGCACGTTTGTGCTCGTGGTCAGACGCAACGCAGAGAAACCAGCGGACGCGGAAATTCCGACCGTGTCGGCCGCAGACATTTATTGCAAGATGCGGGACATCAGCTTCGACGGGGGGCTCATGCTAGAGTATCAAAGGCTCTATGCAACATTCGACGAGTTTCCTCCGCCGTAGCGCCGGCCCCCGCCGGCCCGAACCCCGCGGCCCTGAGCCGCGCGGCCACGTCGTCCGGGGGGTGCCACGTCTCGGGAATAAACCTCTTTAACAGACTCTCGGTGATCTTGGCGTTATTTCCAAACAGGGCCTTGAACGTCACGCAGGCCGCCCCCAGCAGGTGCGAGAAGTAATAGTCCGTGTTGAGCGGAACGCCCCGGGCGATGGCGTACCCGGGATCCTCCGCCAGCTCGGACACCAGCAGCTTGCGGGGCTTGGACGCGCCTCCCGGGGGGTCGGCATGCGACGGCGTCTCCCGGGGGCGCTTGGCCGGGGAGGGCAGGGCCGCTGGGGGGGCGGGCTCGTCCCCTGGGGCGGCGGCGTCTAGCTCGCGGAGGGCGGCCAGCCGCGCGACCGTCTCCTCTACCTCGCGGGTCTGGGCCACGATCACGTACGGGATCCGGTCCTTGATGGACGGGACCTGCGCGCGGCGGGCCATGAGCTTGTAATACACCGTCAGGTGGGCCAGGCGCTTGTTGGTGTACGCGCGCGGGTGTCTGCTCAGTTCGGCGGTGAGGACAAAGTCCTGGATGTCCCTCTCCGGGTCGGTGATGCGCCGATGGGCGTCTACGAGGACGGCCCCGAACGCCTGCAGTCCCTCGGGCAGGGGTCGCGCCAGCCACTCCTCTGCGGGGCGCTCGGCTAACGCGGCGGCCGCTCCGGATACGGTATCGTCGTAAAACAGCAGGTCGACCAGGGCCCTGGAGGTGCGGTTGATAAACGCGCAGTTGTTTTTGCGCACCAGATCCACGCCCTTGATGAGCATCTTGCCCCCGCAGATGACGCCGATGTACTTTTTCTTGGCGATGAGCAGCAGCTTGGTGAACGTTTTTTCGCACTCGAGCTTGATCGGGGGGAGGAACAGCGCGCGCGAGATGTGGCTCGCCATCTTGTCGCCCATGGCCACCAGGCCCGCGGCCGTGAGGCCGCGGCACAAAACGAAAATGGAGTCCGTGTCCCCGTAGATGATGCGCATGGAGTACGGACCGGGGGCGCGCATGCCGGCCGCCTCCGGAAAGTCGGCCAGCAGCTGATCGAACTCCGCCCAGCGCGCGTGCACGTACGCGCGCGTCGCGAGGAGCATCTCGCGGCCGATGGTCGTCACGGTGGCGGCCACGTGCAGGCAGGGCAGAAGACCGTGCTGCACCCCGGTGAACCCGTACACCGAGTTGCACACCACCTTGATGGCGGCCTGTTGCTTGTCGAGGAGGACGGCCTCCTCGGGGGTGCTCTGGGGGATCCGCGAGCGGATCTGCTTTCGCATGGCCAGCCAGTCGCGCAGCAGGATGCTCAGCAGGCTCTCGCGTACGTGGGCCTTCACGAAGAACAGCCGTCGGCCCCCCACCTCGATCTCCAGGTAGTCCCGGTCCGCCTCCAGGTGCGCGACGGCCTCGGGCCGCAGGGAGAGCGTACTGAAGCACAGGTTGTGGGCCTGGATGATGCTGGGGTACAGGCTGGCAAAGTCAAACACCACCACGGGGTCGACGTGAAACCCGGAGGTGGGGTCGAGGACCCGGGCCCCCTGGTACCCAACGTGCCGGCCCCCGGTCTCGCGCGCGACCTCCTCGCGCTCGTCCCCGTCCTCGTCCCCGTCCTCGTCGTCGTCCTTATCCTCGTCCCCGTTCCCGTCCCCCGGCCGCTCCCCTTCCCCCCGAGGCACGGCCGGGCGCTTGGGCGCCTCCTTGTCGAGGCCCCGAAACCGCCCCTGGGTGTCCGGCAGGATGAAGCCCTTCTGGCCCGCAAGGCGCAGGAGGCACGTGAAGACGCGGATCTGCTGGCCGTCGTAGATGGTGCGGGTGATGTTGATGCCCGCCAGGCGCGCGACGGCGGAAAGCTCCAGGTGCGGCAGAAACTTGAAGAACAGCTGCCCGACCAGCAGCGAGTCCTGCACACAATACTCGCCGATCACCCCGCGCTGCGCGGGCCCGGAGGCGTAGTAGGCGGGGATGTCGCGGTAGCTCAGATCCTTCTTCTTGTCCTTCAAGACGGCCTCGGCGACGGCGTTCAGCTTGTAGCTGGAGAGTTTGACCTTGTCGGTGATGATGCCGTACATGTCGATGTTCACCATCCCGTTCACCTTGATCTTGCTGCGCTTCTGAAAGTGGCTCTGGCCGATGTCCCACACGCGGAACACACCCCGGCCGTTCATGCGCCCGTACCCGTCGAGCGGGACCTTGTAGATCTCCGTCAGCTTGGTCAGGACGAAGGGCCAGTCGAAGTTGATGATGTTGTACCCGGTCACGAACTCGGGGCCGTACTGCTTGACGAAGGTCATGAAGGCCAGCAGCATCTCGAATTCGCTGTCAAACTCCAGGACGACGGGGGCCGGCAGGCCCCTGGAGGCGAGATCGCTGAGGTGGGACTCGGGGAGGTCGCAGGATCCGAGCGAAAACAGGAGGATGTGCTCGAGGGCGGTGGTGGACAGGTCGTAGAGCAGACAGGAGATCTGGATGACGAGGTCTTCCGGGCGTTCCGCGACCGGAAAGGCCAGCTCGTCCTCCCCCCCGGCCTTGCATTCGATATCGAAGCACATGAGCTTGTAGGCCGGCAGGTCACACATGGCCCCCTCGACGGCCAGGTTGTCCGCCGTGCAGTTAAACTCGACGTCGCTCGAGGTTCCGAACGCCGTCGGGGGGCGCGGTTGGGCCGGCGCGTTCCCGCGGCCGGGCTTGAGGCGGTACCAGCCGAAGGTGACAAACCCCGGGTTGTCCAGGATAAACCGGGTGGTGGCGTCGACGCCCCCCTCGTACTTCCTGATCGCGGGGCAAAAGTTGTCGCACAGGTAGGCCAGCGCGCGCCCGCTTCGCACGAAGACGCGGTAGTACAGGGTCGGGCGCGTTTCGTAATAGTACACGTCGGCGCGCTCCACCACCTCCGCCTCGAAGTGGTCCGCGGAGATGCCGCGGAACGACGCCCCCGGCGACTCGCGCAGGGCCGCCGCCAGGCGCTCGCAGAGATCGCGCGGGGCACGGCACTGCAGGTGCCGATCCACCTCCGCCTTGTTCATGTAAAAGTACTGCCGCGTGCCGTAGACGTGAACGGCGACGCGATGGCCTTCGGGGGTCAGACCCAGAAGCGTGATGACGGTCCCGGCGGGCGTGATGGCGTCCATAAATCGCTCGTGGAGCTGGGCGGCGCGCATGCTGTACGCGTGTTCCACGTGCTCCAGGATGTCGTACACGTGGAAGACGGTGACGGTGGGGTCGAACCCCTCGGGGGCATGGTCCGCACCGCCCCACAGGCGCAAGCGACGCGGCCAGAAGCCCTCCGGGCCCACGCGGAGGACGTCGCGCTCGTCCCCCCCGCAGTACACCTTAGGGGCGCGCCGGAGGCGGCCGTCGTGGACCCCGGTGCGCTGCTCCGCGGGGGCGTCCTCGTCCAGCGAACGCGGGGCGATAAATCGAAATTCGTCGCACTCGCTGTAGTACGTATGGCGCTGAGCCGGCCCGAGGGCCTTTGGCTGCGTTCCGGTCTGAGCGAGGTGGGGGTTGTAGAAGTTCTGCCGGCGGCAAGGCGGCGGTGCCGTCTGGGTGGCTCCCCGGGGGTTGTGGGGGGCAAAAAACCCAGACGCCGCCCGAGCCGCCGGCTTCCCCCCGGGGGAAGCCGGGCCGCCCGCGGCACAAAACATCGCCGCCGGTCGTTGTCCTGCTATACGCCGCCCCCTCCCACCACCGCCTCACCAGCCCCCCCACCCGCCCACCCAACAGCTCGGGGTGGGATGGCGGTGCCGATGTTCCCCCCGGCTCTTACCGGCGGACCCGCGCCCGGGTCCCTTCTGCGCGTCCGGGGTTCGAGAGCCAGTGTGTGGTGTCCGCGGGGGCGCCGCGGTTTCTTTTTATCGGCCCGGCAGGCCGCGCTTATGGGCGGCCGGCCGCCCGGGTGAGCGTGACGTCAAAGGGGGCGTGGCCGCCCTTCTAAAAAAAGTGAGAACGCGAAGCGTTCGCACTTTGTCCTAATAGTATATATATTATTAGGACAAAGTGCGAACGCTTCGCGTTCTCACTTTTTTTAGAAGGGCGGCCACGCCCCCTGCCGATGACGCGCGGGGCGTGGCGGACCGTGGGCGGGGCCCGACGCCGCCCCTCCCAGCACGCCGTACATATACCGGCCGCCCCGGCCGAGCATACCCAGCTCTGGGCCGCCATCCGCAGGCCTCTCGAATCGCCGCTGGAGCCTTGCGCCCAAACCTTGCCCAACCCCGGGCCCCCCCGTCCGGCGCGATCCGGTGGCGGGCCATTCTCGCCCACCCCATCCCACCCATCCCACCCCCACCAGGGGCCGCTCGGCGAACGGGCGGGTGTAGACCCCACCCCCAGCGCCGGCATTCGACCCCATCGGAGAGACGACGGCGGGCAGCAGCCGTCGACCACGCGCGGCCTCCCCCGTCTGCCCCCGGTCGTCTTGCCGGGCCCCCGTTCCTGCCGGTCGCCGATCTCCCGAAAGCCATGGACACCAAGCCCAAAACGACGACCACCGTCAAGGTTCCTCCGGGGCCGATGGGGTACGTGTATGGCCGCGCCTGTCCGGCCGAAGGCCTGGAGCTGCTGTCGCTACTGTCGGCGCGCAGCGGCGACGCGGACGTCGCCGTCGCGCCCCTCATCGTCGGCCTGACCGTGGAGAGCGGGTTTGAGGCCAACGTGGCCGCGGTCGTCGGGTCCCGCACGACGGGCCTTGGGGGGACCGCGGTGTCCCTCAAGCTTATGCCCTCGCACTACAGCCCGTCCGTTTACGTCTTTCACGGCGGCCGCCACCTGGCCCCCAGCACCCAGGCCCCCAACCTGACGCGGCTCTGCGAGCGGGCGCGCCGCCATTTTGGCTTCGCGGACTACGCGCCCCGGCCCTGCGACCTAAAGCACGAGACGACGGGGGACGCGCTGTGCGAGCGGCTCGGACTGGACCCGGACCGGGCCTTGCTGTATCTGGTGATCACGGAGGGCTTCCGGGAGGCCGTGTGCATCAGCAACACCTTCCTGCATCTGGGCGGGATGGACAAGGTAACCATCGGGGACGCGGAGGTTCACCGCATCCCCGTGTATCCGCTGCAGATGTTTATGCCGGATTTTAGCCGGGTCATCGCCGATCCGTTTAACTGCAACCACCGATCGATCGGGGAGAATTTCAACTACCCCCTTCCGTTTTTCAACCGCCCCCTCGCCCGCCTGCTGTTCGAGGCGGTCGTCGGGCCCGCCGCCGTGGCCCTGCGTGCCCGGAACGTGGACGCCGTGGCCCGCGCGGCCGCCCACCTGGCGTTCGACGAAAACCACGAGGGCGCGGCCCTCCCCGCCGACATTACGTTCACGGCCTTCGAGGCCAGCCAGGGTAAGCCCCAGCGGGGCGCGCGCGACGCCGGGAACAAGGGCCCGGCGGGCGGGTTTGAGCAGCGCCTGGCCTCGGTGATGGCGGGCGACGCCGCCCTGGCCCTGGAGTCCATCGTGTCGATGGCGGTCTTTGACGAGCCGCCCCCCGACATCACCACGTGGCCCCTGCTTGAGGGCCAGGAAACGCCCGCGGCCCGCGCCGGCGCCGTCGGGGCGTACCTGGCGCGCGCCGCGGGCCTCGTGGGCGCCATGGTGTTCAGCACCAATTCGGCCCTCCACCTGACCGAGGTGGACGACGCCGGGCCGGCGGACCCCAAGGACCACAGCAAGCCCTCCTTTTACCGCTTCTTTCTCGTGCCCGGCACGCACGTGGCGGCCAACCCGCAGCTGGACCGCGAGGGCCACGTGGTGCCCGGGTACGAGGGGCGCCCCACGGCGCCCCTCGTCGGCGGAACCCAGGAGTTCGCCGGCGAGCACCTGGCCATGCTGTGCGGGTTCTCTCCGGCCCTGCTGGCCAAGATGCTGTTTTACCTGGAGCGCTGCGACGGCGGAGTCATCGTCGGGCGCCAGGAGATGGACGTGTTTCGCTACGTCGCGGACTCGGGCCAGACCGACGTGCCCTGCAACCTGTGTACCTTCGAGACCCGCCACGCCTGCGCGCACACGACGCTGATGCGGCTGCGGGCCCGCCACCCCAAGTTCGCGAGCGCCGCCCGGGGGGCCATTGGGGTCTTCGGAACGATGAACAGCGCGTACAGCGACTGCGACGTGCTGGGGAACTACGCCGCCTTCTCGGCCCTGAAGCGCGCGGACGGGTCCGAGAACACCCGGACCATCATGCAGGAGACGTACCGCGCGGCCACCGAGCGCGTCATGGCCGAGCTCGAGGCCCTGCAGTACGTGGACCAGGCGGTGCCCACGGCCCTGGGGAGGCTGGAGACGATTATCGGCAACCGCGAGGCCCTGCACACGGTGGTGAACAACATCAAGCAGCTGGTGGATCGCGAGGTGGAACAGCTGATGCGCAACCTGATCGAGGGGCGCAACTTTAAGTTCCGCGACGGTCTGGCCGAGGCCAACCACGCCATGTCGCTGTCGCTGGACCCGTACACCTGCGGGCCGTGCCCCCTGCTGCAGCTCCTCGCGCGGCGGTCCAACCTCGCCGTGTACCAGGACCTGGCCCTGAGCCAGTGCCACGGGGTGTTCGCCGGGCAGTCGGTCGAGGGGCGCAACTTTCGCAATCAATTCCAACCGGTGCTGCGGCGGCGCGTCATGGACCTGTTCAACAACGGGTTCCTGTCGGCGAAGACGCTGACGGTCGCGCTCTCGGAGGGGGCGGCTATCTGCGCCCCCAGCCTAACGGCCGGCCAGACGGCCCCCGCCGAGAGCAGCTTCGAGGGCGACGTTGCCCGCGTGACCCTTGGGTTTCCCAAGGAACTGCGCGTCAAGAGCCGCGTGTTGTTCGCGGGCGCGAGCGCCAACGCGTCCGAGGCCGCCAAGGCGCGGGTCGCCAGCCTCCAGAGCGCCTACCAGAAGCCCGACAAGCGCGTGGACATCCTCCTCGGACCGCTGGGCTTCCTGCTGAAGCAGTTCCACGCGGTCATCTTTCCCAACGGCAAGCCCCCGGGGTCGAACCAGCCGAACCCGCAGTGGTTCTGGACCGCCCTCCAGCGCAACCAGCTCCCCGCCCGGCTCTTGTCGCGCGAGGACATAGAGACCATCGCGTTCATTAAGAGGTTCTCCCTGGACTACGGCGCGATTAACTTTATCAACCTGGCCCCCAATAACGTGAGCGAACTGGCCATGTACTACATGGCCAACCAGATCTTGAGGTACTGCGACCACTCGACGTACTTCATAAACACCCTCACGGCCGTCATCGCCGGGTCCCGCCGTCCCCCCAGCGTGCAGGCGGCGGCCGCCTGGGCCCCGCAGGGCGGCGCGGGCCTGGAGGCCGGGGCCCGCGCGCTGATGGACTCCCTCGACGCGCACCCCGGCGCCTGGACGTCCATGTTCGCGAGCTGCAACCTGCTGCGGCCCGTGATGGCCGCGCGCCCGATGGTCGTGCTGGGCCTCAGCATCAGCAAATACTACGGCATGGCCGGCAACGACCGCGTGTTTCAGGCCGGGAACTGGGCCAGCCTGCTGGGCGGCAAAAACGCGTGCCCGCTGCTGATCTTTGACCGCACCCGCAAGTTTGTCCTGGCCTGCCCCAGGGCCGGGTTTGTGTGCGCGGCGTCGAGTCTCGGGGGCGGGGCCCACGAGCATTCGCTGTGCGAGCAGCTCCGGGGCATCATTGCGGAGGGCGGGGCGGCGGTCGCCAGCAGCGTGTTTGTGGCGACCGTCAAGAGCCTGGGCCCCCGCACCCAGCAGCTGCAGATCGAGGACTGGCTGGCGCTGCTGGAGGACGAGTACCTGAGCGAGGAAATGATGGAGTTTACCACCCGCGCCCTGGAGCGCGGGCACGGCGAGTGGTCGACCGACGCGGCCCTGGAGGTGGCCCACGAGGCGGAGGCCCTGGTCAGCCAGCTCGGCGCCGCCGGGGAGGTGTTTAACTTTGGGGATTTCGGCGACGAGGATGACCACGCGGCGTCGTTCGGCGGTTTGGCGGCGGCGGCGGGGGCGGCCGGCGTCGCCCGAAAGCGGGCGTTTCACGGCGACGATCCGTTTGGGGAGGGACCACCGGAGAAAAAGGACCTGACGTTGGATATGCTCTAGGGGCGGGGGTGGGGGGGGTCGAAGGAAAGGTTGGTGTTGTGTATAAAATAAACGATCGCAACTACAGTCGATATCGTGTCTCGTGACTGTGTCTTTGGGTTAGCGACGGGCTCTCGCCTCCTTGTGGTGGCGAGTCCTGGGTGGGTGTGTGGGGAGGGGGGGGTGAGGAAGAAAGAACGGATTCGGGGGGGAAAGAAAGAAACACAAGGCCCCGACTCCGCGAATCACGGCACACCGGCGGGGCGGGCGGGCGGGCGACGGGCATAAAGAGGGGATGTCAGGGGCCCGCCGCCGCATCAGTCCGCGCGGGGCGCGCCTCTGACCCACCCCCCCCCAAACCTTAACTAAACCACAGCACGGCCGGGTGACTCGCCATGGCGGCCGCGCCCCCGGCCGCGGTTTCCGAGCCCACTGCGGCCCGACAGAAACTGTTGGCCCTGCTCGGGCAGGTACAGACGTACGTTTTTCAGCTAGAGCTGCTTCGACGATGCGACCCCCAGATCGGCCTGGGGAAGCTCGCCCAGCTAAAGCTCAACGCGCTCCAGGTGCGCGTGCTGCGGCGGCACCTGCGGCCGGGGCTGGAGGCTCAGGCCGCCGCCTTTCTCACCCCGCTGTCGGTCACCCTGGAGTTGCTCCTGGAGTACGCGTGGCGCGAGGGGGAGCGGCTCCTGGGCCACCTGGAAACGTTCGCGACCACGGGTGACGTCTCTGCCTTTTTCACCGAGACCATGGGTCTGGCCCGACCCTGTCCGTACCACCAGCAGATCCGGCTGCAGACGTACGGCGGGGACGTCCGCATGGAGCTGTGCTTCCTGCATGATGTCGAGAATTTTCTCAAGCAGCTGAACTACTGCCACCTCATCACCCCCCCGAGCGGCGCCACGGCCGCGCTGGAGCGCGTCCGGGAGTTTATGGTGGCGGCGGTGGGGTCGGGCCTCATCGTGCCCCCGGAGCTGAGCGACCCGTCCCACCCGTGCGCGGTCTGTTTCGAGGAGCTGTGCGTCACCGCGAACCAGGGGGCGACCATCGCCCGCCGCCTGGCGGACCGCATCTGTAACCACGTCACCCAACAGGCCCAGGTGCGGCTGGACGCCAACGAGCTGCGACGGTACCTGCCCCACGCCGCCGGGCTGTCGGACGCCGCCCGCGCGCGAGCGCTCTGTGTGCTGGACCAGGCGCTGGCGCGGACCGCGGCGGGCGGCGGGGCCCGGGCCGGCCCGCCGCCCGCCGATAGCTCTTCTGTCCGCGAGGAGGCCGACGCCCTGCTGGAGGCGCATGACGTGTTTCAGGCCACTACGCCCGGCCTGTACGCCATCAGCGAGCTGCGCTTCTGGCTGGCGTCCGGCGATCGCGCCCGCCACTCCACCATGGACGCCTTCGCCGACAACCTGAACGCGCTGGCGCAGCGCGAGCTGCAGCAGGAGACCGCCGCGGTGGCCGTGGAGCTGGCGCTGTTCGGGCGGCGGGCGGAGCACTTCGATCGCGCGTTCGGGGGCCACCTGGCGGCGCTGGACATGGTGGACGCCCTGATCATCGGCGGCCAGGCGACGTCGCCCGACGATCAGATCGAGGCGCTGATACGCGCGTGCTACGACCACCACCTGACGACGCCGCTGCTGCGGCGGCTCGTCAGCCCCGAGCAGTGCGACGAGGAGGCGCTGCGCCGCGTGCTGGCGCGGCTGGGGGCCGGCGGCGCGACCGGGGGGGCCGAGGAGGAAGAGCCCCGGGCCGCCGCGGAGGAGGGGGGGCGGAGGCGTGGCGCGGGGACGCCCGCGAGCGAGGACGGGGAGCGCGGCCCCGAGCCAGGGGCGCAGGGGCCGGAGAGCTGGGGCGACATCGCGACGCGGGCCGCCGCGGACGTGCGGGAGCGCCGGCGGCTGTACGCGGACCGCCTGACCAAGCGGTCGCTGGCCAGCCTCGGGCGCTGCGTGCGCGAGCAGCGCGGGGAGCTCGAGAAGATGCTGCGGGTCAGCGTCCACGGCGAGGTGCTGCCCGCGACCTTCGCCGCGGTCGCCAACGGCTTCGCGGCGCGCGCGCGCTTCTGCGCCCTGACGGCGGGCGCGGGCACGGTCATCGACAACCGCGCCGCCCCGGGCGTGTTTGACGCGCACCGGTTCATGCGAGCGTCGCTGCTGCGCCACCAGGTGGACCCGGCCCTGCTCCCCAGCATCACCCATCGCTTCTTCGAGCTCGTCAACGGGCCCCTGTTCGACCACTCCACCCACAGCTTCGCCCAGCCCCCCAACACCGCGCTGTACTACAGCGTCGAGAACGTGGGGCTCCTGCCGCACCTCAAGGAGGAACTCGCCCGCTTCATCATGGGCGCGGGGGGTTCGGGCGCTGATTGGGCCGTCAGCGAGTTTCAAAAGTTCTACTGTTTTGACGGTGTTTCCGGAATCACGCCCACCCAGCGCGCCGCCTGGCGATATATTCGCGAGCTCATTATCGCCACCACACTCTTTGCGTCGGTCTACCGGTGCGGGGAGCTTGAGTTGCGCCGCCCCGACTGCAGCCGCCCGACCTCCGAAGGTCTGTACCGCTACCCGCCGGGCGTGTACCTCACGTACAACTCCGACTGTCCGCTGGTGGCCATCGTCGAGAGCGGCCCCGACGGCTGCATCGGACCCCGCTCGGTCGTGGTTTACGACCGAGACGTTTTTTCCATCCTCTACTCGGTCCTGCAGCACCTCGCCCCCAGACTAGCGGGCGGCGGGAGCGACGCGCCCCCGTAGGCCCGCCATGCGCGGGGGGGGCTTGATTTGCGCGCTGGTCGTGGGGGCGCTGGTGGCCGCGGTGGCGTCGGCGGCCCCGGCGGCCCCGGCGGCCCCCCGCGCCTCGGGCGGCGTGGCCGCGACCGTCGCGGCGAACGGGGGTCCCGCCTCCCGGCCGCCCCCCGTCCCGAGCCCCGCGACCACCAAGGCCCGGAAGCGGAAAACCAAAAAGCCGCCCAAGCGGCCCGAGGCGACCCCGCCCCCCGACGCCAACGCGACCGTCGCCGCCGGCCACGCCACGCTGCGCGCGCACCTGCGGGAAATCAAGGTCGAGAACGCCGATGCCCAGTTTTACGTGTGCCCGCCCCCGACGGGCGCCACGGTGGTGCAGTTTGAGCAGCCGCGCCGCTGCCCGACGCGCCCGGAGGGGCAGAACTACACGGAGGGCATCGCGGTGGTCTTCAAGGAGAACATCGCCCCGTACAAATTCAAGGCCACCATGTACTACAAAGACGTGACCGTGTCGCAGGTGTGGTTCGGCCACCGCTACTCCCAGTTTATGGGGATATTCGAGGACCGCGCCCCCGTTCCCTTCGAGGAGGTGATCGACAAGATTAACGCCAAGGGGGTCTGCCGCTCCACGGCCAAGTACGTGCGGAACAACATGGAGACCACCGCGTTTCACCGGGACGACCACGAGACCGACATGGAGCTCAAGCCGGCGAAGGTCGCCACGCGCACGAGCCGGGGGTGGCACACCACCGACCTCAAGTACAACCCCTCGCGGGTGGAGGCGTTCCATCGGTACGGCACGACGGTCAACTGCATCGTCGAGGAGGTGGACGCGCGGTCGGTGTACCCGTACGATGAGTTTGTGCTGGCGACGGGCGACTTTGTGTACATGTCCCCGTTTTACGGCTACCGGGAGGGGTCGCACACCGAGCACACCAGCTACGCCGCCGACCGCTTCAAGCAGGTCGACGGCTTCTACGCGCGCGACCTCACCACGAAGGCCCGGGCCACGTCGCCGACGACCCGCAACTTGCTGACGACCCCCAAGTTTACCGTGGCCTGGGACTGGGTGCCGAAGCGACCGGCGGTCTGCACCATGACCAAGTGGCAGGAGGTGGACGAGATGCTCCGCGCCGAGTACGGCGGCTCCTTCCGCTTCTCCTCCGACGCCATCTCGACCACCTTCACCACCAACCTGACCGAGTACTCGCTCTCGCGCGTCGACCTGGGCGACTGCATCGGCCGGGATGCCCGCGAGGCCATCGACCGCATGTTTGCGCGCAAGTACAACGCCACGCACATCAAGGTGGGCCAGCCGCAGTACTACCTGGCCACGGGGGGCTTCCTCATCGCGTACCAGCCCCTCCTCAGCAACACGCTCGCCGAGCTGTACGTGCGGGAGTACATGCGGGAGCAGGACCGCAAGCCCCGGAATGCCACGCCCGCGCCACTGCGGGAGGCGCCCAGCGCCAACGCGTCCGTGGAGCGCATCAAGACCACCTCCTCGATCGAGTTCGCCCGGCTGCAGTTTACGTATAACCACATACAGCGCCACGTGAACGACATGCTGGGGCGCATCGCCGTCGCGTGGTGCGAGCTGCAGAACCACGAGCTGACTCTCTGGAACGAGGCCCGCAAGCTCAACCCCAACGCCATCGCCTCCGCCACCGTCGGCCGGCGGGTGAGCGCGCGCATGCTCGGAGACGTCATGGCCGTCTCCACGTGCGTGCCCGTCGCCCCGGACAACGTGATCGTGCAGAACTCGATGCGCGTCAGCTCGCGGCCGGGGACGTGCTACAGCCGCCCCCTGGTCAGCTTTCGGTACGAAGACCAGGGCCCGCTGATCGAGGGGCAGCTGGGCGAGAACAACGAGCTGCGCCTCACCCGCGACGCGCTCGAGCCGTGCACCGTGGGCCACCGGCGCTACTTCATCTTCGGCGGGGGCTACGTGTACTTCGAGGAGTACGCGTACTCTCACCAGCTGAGTCGCGCCGACGTCACCACCGTCAGCACCTTCATCGACCTGAACATCACCATGCTGGAGGACCACGAGTTTGTGCCCCTGGAGGTCTACACGCGCCACGAGATCAAGGACAGCGGCCTGCTGGACTACACGGAGGTCCAGCGCCGCAACCAGCTGCACGACCTGCGCTTTGCCGACATCGACACGGTCATCCGCGCCGACGCCAACGCCGCCATGTTCGCGGGGCTGTGCGCGTTCTTCGAGGGGATGGGGGACTTGGGGCGCGCGGTCGGCAAGGTAGTCATGGGAGTAGTGGGGGGCGTGGTGTCGGCCGTCTCGGGCGTGTCCTCCTTTATGTCCAACCCCTTCGGGGCGCTTGCCGTGGGGCTGCTGGTCCTGGCCGGCCTGGTCGCGGCCTTCTTCGCCTTCCGCTACGTCCTGCAACTGCAACGCAATCCCATGAAGGCCCTGTATCCGCTCACCACCAAGGAACTCAAGACTTCCGACCCCGGGGGCGTGGGCGGGGAGGGGGAGGAAGGCGCGGAGGGGGGCGGGTTTGACGAGGCCAAGTTGGCCGAGGCCCGAGAAATGATCCGATATATGGCTTTGGTGTCGGCCATGGAGCGCACGGAACACAAGGCCAGAAAGAAGGGCACGAGCGCCCTGCTCAGCTCCAAGGTCACCAACATGGTTCTGCGCAAGCGCAACAAAGCCAGGTACTCTCCGCTCCACAACGAGGACGAGGCCGGAGACGAAGACGAGCTCTAAGGGAGGGGAGGGGAGCTGGGCTTGTGTATAAATAAAAAGACACCGATGTTCAAAAATACACATGACTTCTGGTATTGTTTTGCCTTGGTTTTTATTTGGGGGGGGGGGGCGTGTGACTAGAAAAACAAATGCAGACATGTGCTAACGGGAAAACCAACCCCAAACCAACCCCAAACCAACCCCGTCTCCCTGCGACCGGTCGCTTTCCACACCCCCTCCCCGTGGTAGTCTTCCGGGCCTTCCGTCGCGTGTGGGGGCCATCGGTTCGGCTCCTAGCCCCCCCCCCTCACCCCTCCGACCTAATTTTTGTGTCATTCGGCCCACTTTCCCCCCCACTCCACCCCCCCCTCTCAAACAAAAACACAAGCACACGAAGTGGGTATACTTTTGTCCGGTTGTTTGTTTATTTAAAATATATGAAAACACACACCCCCCCCAAGTCCGGATCCTGGAGGCGAGTTAGCGGGACCCCATCATCTGTGACACAAACAGATCGGCGGCCCGGGCCGTGTCCACGTTCACGTGGGCCGCGCTGCTGGCGTTAACTAAGGCGCCGGCCTCCGCGCCGGGCGCCTCGGGTTGGGGTAAGCTCGCGGCGGGGGGAGGCGTGGGTCCCGGCGGCGGCGGAGGGGGGTGGGCGTGTGCGGGGGAGGGCTGATGTAGCGGGGGAGCGGGACCGGGGGTAACCGCAACTGGGGGATACGAGGGTGGGGGGACCGCCCCGGATAGAGGAGGCCCCGGGGGGGCGATGTGCGGCGGCGGCAGATAGACGGCCTTGGCGGGGTAGCGGGGTGGTTGGGCGGGGGTCTCCGTGTCTGCGTGGGGGTGGTGGTAGGGCCCCACCGGCGGATACGGCCCGTAGGGGGCGTGGGTACGCGCGCGCATGTGCGCCAGTTCCTGCTGCAGGGACGTCACCGCCCCCACCAGCGCCGTGATGGTTTCGTGGGGCCCGGAAGCCTGGCGCGCGGCGCGCCGGGAGTCGACCGGGCGCGGCTCGGGGCGGGCCTCGCCCGGGTAATACGGGAAGTCCCGGTCCGGCTCGTCACGGCCGCAGTCGTACTCCGGCTGCTCCACCTCGTGTCGGCGGCGCTTCGCCGACCCCCGGATCCCGTGGTCTCCGGCGGCCGCCGGAAGCCCACCCGCCTGGCGGTCGGCGGCGATGGCCCCCACCAGCGCGGCGATCTGGGCCTCCAGGGGACTGGGGCCCGCGAACAGCATACCCGGGTACGGGTGGGCGGGAGGAGGCGGGTAGTGCGGGGACGGGCCGGCGCCGGGGTGTCCGTAGGCCACCGTCCCCGCGGCCGGCAGGCCGCACGCGGTCAGCGGCGGGTGGCGGGGCGCGGATTGCCCGGTGACGAGCTGATTGTAATGAGAGGCGGGGATCCACAAATAACTCCCGTCGCCGGGCGGCGGAGGGGCCGGGGCGCCCGATGCCGAAACGGGGTTCATATCGGCCGGTGCCGGAAAAGAAGAAGAAGAAGACGACGACGCGACTTGACGCGCACGGACGGCGACCTGCGGCGCGGGAACGCTCGCGGCGGGGGATGTGTCCATGGCACCCGGGGCGCCGGTTTTATACCCGCGCTCCGGCGCAGGGGCAGACTCCGCCCCCCATATTTTAAATTTTTCGCTCGCCTGAAGGTACGTGTGTCCGGCGATCCCGGCCTGCCGCCGCCGCTCGGCCACAAGGCTCCAGCGGTCACGCAGCATCATGTTGTTGACGGCGGTGGAGAGCAGCGTGTGTGTGAGCGCCTCCACGCCGGGGGCCCAGGTGCGCCCGGCCAGCGCGAGCTCGGCCTCGGCGGCCTCGCGTCGCACCCCCTCGCGCGTCGCCGGGTCCAGGTGGCGAAACGGAGCGATGGCCGCGTCTAGGCTGGTGTCGTAGGTGACGATGGTTCCAAGGCGCCGCCCGATGGCGCACAGGGCCACGTGCGCAAACAGGGTGCGGTCGGGCGGAACCTCGTCCCCCCGGCGTTTTGTGGACAGCGAGACCGATGGCAGGTAGTTGGTGATCAGGTACAGCAGACGCTCCTCCCGGGAGAGCGCGGGTCCGCGGCGCTCAAAAATAGCGGCGCTGGCGGCCGTCTCGAGGACGCGCTCCAGCTGCACGCACGCGATCAGCCCCACAAAAAACGGCCCCCGAGGGTCGTTGACCACGGCGAGCACCCGGCCCACCTCGCACCGAGCGCGGTGGTCTACGTTGATCGGCAGGGGGTTCTCCGGAGGCAGGGCCGCACGCACCGTGTCTGGGTCCAGGGCCAGCTCGCCCGGGTCCCCGCTGTCGTACAGGGCCAAAAACCCGGCCACGTAGATGGGCACCGCCCGGTCGGGCAGAGGCGCCTCCAACCGCTCGCGCATTTCCGCCGACGCCATGGGCACCCGCACAAACAAACAAAACGGGAAGGGGGGGGGGGTGGAAGCGGGCAAGGGAATACAGCGATGCCCCCGAACCAACTTACCCACCCACGGGGCCCGCCGTTGTTGCGTGTCCGCCGACGTCCGGGCCGGGACTAAAGCCCGCGTTTCGGGGCGCCGTGCCTTTTGTGACCAGGCGGACCAGAAACAACAACAGAAAAACACCCCACCACCACCACCCCCACCCTTCCCTAGGCCACGGACAGGTACTGGGGAATGAACCCGAGACACAAAAAGTACAACAGGTCGTAGTCGCTGCCCACGTTGAACGTGGCGAATCGCTTGGTGTTTGACGCCAAGCCGATGCGTGCCTGCTGGGCGAGCAGCCCCAGGCCCTGTTCGTATTGTATCCCCAAGGCATCGTGGGCGTTAATAATCTCCCCCACAGGGGTGGTGTTTGTGCGGGTGCGGTTGATGAGCTCCAGCGCGGTGAGGCGCACGAGCGCCGCCTGGCGGGCGCCCGACGACATATCCACCACGCGCCTCGTCGACGCCAGTGGCCGCCCCGCCTGGGCGTCCAGGCACAGGGCGGCCAGCCCCGGAAACAACTGGGTCAGCTCGACCGTGGGGTCTGCCTGATACAGCGGAAGTACATAGTTAACGCACAGCGCCTCCAGGTTGTTGTCGCCGCTTTTTATGGCGCCCGAGTCCAATCCGGACGCCCCCCGAGCGATGGCCTCCGCCGGGACGGCTCCCGGGATCAGCATGCCCAGCTGCAGGCGGTTGTCGAGGCGGTCCGCGTACACGTTGCCGTTCGCGAGGAGCCGCCGAAGCACGGCCAGGGCCGTAATGGTGTTGGCGGTCGCCCGCAGCAGCGTCTGGTCCTCCCACAGGAAGAGGTTGTGGCCGCGTGCCAAAAACGCGGCGGCGGCGCGGTTGACGTCGTCGCGGTGGGCCACGTCGTCGGGGTTCACGCGGGTGCTGGTGTCTCGGGGAACGTCGCCCGGGGCCGCCGGTAGCACCCCGTGGCGCACCAACGTGGCGATCACGACGTGGGTGGCCAGGGCCCCGTGCTCGTAGCGGCCGCCGGCCGCCGCGAACTGCGCTTTGGGCAGCTTGTCGTCGCGGTAGCGGTACTGCGGGCGTCCGCTCTCGTCGCCGATTACCGCGGCCAGACGCGCCAGGTAGCGCGGCAGGCGGGCCAGCAGGTCCCCGAACGCAACGGGAGCGCGATCGCGATCGGGGGAGGACTCGTGGGTGGTTCGGTACAGCAGATACAGACACAGCACGGCGCACTCGAAGGCGGAATAGTGGCGCTGGCCCACGTACAGCCGGCCGCACGACTGCAGAGACAGGACCAGCGCGGTCATGAAGGTCTTGGACATGCGCCCGTCTCGAAAGTCGGCGCTGCGGGTGGTCAGGGGGAAGTCCGCGATGGTGCGTTCCTGGATCGTGCGGTACCAGGTACCAAAGACGACTCCCGACGAACCCGCGGCCCCGCGGCCCGCGTACACCATGTGTAGCAGATCCACGGGGAGGTTGGTATCGTATCGTAGCGGCGGGTCGTTGCGTACGATCTGAACCTCCATCTCCGCGGCGGCGGGGCCCGCGGTGGGCGACGGCGCTGCCCCGTCCGCAGCGCCCTCCCCCCTCGCCTCGGCGTCCCGCGCGGCATCCGCCTCTTCGGCCGCGGCCGCCGCGGTCTCCAGCGCCTCCAGGGCGTCGGCGATGTGATGCACCTGCTGCTCGATCGGGCGTATCCGGCGCTCGATGTCGACGGGCAGCTCGGCGGCCTGGAGGGCGGCGTTCTCCAGGGCCGCCGCGGCCGCGGTGCGCTGGGCCTGCAGCACTGCCGCCCGCTCCGCCGCCGTCTCCCGGGGGATGTTGAACACGGGCAACATCCAGAAGTCCCGGGGGAACTCGGGGGTGATGAAGCTCCTGGAGTCGGCGACGATGAAGCGCCTGTGTTCCCAAACGTCCAGCGCGTCGAAAGGGTAGTACGGGTCCATGTTCGAGGGCGGCGGGCGGGCGACGACGGCGCTCCGGGAAGAATTGGCCGGCGCCCAACACCACGTTCTTTGAGGGGGGGAAAAAAGGGAGAGGCGACAGACGGGGGCGACAGCGGTCGACACCCAGGGGCTGTTGTCGGGTGGGTGTCGCCGGCGACAAATGAGTCCCCGCGCGCCCGCGGGTTCCGCTTAAGCAGGTGAGGATGCTTGGCCAGAAGCGGGGGAGGGGGGGGGGAAAGAAGAGAAAACAAAACGAGGAAAAAAAAAAAAAAACAACACACAGAACCTCACTCGGTTTTGGTCCGGGGTCTGCTCTTGGCGGCCACCGGCACGCAAAAAAGCGCCGCGATTTTCTGAAGCACACCCCCACCCTCCGCAGCGACGCCTACGACCCCTGGGGAGGGGGGGTCGCTCTCTGGTGGGGCCGGATGACCCGCCGTGCCTTCCGGGTCACGTGTCGGGGAGGGGGGCCTTTGCGGTCTGGCGGTCGCGGCGACCCGGCGCCGCGACCGCCGGGTCTGCGGTTCCGGCGGCACGGCATACGTGGACAGGCTTTGGAGCATCCGCACGGCCGCGGTGATGTTGCCGGAGATCTTTTGCGGGACGAGCCGGGTCACGCGGCTGACGCGCAGCGTACGCTGCGCGACAAACACCAAAATAGGACACAGGTAGACGACCTTGTCCCCCGGAGGCGCGAGCGACTGCAGCAGCTTCAGGGAGTGGCGCAGCTGCTTCATGCCCGTGGTCCGCTGTTCGCGTTTGCTGGCCGTGTCCCCGGAAGAAATCGATTTGCATGTCTTTAGCTCCAGGATGACGCACACACCTCCCAACGTTTTGTCATTGGCGAATTCGAACACGCAGATGCAGTCTGGGCGGCGCGGCCCGAGGTCCACTTCGCATATTAAGGTGACGCGCGTGGCCTCGAACAGCGAGCGACCCTGCAGCGACCCGCTCATCAGCGTCAGCAGCGTTCCACAAATCCTGGTGGCGTTGAACTCCCGCACCTCTCGGGCGAACGCCTTGTAGAAGCGGGTATGGCTTCTCACGCCGGCCAACAGCACGCGCCTGCGTTCGGTCAGGCTGCTCGTGCGAGCGGGCCTACCGACGGCCGCGCGGCGTCCCGTCCTAGCCATCGCCAGGGGGCCTCCGGAGCCCGCGGGGATCCGGAGCTGCCCACGCTGCTGCGGGTTTATATAGACGGACCCCACGGGGTGGGGAAGACCACCACCTCCGCGCAGCTGATGGAGGCCCTGGGGCCGCGCGACAATATCGTCTACGTCCCCGAGCCGATGACTTACTGGCAGGTGCTGGGGGCCTCCGAGACCCTGACGAACATCTACAACACGCAGCACCGTCTGGACCGCGGCGAGATATCGGCCGGGGAGGCGGCGGTGGTAATGACCAGCGCCCAGATAACAATGAGCACGCCTTATGCGGCGACGGACGCCGTTTTGGCTCCTCATATCGGGGGGGAGGCTGTGGGCCCGCAAGCCCCGCCCCCGGCCCTCACCCTTGTTTTCGACCGGCACCCTATCGCCTCCCTGCTGTGCTACCCGGCCGCGCGGTACCTCATGGGAAGCATGACCCCCCAGGCCGTGTTGGCGTTCGTGGCCCTCATGCCCCCGACCGCGCCCGGCACGAACCTGGTCCTGGGTGTCCTTCCGGAGGCCGAACACGCCGACCGCCTGGCCAGACGCCAACGCCCGGGCGAGCGGCTTGACCTGGCCATGCTGTCCGCCATTCGCCGTGTCTACGATCTACTCGCCAACACGGTGCGGTACCTGCAGCGCGGCGGGAGGTGGCGGGAGGACTGGGGCCGGCTGACGGGGGTCGCCGCGGCGACCCCGCGCCCCGACCCCGAGGACGGCGCGGGGTCTCTGCCCCGCATCGAGGACACGCTGTTTGCCCTGTTCCGCGTTCCCGAGCTGCTGGCCCCCAACGGGGACTTGTACCACATTTTTGCCTGGGTCTTGGACGTCTTGGCCGACCGCCTCCTTCCGATGCATCTATTTGTCCTGGATTACGATCAGTCGCCCGTCGGGTGTCGAGACGCCCTGTTGCGCCTCACCGCCGGGATGATCCCAACCCGCGTCACAACCGCCGGGTCCATCGCCGAGATACGCGACCTGGCGCGCACGTTTGCCCGCGAGGTGGGGGGAGTTTAGTTCAAACACGGAAGCCCGAACGGAAGGCCTCCCGGCGATGACGGCAATAAAAGAACAGAATAAAAGGCATTGTTGTCGTGTGGTGTGTCCATAAGCGCGGGGGTTCGGGGCCAGGGCTGGCACCGTATCAGCACCCCACCGAAAAACGGAGCGGGCCGATCCGTCCTTGTTTTCGGTCTGGTACTCCCTTTGTGCTTTTACCCTCACCCCACCCCATCCTTTGGCCCGCGCTTACGGCAACAAAGGGCCTCCGATAGCCTCCGAGGTGCGGAGCCTCTTTGGGCCGTGGGTACGGACACCCCCCCCCATCTGCGGACTGGCAGCCGGGACGGACGACCATGGGCCCCGGTCTGTGGGTGGTGATGGGGGTCCTGGTGGGCGTTGCCGGGGGCCATGACACGTACTGGACGGAGCAAATCGACCCGTGGTTTTTGCACGGTCTGGGGTTGGCCCGCACGTACTGGCGCGACACAAACACCGGGCGTCTGTGGTTGCCCAACACCCCCGACGCCAGCGACCCCCAGCGCGGACGCTTGGCGCCCCCGGGCGAACTCAACCTGACTACGGCATCCGTGCCCATGCTTCGGTGGTACGCCGAGCGCTTTTGTTTCGTGTTGGTCACCACGGCCGAGTTTCCTCGGGACCCCGGGCAGCTGCTTTACATCCCAAAGACCTATCTGCTCGGCCGGCCTCGGAACGCGAGCCTGCCCGAGCTCCCCGAGGCGGGGCCCACGTCCCGTCCCCCCGCCGAGGTGACCCAGCTCAAGGGACTGTCGCACAACCCCGGCGCCTCCGCGCTGTTGCGGTCCCGGGCCTGGGTAACATTCGCGGCCGCGCCGGACCGCGAGGGGCTTACGTTCCCGCGGGGAGACGACGGGGCGACCGAGAGGCACCCGGACGGCCGACGCAACGCGCCGCCCCCGGGGCCGCCCGCGGGGACACCGAGGCATCCGACGACGAACCTGAGCATCGCGCATCTGCACAACGCATCCGTGACCTGGCTGGCCGCCAGGGGCCTGCTACGGACTCCGGGTCGGTACGTGTACCTCTCCCCGTCGGCCTCGACGTGGCCCGTGGGCGTCTGGACGACGGGCGGGCTGGCGTTCGGGTGCGACGCCGCGCTCGTGCGCGCGCGATACGGGAAGGGCTTCATGGGGCTCGTGATATCGATGCGGGACAGCCCTCCGGCCGAGATCATAGTGGTGCCTGCGGACAAGACCCTCGCTCGGGTCGGAAATCCGACCGACGAAAACGCCCCCGCGGTGCTCCCCGGGCCTCCGGCCGGCCCCAGGTATCGCGTCTTTGTCCTGGGGGCCCCGACGCCCGCCGACAACGGCTCGGCGCTGGACGCCCTCCGGCGGGTGGCCGGCTACCCCGAGGAGAGCACGAACTACGCCCAGTATATGTCGCGGGCCTATGCGGAGTTTTTGGGGGAGGACCCGGGCTCCGGCACGGACGCGCGTCCGTCCCTGTTCTGGCGCCTCGCGGGGCTGCTCGCCTCGTCGGGGTTTGCGTTCGTCAACGCGGCCCACGCCCACGACGCGATTCGCCTCTCCGACCTGCTGGGCTTTTTGGCCCACTCGCGCGTGCTGGCCGGCCTGGCCGCCCGGGGAGCAGCGGGCTGCGCGGCCGACTCGGTGTTCCTGAACGTGTCCGTGTTGGACCCGGCGGCCCGCCTGCGGCTGGAGGCGCGCCTCGGGCATCTGGTGGCCGCGATCCTCGAGCGAGAGCAGAGCCTGGCGGCGCACGCGCTGGGCTATCAGCTGGCGTTCGTGTTGGACAGCCCCGCGGCCTATGGCGCGGTGGCCCCGAGCGCGGCCCGCCTGATCGACGCCCTGTACGCCGAGTTTCTCGGCGGCCGCGCGCTAACCGCCCCGATGGTCCGCCGAGCGCTGTTTTACGCCACGGCCGTCCTCCGGGCGCCGTTCCTGGCGGGCGCGCCCTCGGCCGAGCAGCGGGAACGCGCCCGCCGGGGCCTCCTCATAACCACGGCCCTGTGTACGTCCGACGTCGCCGCGGCGACCCACGCCGATCTCCGGGCCGCGCTAGCCAGGACCGACCACCAGAAAAACCTCTTCTGGCTCCCGGACCACTTTTCCCCATGCGCAGCTTCCCTGCGCTTCGATCTCGCCGAGGGCGGGTTCATCCTGGACGCGCTGGCCATGGCCACCCGATCCGACATCCCGGCGGACGTCATGGCACAACAGACCCGCGGCGTGGCCTCCGTTCTCACGCGCTGGGCGCACTACAACGCCCTGATCCGCGCCTTCGTCCCGGAGGCCACCCACCAGTGTAGCGGCCCGTCGCACAACGCGGAGCCCCGGATCCTCGTGCCCATCACCCACAACGCCAGCTACGTCGTCACCCACACCCCCTTGCCCCGCGGGATCGGATACAAGCTTACGGGCGTTGACGTCCGCCGCCCGCTGTTTATCACCTATCTCACCGCCACCTGCGAAGGGCACGCGCGGGAGATTGAGCCGAAGCGGCTGGTGCGCACCGAAAACCGGCGCGACCTCGGCCTCGTGGGGGCCGTGTTTCTGCGCTACACCCCGGCCGGGGAGGTCATGTCGGTGCTGCTGGTGGACACGGATGCCACCCAACAGCAGCTGGCCCAGGGGCCGGTGGCGGGCACCCCGAACGTGTTTTCCAGCGACGTGCCGTCCGTGGCCCTGTTGTTGTTCCCCAACGGAACTGTGATTCATCTGCTGGCCTTTGACACGCTGCCCATCGCCACCATCGCCCCCGGGTTTCTGGCCGCGTCCGCGCTGGGGGTCGTTATGATTACCGCGGCCCTGGCGGGCATCCTTAGGGTGGTCCGAACGTGCGTCCCATTTTTGTGGAGACGCGAATAAACGGGTGTGTGGACGCAGCGGCGTCCACGCCCAACCCAACCGACTCCCTCCGTGTCCGCGGTCTGTTTGTTATTGTGTCCGCCGTGCGTCCGCTACCGCCTCTGTTCCTTTCCCTTCTCCATTCCTGTTTCCTTTCCTTTCCCCCCCCATAGTCCCCCGTATAGGCATACAACGGCATCCGTGGGTTAGAAAACGACTGCACTTTATTGGGATATCTCACACAGACTGGCCGTGCTGGGCGCGAGCCAGGCAAACGGTAAGCAGCGCGTCCAGGTACCCGGCGGTTCGCGTGCGGCCAGCCGCCCCCGCCGGCCCGCGGTCAAACGCGGACATCCGGTCGACGTCCCCCACGGTCAGGACCAGGGACGTCACGCCCGTCAGGCGCGCGGTATGCGTGGCCGCGGCCAGGCGTCCGTGGCCGGCGTACAACACGCCCAGGAACGCGCCGAGGTACATGACGTGCTCGGGCGAGACGGACCCCCCCGGGGTCAGGCGTTGCGAGTCCACAAAGCGCAGCAGGGCGGCGCTGTCGGCCCGCGCGTCGCTCCCCACCGGCACGTCCTTGGGCGGGAGGAGGTCGAACATGAGGAGCTGCTCGGCCACGGTCCCGGCCGCCAGCGCGTCGCGGAACAGCCCGTTCATGGCATCGGCCAACGTCGGTTCGTCGGGCGCGGGAACGTACAGGCCGTGGCGCTGGATGTACCGACCGACGAGCCGCACGAGCGCGGGGAAGGGGGACATGCGCCGCTCCCGGTGGATGAGATAGTAGTAGACGGCGAGCTTTTGGGTCGGGCTCAGGGCCAGCGCGGCCCCGAGAAACGCCCGCGGAGCCCCCACCGACCCAAACAGCTTCCACGCCTGCTCCCGGAACCCATGCACGGCGCGGACCTCCTCGCGCGTCAATCCCGACTCGGCGTGGGGCTCCTCCAGCGCCCGGTCGCCGGCGTAGAACACCCACCACAGCTCCCTGAGCGGGGGGCCCGGCGGGGCGGCCTCCTGGAGCCCCGGGGGCGGCAGACTCGCGTCGGGGGCGCTCGGCGGGGGGGCGGAAGAGACGCTCGGGGACACAACACGGTCGATGTGCTTCACTTGCACGAACTCGCTGACGGTGGCCCGCTTGGCCCCCGCGCCCCCGGCCCCGGTCCCGGCCATCGGTCTGGGGGCGCGGGTGCCCGTGATCACGACATCCGTGCGCCGGTCGCGGGCGTCCAGGGGCTGGCGCGGGGCGGGAATGCCGTCAAACAGGCCGCTCACCAGGGGCTCCAGCGAGCTCGGGAGCCGGGGGAGGTGCGCCTGGGCCAGGGCGAATACGTAGGGGGAGGGGGTGTACGCGAAGCGCGAGGAAATGTTGACGATCGCCGGGTGCTCAAATAGCTCGATGACCCTGTCTCGCGCGCGCACGCGCACCCCGGTCACCAGCACCCCCGGGCTGGTTCGCAGCGAGGTGCAGTATTCGGCCAGGCATTCGTCCAGCACTTCAACGTCGTTGGTATTAATCACGTCTCGCTCGGAGCTCACGTTCGGGTTTAGCAGACACACGCTGTCCAGGAACACCTCGTCCTCCCCCACGGGCCGCACGTCCCGCAGGCCGCGCTGGCGGAGCTCGCTTCGTACGTAGTTGGCGACCATGCGGTCTTTGGGGCCTGTCCCCCGGACCACCAGGCCAAACTTGGCAATTTCCCCCGGCTGAGAATCCCGAGGCCGCCCTACGGAATAAACGGACCCCCCGCACACAAAGTAGGCGCGGTTTCTGTCTGCCGTGACGTAAAACACAACGTCCCGGTGGTGCAGGGTGGTGGCATAGCTGAGCTCCATGGCCGGCGAGCCACGGGGCGGACTTGGGGGGGGGAATAGTGGGGTGGTGGGAGGAGGGTGGTGGGAGCAAGGGCTGGCGGTGGCGCGAACGGGACCCGTGGGTTGCTCTCGCGCGTGCCGCCCGCGCGTAGGGTTGTGGCCGGACGGAGGAACTCCCCCCACTGTGGATCGCGGCGTCGGTGCTTGGGCAAACGACGGCTTCCGTCACGCACGGCCGGCCTTTTAAGGACAACTCCGGGCGCATTCCCGACGTGGCCCTCTGGGTGTTTTCTTCGTTTCCTCCCCCAACCCATCTTTCCCCCTGCCTTCCCACTGACTAACCGCCACGTCATCAGCCCGCGGGGGAGGGCGGACGCACGGATGTGCGGCTCGCGAACCACATCCACCCATGATTTGGGCGTCAGGGCGTGGGTGTGAATTTCGGGGGTTCCGGGCCCAACGGCCGAGGTTTATATCCTGCTGGGACGTGACTTCGCCAGGCACTCGCATCCGCGGATACTACCCGGGTGGGGGTTGTGTGTAGAACCCGCGCGGTGCTTGTTTGATTTTGGCCTCCGCCCCCCATCCCTGAAGCTTGGGTCCGGACCCGGGCCCGCGCCGCCAGCACTACTTTCGGTTTTGCTGCCTCGCCGGCTCCCCGCACCGACCATGACAATGCGGGATGATGTTCCTTTGTTGGATCGCGAGCTGGTAGACGAGGCCGCGTGTGGCGGGGAGGACGGAGAACTGCCGCTCGATGAACAGTTTTCGCTGTCCTCGTACGGCACGTCTGATTTTTTTGTCAGTTCGGCCTACTCGCGTCTTCCGCCCCACACCCAGCCGGTCTTTTCCAAGCGGGTGGTGATGTTTGCTTGGTCGTTCCTGGTCCTCAAGCCGCTGGAGCTGGTGGCCGCGGGCATGTATTACGGGTGGACCGGACGGGCGGTGGCGCCGGCATGTATTATAGCCGCCGTCCTCGCCTACTATGTCACGTGGCTGGCACGGGCGCTCCTCCTGTACGTGAACATCAAACGGGATCGCCTGCCGTTGTCGCCACCCGTGTTTTGGGGGTTGTGCGTGATCATGGGCGGCGCGGCCCTGTGCGCCCTGGTGGCGGCCGCCCATGAGACGTTCAGTCCCGACGGGCTTTTCCATTGGATCACCGCCAGCCAGCTGCTGCCCCGCACGGATCCCCTCCGCGCCCGTTCTCTGGGAATCGCCTGCGCGGCCGGCGCCGCCATGTGGGTGGCGGCGGCGGACTGCTTTGCCGCCTTTACCAACTTTTTTCTAGCACGCTTTTGGACCAGGGCCATCTTGAAGGCACCCGTCGCGTTCTAACGGGGGTGTGGCGGGGGGGTATATAAGGCAGGGGCAGCTCGCCCCCGTGCCTGTTGGGCACAGTGGGTGCTCGGGGACAGAGGACGCCGGCCGGTCCTCGGGCCTACGTCTGGGTGTTTTCTTTCTTTTTGCCTCCCAACGCCCCCTTTACGCCTTTCCTCCCCTCGCCTGTTGTTGGTCGGGTTGCCCCTTGGGGTTTTGGCGGCCCGTGGGTTGTTAGTCGCGTCCGCCGGCGGTGAGGCGTTGTGCGGGAGGGGCTTGGCCTTCCCGAGCTCGGCTTGATGGAGCCTGCGAATCCCCCAAGGAACCCAATGGCCGCTCCTGCCCGCGACCCCCCGGGTTACCGGTACGCCGCGGCCATGGTGCCCACCGGCTCCATCCTGAGTACGATCGAGGTGGCGTCCCACCGCAGACTCTTTGATTTTTTCGCCCGCGTGCGCTCCGACGAAAACAGCCTGTATGACGTAGAGTTTGACGCCCTGCTGGGGTCCTACTGCAACACCCTGTCGCTCGTGCGCTTTCTGGAGCTCGGCCTGTCCGTGGCGTGCGTGTGCACCAAGTTCCCGGAGCTGGCTTACATGAACGAAGGGCGTGTGCAGTTCGAGGTCCACCAGCCCCTCATCGCCCGCGACGGCCCGCACCCCGTCGAGCAGCCCGTGCATAATTACATGACGAAGGTCATCGACCGCCGGGCCCTGAACGCCGCCTTCAGCCTGGCCACCGAGGCCATTGCCCTGCTCACGGGGGAGGCCCTGGACGGGACGGGCATTAGCCTGCATCGCCAGCTGCGCGCCATCCAGCAGCTCGCGCGCAACGTCCAGGCCGTCCTGGGGGCGTTTGAGCGCGGCACGGCCGACCAGATGCTGCACGTGCTGTTGGAGAAGGCGCCTCCCCTGGCCCTGCTGTTGCCCATGCAACGATATCTCGACAACGGGCGCCTGGCGACCAGGGTTGCCCGGGCGACCCTGGTCGCCGAGCTGAAGCGGAGCTTTTGCGACACGAGCTTCTTCCTGGGCAAGGCGGGCCATCGCCGCGAGGCCATCGAGGCCTGGCTCGTGGACCTGACCACGGCGACGCAGCCGTCCGTGGCCGTGCCCCGCCTGACGCACGCCGACACGCGCGGGCGGCCGGTCGACGGGGTGCTGGTCACCACCGCCGCCATCAAACAGCGCCTCCTGCAGTCCTTCCTGAAGGTGGAGGACACCGAGGCCGACGTGCCGGTGACCTACGGCGAGATGGTCTTGAACGGGGCCAACCTCGTCACGGCGCTGGTGATGGGCAAGGCCGTGCGGAGCCTGGACGACGTGGGCCGCCACCTGCTGGATATGCAGGAGGAGCAACTCGAGGCGAACCGGGAGACGCTGGATGAACTCGAAAGCGCCCCCCAGACAACGCGCGTGCGCGCGGATCTGGTGGCCATAGGCGACAGGCTGGTCTTCCTGGAGGCCCTGGAGAAGCGCATCTACGCCGCCACCAACGTGCCCTACCCCCTGGTGGGCGCCATGGACCTGACGTTCGTCCTGCCCCTGGGGCTGTTCAACCCGGCCATGGAGCGCTTCGCCGCGCACGCCGGGGACCTGGTGCCCGCCCCCGGCCACCCGGAGCCCCGCGCGTTCCCTCCCCGGCAGCTGTTTTTTTGGGGAAAGGACCACCAGGTTCTGCGGCTGTCCATGGAGAACGCGGTCGGGACCGTGTGTCATCCTTCGCTCATGAACATCGACGCGGCCGTCGGGGGCGTGAACCACGACCCCGTCGAGGCCGCGAATCCGTACGGGGCGTACGTCGCGGCCCCGGCCGGCCCCGGCGCGGACATGCAGCAGCGTTTTCTGAACGCCTGGCGGCAGCGCCTCGCCCACGGCCGGGTCCGGTGGGTCGCCGAGTGCCAGATGACCGCGGAGCAGTTCATGCAGCCCGACAACGCCAACCTGGCTCTGGAGCTGCACCCCGCGTTCGACTTCTTCGCGGGCGTGGCCGACGTCGAGCTTCCCGGCGGCGAAGTCCCCCCGGCCGGTCCGGGGGCGATCCAGGCCACCTGGCGCGTGGTCAACGGCAACCTGCCCCTGGCGCTGTGTCCGGTGGCGTTTCGTGACGCCCGGGGCCTGGAGCTCGGCGTTGGCCGCCACGCCATGGCGCCGGCTACCATAGCCGCCGTCCGCGGGGCGTTCGAGGACCGCAGCTACCCGGCGGTGTTTTACCTGCTGCAAGCCGCGATTCACGGCAGCGAGCACGTGTTCTGCGCCCTGGCGCGGCTCGTGACTCAGTGCATCACCAGCTACTGGAACAACACGCGATGCGCGGCGTTCGTGAACGACTACTCGCTGGTCTCGTACATCGTGACCTACCTCGGGGGCGACCTCCCCGAGGAGTGCATGGCCGTGTATCGGGACCTGGTGGCCCACGTCGAGGCCCTGGCCCAGCTGGTGGACGACTTTACCCTGCCGGGCCCGGAGCTGGGCGGGCAGGCTCAGGCCGAGCTGAATCACCTGATGCGCGACCCGGCGCTGCTGCCGCCCCTCGTGTGGGACTGCGACGGCCTTATGCGACACGCGGCCCTGGACCGCCACCGAGACTGCCGGATTGACGCGGGGGGGCACGAGCCCGTCTACGCGGCGGCGTGCAACGTGGCGACGGCCGACTTTAACCGCAACGACGGCCGGCTGCTGCACAACACCCAGGCCCGCGCGGCCGACGCCGCCGACGACCGGCCGCACCGGCCGGCCGACTGGACCGTCCACCACAAAATCTACTATTACGTGCTGGTGCCGGCCTTCTCGCGGGGGCGCTGCTGCACCGCGGGGGTCCGCTTCGACCGCGTGTACGCCACGCTGCAGAACATGGTGGTCCCGGAGATCGCCCCCGGTGAGGAGTGCCCGAGCGATCCCGTGACCGACCCCGCCCACCCGCTGCATCCCGCCAATCTGGTGGCCAACACGGTCAACGCCATGTTCCACAACGGGCGCGTCGTCGTCGACGGGCCCGCCATGCTCACGCTGCAGGTGCTGGCGCACAACATGGCCGAGCGCACGACGGCGCTGCTGTGCTCCGCGGCGCCCGACGCGGGCGCCAACACCGCGTCGACGGCCAACATGCGCATCTTCGACGGGGCGCTGCACGCCGGCGTGCTGCTCATGGCCCCCCAGCACCTGGACCACACCATCCAAAATGGCGAATACTTCTACGTCCTGCCCGTCCACGCGCTGTTTGCGGGCGCCGACCACGTGGCCAACGCGCCCAACTTCCCCCCGGCCCTGCGCGACCTGGCGCGCCACGTCCCCCTGGTCCCCCCGGCCCTGGGGGCCAACTACTTCTCCTCCATCCGCCAGCCCGTGGTGCAGCACGCCCGCGAGAGCGCGGCGGGGGAGAACGCGCTGACCTACGCGCTCATGGCGGGGTACTTCAAGATGAGCCCCGTGGCCCTGTATCACCAGCTCAAGACGGGCCTCCACCCCGGGTTCGGGTTCACCGTCGTGCGGCAGGACCGCTTCGTGACCGAGAACGTGCTGTTTTCCGAGCGCGCGTCGGAGGCGTACTTTCTGGGCCAGCTCCAGGTGGCCCGCCACGAAACGGGCGGGGGGGTCAACTTCACGCTCACCCAGCCGCGCGGAAACGTGGACCTGGGTGTGGGCTACACCGCCGTCGCGGCCACGGCCACCGTCCGCAACCCCGTTACGGACATGGGCAACCTCCCCCAAAACTTTTACCTCGGCCGCGGGGCCCCCCCGCTGCTAGACAACGCGGCCGCCGTGTACCTGCGCAACGCGGTCGTGGCGGGAAACCGGCTGGGGCCGGCCCAGCCCCTCCCGGTCTTTGGCTGCGCCCAGGTGCCGCGGCGCGCCGGCATGGACCACGGGCAGGATGCCGTGTGTGAGTTCATCGCCACCCCCGTGGCCACGGACATCAACTACTTTCGCCGGCCCTGCAACCCGCGGGGACGCGCGGCCGGCGGCGTGTACGCGGGGGACAAGGAGGGGGACGTCATAGCCCTCATGTACGACCACGGCCAGAGCGACCCGGCGCGGCCCTTCGCGGCCACGGCCAACCCGTGGGCGTCGCAGCGGTTCTCGTACGGGGACCTGCTGTACAACGGGGCCTATCACCTCAACGGGGCCTCGCCCGTCCTCAGCCCCTGCTTCAAGTTCTTCACCGCGGCCGACATCACGGCCAAACATCGCTGCCTGGAGCGTCTTATCGTGGAAACGGGATCGGCGGTATCCACGGCCACCGCTGCCAGCGACGTGCAGTTTAAGCGCCCGCCGGGGTGCCGCGAGCTCGTGGAAGACCCGTGCGGCCTGTTTCAGGAAGCCTACCCGATCACCTGCGCCAGCGACCCCGCCCTGCTACGCAGCGCCCGCGATGGGGAGGCCCACGCGCGAGAGACCCACTTTACGCAGTATCTCATCTACGACGCCTCCCCGCTAAAGGGCCTGTCTCTGTAAAATTGGCTTCTTCTTCCCCAGCTTTCCCTCCACCCGCCCGTCTTTTTTTTTCCTGTTTGGGGCATTGGGTTTGATTTTCCGACGTTGCTTTTACCCACACACACCCCCTGTCCCCGCCCCCCCCAGGGGGGCTTGGACTGGGAGCCGCGATTCCGAGGGCAGGTCCCAATAAAACCCAGACCCGAGCTCCGGGGGACTGATTCTCACCTGGGGCTCCTGCGCACGACAGACCTCCCCGTGCGTGCTGCTGAGCCCTGCCCCGCCCCCTCTCCCACACGGTCGGTGCCCCCCATCTCTGTTTCATCATCGTCCCGGTTGCGTTGCGCTTTCCGGCCCTCCCGCACCCCCGCGTTCCGGTGTCTCGCGGCCCGGCGCCATGATCACGGATTGTTTCGAAGCAGACATCGCGATCCCCTCGGGTATCTCGCGCCCCGATGCCGCGGCGCTGCAGCGGTGCGAGGGTCGAGTGGTCTTTCTGCCGACCATCCGCCGCCAGCTGGCGCTCGCGGACGTGGCGCACGAATCGTTCGTCTCCGGAGGAGTTAGTCCCGACACGTTGGGGTTGTTGCTGGCGTACCGCAGGCGCTTCCCCGCGGTAATCACGCGGGTGCTGCCCACGCGAATCGTCGCCTGCCCCGTGGACCTGGGGCTCACGCACGCCGGCACCGTCAATCTCCGCAACACCTCCCCCGTCGACCTCTGCAACGGGGATCCCGTCAGCCTCGTCCCGCCCGTCTTCGAGGGCCAGGCGACGGACGTGCGCCTGGAGTCGCTGGACCTCACGCTGCGGTTTCCGGTCCCGCTCCCAACGCCCCTGGCCCGCGAGATAGTCGCGCGGCTGGTCGCCCGGGGCATCCGGGACCTCAACCCCGACCCCCGGACGCCCGGGGAGCTCCCCGACCTCAACGTGCTGTATTACAACGGGGCCCGTCTCTCGCTCGTGGCCGACGTCCAGCAACTCGCCTCCGTAAACACCGAGCTGCGGTCGCTCGTCCTCAACATGGTCTACTCCATAACCGAAGGAACCACCCTCATCCTCACGCTCATCCCCCGGCTGCTCGCGCTGAGCGCCCAGGACGGATACGTGAACGCGCTCCTGCAGATGCAGAGCGTCACGCGAGAAGCCGCCCAGCTCATCCACCCCGAAGCCCCCATGCTGATGCAGGACGGCGAACGCAGGCTGCCGCTTTACGAGGCGCTGGTCGCCTGGCTGGCGCACGCGGGCCAACTCGGGGACATCCTGGCCCTGGCCCCGGCGGTTCGGGTGTGTACGTTCGACGGCGCCGCCGTTGTGCAATCCGGCGACATGGCCCCGGTTATCCGCTACCCCTGAGGCGGGGGCAGGCGTGTTGGGAAGGGACCCGCGGAGGAAACGCAAAAAAAACAAGACGTAAATAAAGCGCTGGCATTAACCAACCAACGAGCGTGTGGTTTGTGTTTATTTAAGGAGAAGGGGGGTGTGTGTGTCGAATCTGGGAAGACGCACGTGCGGGAATCCGTTTTCCCGATGTTGTGTTCGCCGACCGTTTTCTTGCTTCCCCCGCCCACCCCCGCACCCCAACCACCCAACCAACGGACAACACTGTTGTAGGGGGGGAAACACAGTTCCGGGAAGGCGTTTATTGCGGAGAGAGGGGGGGAAAGAAAGAGAAACAAAAGAAACGGCAAGAAAGACTCAAGACGTGCGCGTGATCGGAAAAAAGGCCGGGGGGATCCCGGTCGGGGCCGCCAGGTAAATGGCCATGATGACCGCGACCATGAGGTCGTCCGCGGCACCGTTGCGTTTTCCGGAGTACATGCGGACGTCGGTGTTGGGAGAGACGGTTTCGATGAGGTTGTTGAGCTGCTCGGACAGATACTCGACCGGGTCGGTCTGCAGGCGCACCGTCACGGAGACGAGCTCCTGGGACGCCATGACGCCCCCGGAGTTGAACTTTTTGATAAAGTATTCGAAGGCGGGCGTCTTCTGTTTGTTGAGCAGAAAGAAGGGGTACAATACCGCGCCGCCGGGCGGCTCGCAGTGATAGAAGAGGAGCTCGGGCCCCGGGCCGTTGGCCCCCGCCGAGGCCAGGATGCGGTGCATCTCGGTATGCACGTGTGTGGCGATGGCCACGGCCGAGTCCTGGCTGCTGTTGCCCTCGACCGCCACGCGAACGCTGCGAAACGCCCCGGGGTGCAGCGCCAGCACCTGGGCGAGGCTGTGCACGACGCAGCGGGCGATGTCCGCGGGGGCCGATCCCGTGAGCGCGCGGAGGAAAAAGTGCTCCAGGGCGAAGATAATGAAATCGTCGCGGTACCTCCCGACGACCGCGATGCCGGTGCCGGAGGCGCGCGTGTTGGCCGTGAACGCCGGGTCCACGTACACGTACAGCTCGGGGGCCATCAGGCCGCTGTTGGTGGTGGTGGAGGGGCGGTACAGCAGAAACCGCTCCCCCGCCGACTTTGTTAGGACGGGCCGGTCGTCGCCGGTCTCGCGGGCCTGCCCCCCGATGATCTCCTGCATGAAGGAGTCGGGCAGAAACAGATCGGCCGTCCGGCGAACGGCGCCGTCCATCGTGATAAACACGGGTTTGTTCAGGATATAGCAGGAACAGGCCGTGGCGTTGGTGTGCGTCACCACCCGCGGCATGTGGTCGTCGCATATATAGGTGACCACGTTGAGCAGCTCGTCGGCGGCCCCGCGGAGGTTGTACAAAAAGCTCGTGCTGGCCTTCCCGGTGTTGGTCGACGAGACGAAGATGATCTTGCAGTTGGCCTGATTGAGAAAGCCCATAATCGTCTGGACCGCATCCGGGCGAATAAAGTTGGCCTCGTCGACGAAAAGCAGGTTAAAGTCCTGGCCCCGGATTCCCTGGGGACAGACGAAACACACAGCGTATAAGCGCACGTGCGCCCGCGGGCCCCGAGGACGCGCACACGCACCCCCCACCCACGCCCCTTCCGGCACCGGGAAGGGCTCGCACCGCCGGCCGGGCCATGAACGCGCACTTTGCCAACGAGGTCCAATACGATCTCACCCGGGACCCGAGCAGCCCCGCCTCGCTGATTCACGTCATCATCTCCAGCGAGTGCCTGGCGGCGGCGGGGGTCCCGCTGTCCGCCCTCGTGCGCGGCCGCCCCGACGGTGGGGCGGCCGCGAACTTCCGGGTCGAAACCCAGACCCGGGCCCACGCGACCGGCGACTGCACCCCGTGGCGTTCGGCGTTTGCCGCCTACGTGCCGGCGGATGCGGTGGGGGCGATCCTAGCCCCCGTCATCCCGGCGCACCCGGACCTCCTGCCGCGCGTCCCCAGCGCGGGCGGGCTGTTCGTCTCCCTGCCGGTCGCGTGCGACGCCCAAGGCGTGTACGACCCGTACACGGTCGCGGCGCTGCGCCTGGCGTGGGGCCCGTGGGCGACCTGCGCCCGCGTGCTCCTGTTCAGTTACGACGAGCTCGTCCCGCCAAACACGCGATACGCGGCCGACGGCGCGCGCCTCATGCGCCTCTGTCGCCACTTTTGTCGCTACGTCGCGCGGCTGGGGGCCGCGGCTCCCGCCGCCGCGACGGAGGCGGCGGCCCACCTGTCCCTGGGGATGGGGGAAAGCGGCACCCCCACTCCCCAGGCGTCCTCGGTCTCGGGCGGGGCCGGGCCGGCCGTTGTCGGCACCCCAGACCCCCCCATCTCCCCGGAGGAGCAGCTCACGGCCCCGGGAGGCGACACGGCCACCGCGGAGGACGTGTCCATCACGCAAGAGAACGAGGAGATCCTCGCGCTGGTCCAGCGGGCCGTGCAGGACGTCACCCGCCGCCACCCGGTCCGCGCGCGCCCCAAGCACGCGGCCTCCGGCGTCGCCTCGGGGCTCCGCCAGGGCGCCCTGGTCCACCAGGCCGTCAGCGGGGGAGCCCTGGGCGCGTCGGACGCGGAGGCGGTGCTGGCGGGCCTGGAGCCGCCCGGCGGGGGGCGCTTTGCCACCCCGGGGGGCCCCCGGGCCGCGGGCGAGGACGTCCTCAACGACGTGCTCACCCTCGTGCCGGGGACCGCCAAGCCGCGATCGCTGGTCGAGTGGCTGGACCGCGGGTGGGAAGCTCTGGCCGGCGGCGACCGGCCCGACTGGCTGTGGAGCCGTCGCTCCATCTCCGTGGTCCTGCGCCATCACTACGGGACCAAGCAGCGCTTCGTCGTCGTCTCCTACGAGAATTCGGTGGCGTGGGGCGGGCGACGCGCCCGCCCCCCGCGGCTGTCCTCCGAGCTGGCCACGGCCCTGACGGAGGCCTGTGCCGCCGAGCGCGTCGTGCGCCCCCACCAGCTGTCCCCCGCGGCCCAGACGGCGCTGCTGCGTCGCTTTCCCGCGCTCGAGGGACCCCTGCGCCACCCGCGCCCCGTGCTGCAGCCCTTTGACATCGCGGCCGAGGTGGCCTTCGTCGCGCGCATCCAGATCGCGTGTCTGCGGGCCCTGGGCCACTCTATCCGGGCCGCGCTCCAAGGCGGCCCGCGCATCTTCCAGCGCCTGCGCTACGACTTTGGCCCCCACCAGAGCGAGTGGCTAGGGGAGGTGACGCGGCGCTTCCCCGTGCTCCTGGAGAACCTGATGCGCGCCCTCGAGGGGACCGCCCCCGACGCGTTCTTTCACACCGCGTACGCCCTGGCCGTGCTGGCGCATCTGGGCGGCCAGGGCGGTCGGGGGCGGCGGCGGCGGCTCGTCCCTCTCAGCGACGACATCCCCGCCCGCTTCGCCGACTCCGACGCCCACTACGCGTTTGACTACTACAGCACCAGCGGAGACACGCTGCGCCTCACCAACCGTCCAATCGCAGTGGTGATTGACGGTGACGTCAATGGACGCGAGCAGAGTAAATGTCGCTTCATGGAGGGCAGCCCCTCCACTGCCCCACACAGGGTCTGCGAGCAATACCTTCCGGGAGAGAGCTACGCGTACCTCTGCCTTGGGTTCAATCGCCGCCTCTGCGGGCTAGTGGTCTTTCCGGGAGGCTTTGCGTTTACCATTAACACCGCGGCGTACCTCAGCCTCGCAGACCCCGTCGCGCGTGCCGTCGGACTCCGGTTCTGTCGCGGGGCGGCTACGGGACCCGGCCTTGTCCGCTGACGCGTGCTTTTGTTCCACCGCTCACCCACCCCCCCCCCAACTCATACACGCGCTGGCCCCTCTGCTTTTGGTGCGTCTCCGGTCCCTTCCCCACCACCAACCTGGCACAGCGGGCACTCTGGCGTCCCCAGGCGACGCCAGGCCCCCCGGGAGCCGCGGCCCCGCCGGGTCACCGGGGCGCCCCCCCCGACGCGCGCGCCCCCGACCCGGGGCCCGAAGCCGACCTCGTCGCGCGCATCGCCAACTCTGTCTTCGTGTGGCGCGTCGTTCGGGGGGACGAGCGGCTTAAGATTTTTCGGTGCCTCACGGTCCTCACCGAGCCGCTGTGCCAGGTGGCCCTTCCGGACCCCGACCCCGAGCGTGCCCTTTTCTGCGAGATCTTCCTGTACCTGACGCGGCCCAAGGCGCTGCGCCTGCCTTCGAACACGTTCTTTGCCATTTTCTTCTTTAACCGCGAGCGCCGCTACTGCGCCACCGTCCACCTCCGCAGCGTAACGCACCCCCGGACCCCGCTGCTGTGCACCCTAGCCTTCGGCCACCTGGAAGCTGCCTCCCCCCCGGAGGAAACCCCCGACCCCGCCGCCGAACAGCTCGCGGACGAGCCCGTGGCCCACGAGCTCGACGGCGCCTACCTGGTACCCACGGAACCGCCCCCGAATCCGGGGGCGTGCTGTGCCCTGGGTCCGGGGGCCTGGTGGCACCTCCCCGGCGGCCGCATATACTGCTGGGCCATGGATGATGACCTGGGGTCGCTCTGTCCCCCGGGCAGCCGGGCCCGCCATTTAGGATGGCTGCTATCCAGGATTACCGACCCCCCGGGAGGAGGCGGCGCCTGCGCCCCGACGGCCCACATCGATTCCGCCAACGCGCTGTGGCGCGCCCCCGCCGTGGCGGAGGCCTGTCCCTGCGTCGCCCCGTGCATGTGGTCCAATATGGCCCAGCGCACCCTGGCCGTCCGGGGGGACGCGAGCCTGTGTCAGCTCCTCTTCGGGCACCCCGTGGACGCGGTTATCCTGCGGCAGGCGACCCGCCGCCCGCGCATCACGGCCCACCTGCACGAGGTCGTCGTGGGCCGGGACGGCGCGGAAAGCGTCATCCGCCCGACCAGCGCCGGGTGGCGCCTCTGCGTTCTGTCATCGTATACCAGCCGCCTGTTTGCAACGAGCTGCCCCGCGGTCGCGCGGGCCGTGGCCAGAGCCTCATCGTCCGATTACAAATAAACAGTAAGGCTTCCCCCCCGCCATGGCGGGGGGGGGGCTGCGGGCGTGTCGTCCCACACTCGCGTCTGGCTGTGTTTGTCTGTCGGTCGATCTCGGGGAGGGCGGCACCGGGGAAACAGGCACCGCGGGAGGAAGGCGTACTTACGTTCGTGTTGTGGCTGGAGGCAAACACGATCGTGCTGCGCGAGCCGTCCGGGAACGAGAACGAGATGGTTTCCCCCTTGACGTGGTCCACCCGGGACGAGCCAAACCAGCCCCGCAGGCAGGCGTCGATCTCATCAAACACGGGCTCGGTCGCCTTGCGGATGTGGGCCGTGTAGCCTATCTTGATCCCCCGGAAGGACGCGAGCGACAGCGCGATGAGGGGCACCAAAAACCAGGTCTTTCCGTGGCGCCTGGGGACTAGAAACACGGTGGCGCGCTGGCGGAAGTGCCGCACGGCCGTGTCGCTAAACAGGGGGATCTCGAACACGAGCCGCAGGAACGTGTTGACCTGCTCCGCGTGGTCCCCGAGCAGCACGGCGGCCAGAAAGTAGGTCGCGTGCATTAGTATCATTTTCTGGAAGAGCTCCAAGGTGCCGTACGTCTGCCCGTGGGTGGCCACGTCCACCTTGGCCCGTTTCTTCGGGGGGCCCGTAGTCTCCGCGAGACTAGAGGCCCGGAACGAGGTTTTCAACAACTGGGCGAAGTCCCGCACGAAGTGAACCAACTGCCGAAAGGCTTCGGAGCGGTGCAGGGCCTGAAACGTGTTCAGGACGCTGTAGTAGGCGTTGCGTTGGGGCACGGCGTCCTCCGGCGCGCACTCCCGAAACCGCAGGCGCGCCACCGCCCGCACCAGCTCGGGGGCCAGGAACTCCAGCTTGGCCGTGTGGTCGCCCCCAAAGTCACGCCCCCTGAGTTGCGCCGGCACCAGGCTATTAAACAGCAACCGCCGCGCGACGGCCGAGAAGAGCGGCGAGTGCTCGCAGCAGTCGTGGAGCGTCCCGACGCCCGGGACCACGGTCTGGTGGCGCTTGGGCGTCGCGGTGGCAAAATCCAAAAAAGGGACGCGCAGCGCATCGCCGCCGAGCGTCAGGCCCGCCGACGCCTCGTCGACGCCCACCTTCTGTTGCCTCTGTTTCTCCAGGCGCTCCAGGTACTGCTGCACGTCGGACGCCAGCTGCTGGCCAAACATCGCGGGCGAGGCGGGGGCGGCTGAGGTCAGGGGGGTCGGGGCGAAGGAGTCCGACGTCGGGCGCGCGCGGGGGCGGCGAGATGAGCCGAGACGCCAGCCACGCGGCCCTGCGCCGACGTTTGGCCGAGACGCACCTCCGGGCCGAGGTGTACAGGGACCAGACCCTGCAGCTACACCGGGAGGGCGTGAGTACACAAGATCCTAGGTTTGTTGGCGCCTTTATGGCCGCCAAGGCGGCCCACTTGGAATTGGAGGCGCGGCTAAAGTCCCGCGCGCGCTTAGAGATGATGCGACAGCGAGCGACCTGTGTTAAAATTCGCGTGGAAGAGCAAGCGGCGCGACGTGATTTTCTAACCGCACACCGACGGTACCTCGATCCCGCGCTTAGCGAGCGCCTGGACGCGGCGGACGATCGTCTTGCGGACCAGGAGGAGCAGCTCGAAGAGGCCGCGGCGAACGCGTCTCTGTGGGGGGACGGCGACCTGGCGGACGGATGGATGAGTCCGGGCGACAGCGACCTGCTAGTCATGTGGCAGCTGACATCAGCCCCCAAGGTGCACACCGACGCTCCTTCAAGGCCTGGCTCGCGTCCTACATACACTCCCTCAGCCGCCGGGCGTCCGGACGCCCAAGCGGCCCCTCCCCCCGAGACGGCGCCGTCTCCGGAGCCCGCCCCGGGTCCCGCCGCCGATCCAGCTTCCGGGAGCGGCTTCGCGCGGGACTGTCCCGATGGCGAGTGAGCCGCTCGTCTCGTCGCCGCTCGTCCCCCGAGGCCCCCGGCCCTGCGGCCAAGCTAAGGCGCCCGCCCCTGCGCAGGTCCGAGACGGCCATGACCTCGCCCCCGTCGCCCCCCTCGCACATCCTGTCCCTCGCGCGCATCCACAAGCTATGCATCCCCGTATTCGCCGTCAACCCCGCCCTCCGCTACACGACCCTGGAGATCCCCGGGGCCCGCAGCTTCGGGGGCTCGGGGGGGTACGGCGAGGTGCAGTTGATTCGCGAACACAAGCTCGCCGTGAAGACCATCCGGGAAAAAGAGTGGTTTGCCGTGGAGCTCGTCGCGACCCTGCTCGTGGGGGAGTGCGCTCTTCGCGGCGGCCGCACCCACGACATCCGCGGCTTTATCACCCCGCTCGGGTTCTCGCTGCAGCAGCGCCAGATCGTGTTCCCCGCGTACGACATGGACCTCGGCAAGTACATCGGCCAGCTGGCGTCCCTGCGCGCGACCACCCCCTCCGTCGCGACGGCCCTCCACCACTGCTTCACAGACCTGGCGCGCGCCGTGGTGTTCCTGAACACCAGGTGCGGGATCAGCCACCTGGACATCAAGTGCGCCAACGTCCTCGTGATGCTGCGATCGGACGCGGTGTCGCTCCGGCGGGCCGTCCTGGCCGACTTTAGCCTGGTGACCCTGAACTCCAACTCCACGATATCCCGGGGCCAGTTTTGCCTCCAGGAGCCGGACCTCGAGTCCCCCCGGGGGTTTGGGATGCCCGCCGCCCTGACCACGGCCAACTTTCACACTCTGGTGGGGCACGGGTACAACCAGCCACCGGAGCTCTCGGTAAAGTACCTCAACAACGAGCGGGCCGAGTTTAACAACCGCCCCCTGAAGCACGACGTCGGGCTGGCGGTCGATCTCTACGCCCTGGGGCAGACGCTGCTGGAGCTGCTGGTTAGCGTGTACGTGGCCCCGAGCCTGGGCGTCCCCGTGACCCGCGTCCCGGGCTACCAGTACTTTAACAACCAGCTCTCGCCGGACTTTGCCGTGGCCCTCCTCGCCTATCGCTGCGTTCTGCACCCCGCCCTCTTTGTCAACTCGGCCGAGACCAACACCCACGGCCTGGCGTATGACGTGCCGGAGGGCATCCGGCGCCACCTTCGCAATCCCAAGATTCGGCGCGCGTTCACGGAGCAGTGTATAAATTACCAGCGCACGCACAAGGCCGTCCTGTCGTCGGTGTCGCTGCCGCCCGAGCTGAGGCCGCTGCTGGTGCTGGTCTCCCGCCTCTGTCACGCCAACCCGGCCGCGCGCCACTCTCTGTCGTGAGGATCCCTTCCGCCCTCGAGCTCTTCGGCTGCTCGTAAAAATGGCGGCCGCCGCAACACCCGGCGCCAAGCGCCCCGCGGACCCCGCCCGCGACCCCGATAGTCCCCCGAAGCGGCCCCGACCCAACAGCCTAGATCTGGCGACCGTCTTTGGGCCCCGCCCCGCCCCACCCCGCCCCACGTCACCGGGGGCCCCGGGTTCCCATTGGCCCCAGAGCCCCCCACGTGGGCAACCCGACGGCGGGGCCCCGGGCGAAAAGGCCCGGCCCGCGTCCCCGGCCCTCTCTGAGGCCTCATCCGGCCCGCCAACCCCCGACATTCCCCTCTCGCCGGGGGGCGCACACGCCATCGACCCGGACTGCAGCCCCGGTCCCCCGGACCCCGACCCGATGTGGTCGGCGTCGGCGATCCCCAACGCACTGCCCCCCCATATCTTGGCGGAAACGTTCGAGCGCCACCTGCGCGGCCTGCTGCGCGGCGTCCGCTCCCCTCTGGCCATCGGGCCCCTGTGGGCTCGCCTGGACTATCTGTGCTCCCTCGTCGTGTCGCTGGAGGCGGCCGGCATGGTGGACCGCGGGCTCGGCCGGCACCTCTGGCGCCTGACGCGCCGCGCCCCCCCGTCCGCCGCCGAAGCCGTCGCCCCCCGCCCGCTTATGGGATTTTACGAGGCGGCGACGCAAAACCAGGCCGACTGCCAGCTCTGGGCCCTGCTTCGGCGGGGCCTGACGACCGCCTCCACGCTGCGGTGGGGCGCGCAGGGTCCGTGCTTCTCGTCCCAGTGGCTCACCCACAACGCCAGCCTGCGGCTGGACGCCCAGTCGTCGGCGGTGATGTTCGGGCGGGTGAACGAGCCGACGGCCCGAAACCTGCTGTTTCGCTACTGCGTGGGCCGCGCGGACGCGGGCGTCAACGACGACGCCGACGCCGGGCGCTTCGTCTTTCACCAACCCGGGGACCTCGCCGAGGAGAACGTGCACGCGTGCGGGGTCCTCATGGACGGCCACACGGGCATGGTGGGGGCGTCCCTGGACATCCTCGTGTGCCCCAGGGACCCTCACGGCTACCTGGCCCCCGCCCCCCAGACCCCCCTGGCCTTCTACGAGGTTAAGTGCCGAGCCAAGTACGCGTTCGACCCCGCGGACCCCGGCGCCCCCGCGGCCTCCGCGTACGAGGACCTGATGGCGCGGCGATCGCCGGAGGCGTTCCGGGCGTTCATCCGGTCCATCCCCAACCCCGGCGTGCGCTACTTCGCGCCCGGGCGCGTTCCGGGCCCGGAGGAGGCGCTCGTCACCCAAGACCGGGACTGGCTCGATTCCCGCGCCGCCGGCGAAAAAAGGCGATGCTCCGCCCCGGATCGGGCGCTGGTGGAGTTAAATAGCGGCGTTGTCTCGGAGGTGCTTCTGTTTGGCGTCCCCGACCTTGAGCGTCGCACCATCTCTCCCGTGGCCTGGAGCTCCGGGGAGCTGGTTCGCCGCGAGCCCATCTTCGCCAACCCCCGCCACCCGAACTTCAAACAGATCTTGGTGCAGGGATACGTCCTCGACAGCCACTTTCCCGACTGCCCCCTGCAACCGCACCTGGTGACGTTCCTCGGCAGGCACCGCGCGGGCGCGGAGGAGGGCGTGACGTTCCGCCTGGAGGACGGCCGCGGAGCGCCCGCCGGGCGTGGCGGGGCCCCCGGACCCGCCAAGGCATCGATCCTCCCGGACCAGGCCGTTCCGATCGCCCTGATCATCACCCCCGTCCGCGTCGAGCCGGGGATCTACCGGGACATCCGGCGAAACAGCCGCCTGGCCTTCGACGATACGCTCGCCAAGTTATGGGCCTCGCGTTCTCCGGGGCGCGGCCCTGCTGCTGCCGACACAACGTCATCACCACCGACGGCGGGGAGGTCGTCTCGCTGACCGCCCACGAATTTGACGTCGTGGACATCGAGTCCGAAGAAGAGGGTAACTTCTACGTGCCCCCCGACGTGCGCGTGGTCACCCGGGCGCCGGGGCCCCAGTACCGGCGCGCATCGGACCCCCCATCGCGTCACACCAGACGGCGGGACCCCGACGTGGCCCGCCCTCCTGCCACGCTCACGCCCCCACTCTCTGATAGCGAATAAAGACAGAAATGATTGTCCGTATTTGGTCGTATGTGTGGTATTTTTTGTTGTATAGTACGGGGGAGGAGGGGGGTGGTGGCCGAAAGAAAAGGAAGGGGTGGGGGGAAAATAAACACCACAAAAAAAAAAACACACACACACGCGCGCCGAAGTATGGTGAAACGCACAACGTCGGTTTATTAAAACGAACGAAACGGCTACCATCGCCGAACGGTGCTGTACACCGGCTCCCCCGCGGACCTTGGCGCATACCCCTCCACGGTGTCGTAAATGGGCTCGGCGTCGGGCACAGGCCCGGGGCGTTGCACTCGGGCGTAGAGCTCGGCCTCGTGGTCGGGGGCCACTTCGTCGTAGATCGGGTCCCCGTCGGAATCCCCATACCGGTCGATCTCGGCGTGGTGGGACACGCTCGCGTAGGGGGTTTCCGCGTAGCCCGGGTCTCCGGGCGGCCCGCCACGCCTAGAACCGCGCATGGAGCTGCGTACGCGTCGAAGCGCCGAATGGGCGCGGTGCCGGGTGTCGCGCATGCGCACGAAAAATTTAGTGTGGTGTCGCCGGTGATACAGGTAGGCGCGCGTGCACCGAAGCACGGCCATGGCGAGGGCAAAGGCGGCGACGAGCGCCAGGGCGACGCGGACTCCCGTCTGGGCCCCCGGCCACTGCTGCTCCACCACGTAGTAGCCACCGGTGTGGTAGTGCTCGCAGGCCAGGCCGACGATGCCGGTGGCGGCGATGGCCCCGAGGTGGGGGCCCACCAACACGCGCACGTAGTGACACAGCACCCCCTCGACCACCAACAACAGCGACACGACAAGCAGGGCGAACAGCGTCGTCAGGCAGATGAGCATGCTCGGGGCGGAAAAGTTGAAGTTCAGGGCGGCGATCGTGTTCAACGAGACCGCGGCGGCGGCCGTGCACAGGAGGGTGCCCAGTAATAAGGCGTTTGTCATTACTGCCCGCACCGGACCGACGATACGATGGTGCGTCGGCGCCGGGTCAATCAGGCCGTGAACCTGACGCAGGTACGTCCCGCTCAGGACCCCCCTGGTGCAAAAATGGGCCGCGAGATACACGAGGCACGCAAAGTGCAGGACGTAGATAAGGTGGGCCAGCTGGCTGATGCGGTGGGCCAGCAGCAGGACTGTGATCTGCAACAGCCACGCGCAGACGTTTCCGGCGATTAGCGTGGCGTGTGGCATCGCCATACGGGCCGCCGCCAGGCGACGGGCCGCATCCAGCGCGCGCTCGTAGCGCGAGGTCACCGCGCCCACCGCGGCGTACACGGCCGCCGCCAGCAACAGCGTAGACGTAATTGCGTACGTGGCCAGCAGGCTCTGCGTGTCCAACCGGAGGGGGACGGCTACACCCCCGCGCACCTCGACCGTGGCGTTCGCCTTCGCATAAGAGGTCGCGGGGGCGTAAAGGCAGGGAAACCTGTCCCGGAACACAGAGGCCAGCACCAGGAGCCCCACGACGCAGATGGCCGAGACGATGAACGTCGCCACCTGCACACACCAGACCCACCACGCCGCCCGCGCCCCGGGCGCGACGTCGGCGCCCGGCGCGGCCTCGGGGGATCCCCTGGGGGCCCGGCGTCCCATCGGGGATGACGAGTGCGAGCAGTACACGTCGAGTGTATCGCTGGCGCGGATGCTTTACGGGGGGGATTTGGCCGAGTGGGTTCCCCGGGTCCACCCGAAAACAACGATCGAGCGGCAGCAACACGGACCCGTCACCTTCCCGGACGCGAGCGCCCCGACGGCCCGGTGCGTAACTGTGGTCCGCGCGCCAATGGGCTCGGGAAAAACTACCGCGCTGATCCGCTGGTTGGGGGAAGCGATCCACTCTCCGGACACGAGTGTGCTGGTCGTCTCCTGTCGTCGGAGTTTTACTCAGACCCTGGCGACGCGGTTCGCTGAGTCAGGGTTGCCCGACTTCGTCACCTACTTCTCATCCACCAATTACATCATGAACGACCGCCCCTTCCACCGTCTCATCGTGCAGGTGGAAAGTCTTCATCGCGTGGGCCCGAACCTGTTGAACAACTACGACGTGCTCGTCCTGGACGAAGTCATGTCGACGTTGGGCCAACTGTACTCGCCGACGATGCAGCAGCTGGGCCGCGTCGACGCGTTGATGCTGCGCCTGCTGCGCACGTGCCCGCGGATCATCGCCATGGACGCCACCGCCAACGCGCAGCTGGTGGACTTTCTGTGCAGCCTCCGGGGCGAAAAGAACGTTCACGTGGTCATCGGGGAGTACGCCATGCCCGGATTTTCGGCGCGCCGTTGTCTGTTTCTCCCGCGCCTGGGGCCCGAGGTCCTGCAGGCGGCCCTGCGCCCGCCGGGGCCGGCGGGCGGGGCGCCCCCCCCGGACGCCCCCCCGGACGCCACCTTCTTCGGGGAGCTGGAGGCGCGCCTGGCCGGCGGAGATAACGTCTGCATCTTCTCGTCGACGGTCTCCTTCGCGGAGGTCGTTGCCAGGTTCTGCCGGCAGTTTACGGACCGCGTGCTGCTGCTCCACTCGCTCACCCCGCCCGGCGACGTGACCACATGGGGCCGGTACCGGGTGGTCATCTACACAACGGTCGTGACGGTGGGCCTTAGCTTCGATCCGCCGCACTTTGACAGCATGTTCGCCTACGTGAAACCCATGAACTACGGGCCGGACATGGTGTCCGTGTACCAGTCGCTGGGGCGGGTACGGACTCTCCGCAAGGGGGAGCTGCTGATCTACATGGACGGGTCCGGGGCGCGCTCGGAGCCCGTCTTTACGCCCATGCTGCTCAACCACGTGGTGAGCGCCAGCGGGCAGTGGCCGGCACAGTTTTCCCAGGTGACGAACCTGTTGTGCCGCCGGTTCAAAGGGCGCTGCGACGCGTCGCACGCCGACGCGGCGCAGGCGCGGGGGTCGCGCATCTACAGCAAATTCCGGTACAAGCACTACTTCGAGAGGTGCACGCTGGCGTGCCTCGCGGACAGTCTTAACATCCTCCACATGCTTCTGACCCTCAACTGCATGCACGTGCGGTTCTGGGGCCACGACGCCGCGCTGACCCCGAGGAACTTTTGTCTGTTTTTGCGGGGGATACATTTTGATGCCCTGAGGGCCCAGCGGGATCTGCGGGAGCTGCGCTGCCAGGACCCCGACACGTCCCTGTCGGCCCAGGCCGCCGAGACGGAGGAGGTGGGCCTTTTCGTCGAAAAGTACCTCCGGCCGGACGTCGCGCCGGCCGAGGTGGTCGCGCTCATGCGCGGCCTCAACAGCCTGGTCGGCCGCACGCGGTTCATCTACCTGGTGCTGCTGGAGGCCTGTCTTCGCGTCCCCATGGCCGCCCATAGCAGCGCCATCTTCCGGCGGCTTTACGACCACTACGCCACGGGCGTCATCCCCACGATCAACGCCGCCGGAGAGCTGGAGCTTGTGGCCCTACACCCCACCCTAAACGTCGCCCCCGTCTGGGAGCTGTTCCGTCTGTGCAGCACCATGGCCGCGTGCCTGCAGTGGGACTCGATGGCCGGGGGGTCGGGGCGAACCTTTAGCCCCGAGGACGTGCTGGAGCTGCTGAACCCCCACTACGACCGCTACATGCAGCTGGTGTTCGAACTGGGCCACTGTAACGTGACCGACGGCCCCTTGCTGTCGGAGGACGCGGTTAAGCGCGTGGCCGACGCCCTGAGCGGCTGCCCCCCGCGCGGGTCCGTGAGCGAGACGGAGCACGCGCTGTCGCTGTTCAAGATCATCTGGGGCGAACTGTTCGGGGTGCAGCTGGCCAAGAGCACGCAGACGTTTCCCGGGGCGGGGCGCGTTAAAAACCTCACCAAGCGAGCCATCGTGGAGCTGCTGGACGCCCACCGCATCGACCACAGCGCCTGCCGGACGCACAGACAGCTGTACGCGCTGCTGATGGCCCATAAGCGGGAGTTTGCGGGCGCGCGCTTCAAGCTGCGCGCGCCCGCGTGGGGGCGCTGCTTGCGCACGCACGCCTCCGGCGCCCAGCCCAACACTGACATCATTCTCGAGGCGGCTCTGTCGGAGCTTCCCACCGAGGCCTGGCCCATGATGCAGGGGGCGGTGAACTTTAGCACCCTATAAGTCTGGGGCCGCGCTCGTTCGATACACGGCAACCCCCGGGCGTCGTGGCATGGAAGCCCCCGGCATCGTTTGGGTGGAGGAGAGCGTCAGCGCCATTACCCTATACGCGGTATGGCTGCCCCCGCGCACGCGCGACTGCCTCCACGCCCTGCTGTATCTGGTCTGTCGCGACGCCGCGGGGGAGGCGCGCGCGCGCTTCGCGGAGGTGTCCGTTGGTTCGTCCGACCTGCAGGACTTCTACGGCTCCCCCGACGTCTCGGCCGCCGGGGCCGTCGCGGCCGCCCGCGCCGCGACGGCCCCGGCCGCCTCCCCGCTGGAGCCCCTGGGGGACCCGACCCTGTGGCGGGCGCTGTATGCGTGCGTTCTGGCGGCCCTGGAGCGCCAGACGGGGCCGGTGGCCCTCTTCGTCCCGCTGCGCCTGGGCTGGGACCCGCAGACGGGTCTGGTCGTGAGGGTCGAAAGGGCGTCGTGGGGCCCGCCGGCCGCTCCTCGCGCCGCCCTCCTGGACGTGGAGGCCAAGGTCGACGTCGACCCGCTGGCCCTGTCCGCGCGCGTCGCCGAGCACCCCGGCGCGCGGTTGGCGTGGGCGCGCCTGGCCGCCATTCGCGACAGCCCCCAGTGCGCGTCCTCCGCCTCGCTCGCCGTCACCATCACGACGAGGACCGCGCGTTTTGCGCGCGAATACACCACCCTGGCGTTTCCGCCGACCAGGAAGGAGGGCGCCTTCGCGGACCTGGTCGAGGTGTGCGAGGTCGGCCTGCGGCCCCGCGGACACCCGCAGCGGGTCACGGCGCGGGTGCTGCTGCCGCGCGGCTACGACTACTTCGTGAGCGCCGGCGACGGGTTCTCCGCCCCGGCGCTGGTCGCCCTCTTCCGGCAGTGGCATACCACGGTCCACGCCGCCCCCGGAGCCCTGGCCCCCGTCTTCGCTTTTCTGGGGCCCGGGTTTGAGGTCCGGGGAGGGCCCGTCCAATACTTTGCCGTGCTGGGATTTCCGGGCTGGCCCACGTTTACCGTGCCGGCCGCCGCCGCCGCCGAGTCGGCGCGTGACCTGGTGCGGGGCGCCGCGGCCACCCATGCCGCGTGCCTGGGGGCCTGGCCCGCGGTGGGCGCCAGGGTCGTCCTGCCCCCGCGGGCATGGCCGGCCGTGGCCTCGGAGGCGGCCGGCCGCCTCCTGCCCGCCTTTCGGGAAGCGGTGGCGCGGTGGCACCCCACGGCCACCACCATCCAACTACTCGACCCCCCGGCGGCCGTCGGGCCGGTCTGGACGGCGCGGTTTTGTTTCTCCGGGCTCCAGGCCCAGCTCCTGGCCGCCCTCGCGGGCCTCGGGGAGGCCGGGCTGCCGGAAGCCCGGGGGCGGGCGGGCCTGGAAAGGCTGGACGCGCTGGTGGCGGCCGCCCCCTCGGAGCCCTGGGCCCGGGCCGTGCTGGAGCGCCTGGTGCCGGACGCGTGCGACGCCTGCCCCGCGCTCCGGCAGCTGCTCGGCGGGGTCATGGCCGCCGTCTGCCTGCAGATCGAGCAGACGGCCAGCTCGGTGAAGTTTGCGGTCTGCGGCGGCACCGGGGCTGCGTTCTGGGGGCTGTTCAACGTGGACCCCGGGGACGCGGACGCCGCGCACGGCGCGATCCAGGACGCCCGCCGGGCCCTCGAGGCGTCCGTGCGCGCCGTACTTTCGGCCAACGGCATACGCCCGCGCCTCGCCCCCTCCCTGGCGCCAGAGGGCGTCTACACCCACGTCGTCACCTGGAGCCAGACCGGGGCGTGGTTCTGGAACTCCCGCGATGACACCGACTTCCTGCAGGGATTTCCTCTCCGCGGGCCCGCGTACGCCGCGGCGGCCGAGGTTATGCGCGACGCGCTGAGACGAATCCTCCGGCGGCCGGCCGCCGGCCCGCCGGAGGAGGCCGTGTGCGCGGCCCGGGGCGTCATGGAGGACGCCTGTGACCGCTTTGTCCTGGATGCCTTCGGGAGGCGTCTGGACGCGGAGTACTGGAGCGTTCTGACCCCCCCAGGCGAGGCCGACGACCCCCTGCCCCAAACGGCCTTCCGCGGAGGCGCCCTGCTGGACGCGGAGCAATACTGGAGACGCGTCGTGCGCGTATGTCCCGGGGGCGGGGAGTCGGTCGGCGTCCCCGTGGATCTGTACCCGCGGCCCTTGGTGCTCCCCCCCGTGGACTGCGCCCATCACCTGCGCGAGATCCTGCGCGAGATTCAACTGGTGTTTACGGGGGTTCTGGAAGGCGTGTGGGGCGAGGGCGGGAGCTTTGTGTACCCTTTCGAGGAAAAGATGCGGTTTCTGTTTCCCTGAATTTGGTCAATAAACCGGGGCCCCGTGCTCCAACTTACCCCCCGCGTGTGCGCGCGTCCGTATTTACTGGCACGCGCCGGTTGTGGTTTTCTTCTATTTCTTTGTTCCCTCTATCATGTCTTTCCACCACCAGCACCACCACCCCCCCACTTTCCTCCTTCGGTGCACAAGACACACACACAGGCCCACCACCATCCCCCGAGAGATGACACGACAGGTGGGGAACGTTCCATAAAAAACACGTTTATTTTCCGGAGTTAGCAAAACCGATAGAAAAGCGACGAGGTCCGTCGTTTGGGGCTCCCCGAAAGCCACCAATACACCAGAGCCGAACGCAGGTCCTTGGAATTCCAGCAGCTTCCCATGACGCCGGCCGGGTTATAGGCCACACAGTCCGTGCGGGGGACGGGCCCGGGCAACTGCAACGCAGAGCTCTGCGGGGTGGCGCAAAACAGGGCCGAGAGGACGGGGGGCGGATTGTTGGCCAGCAGGTAGTGGGCCATGTACCAGTGGGGCAGGACTAGCTCGTCGTCGAAGGGCTTCACGCCCGCCATGCACATTAGCGTGTTCAGGATCCAGTGGCAGCTGCGGAGGAGAAGGCAGCGGACGCGCTCGAAGGGAGACGCGTGGCGGGCCACGACCCCCAACCACGCCGACACCTTGACGAACAGCGAGGGCGTGGCGTGGCTCCGGGGACAGTTCTCCAGGTACATCAGCAGGCAGACGAGCTCGAAGTCCCGGAGGTCCGTGGGGCGAAACAAGGAGAGCCGGTGCAGCAGAACGAGGGGGGGCACGGCCAGGCTGTGCACGTGGTCCTCGTTGGCCGTGAGGACGACGACCGCAAAACCGCGATACGTCGGCTGGTCCCCGCAGCGCTTAAAGTAATCCTCCGACGCCACGTACGCGTCGTCGGAACTCCCGTCCAGAACGAACCGCAACCGCCCCCTGGGGGTGACGTCAACGCGCAGGACGCTGGTCGCGGTAAACCGCGGCTGGCGATCGCTGACCTGGCGCACCTCGCAGGCCATGCGCAGCAGCGCCTGGTTGCTGATCCCCTCCGCCACCTCGACCAGACTGCGGTCCCCGGCGATGGCCTGTTTGAGGATGGCGGCGGCCGTTCCCTCATCGGCGGGCGTGGGGTCGGCCATCCCTGCGTTCGACGCCCCAGCCCTGGTCCGGCGCACCCCTCGGCGTTCTCCCGGGCGACCGGGATCGGGTCCGGGTCCGGGACCGGGACCCGCCCCGCGGGGACGCGCTCGCCCGGAAATCGGCGGGGGTTGGGGAGGGGGGCCGGGGCAGAGCCGCGTGCTGTACGTCCGCCACGAACAGGGCCGCGACGTCTGTCAGGTACGTCTGCAGGCGGGTTTTCTTAAAGACCGCCTCCCATAACTCCTCCTCCCCTAGGATGACATCGGAGCCGGTGATGAGCGCGCCCGCTCGGGGGGCGCGAAGCACGTACTCGAAATACGGGGCCACGAAGGAGGCGATCGCCCCGCTAGAGTACGAGATCGACGTTTCCTGGCCCTGGTTGTTGCGGTGGCGCAGAATCTTGAAGCAGCGCACCAGCTCGTGCTCCCAGAGGCGCGACAGGCGCTCGAGGTCCTGGCCGTACGCGGGGATGTACTGGTGCTGGAAACTGTTGGCCACGTACGTGTCGTCGTCCATGGACTTGCTGACGTCGATAATGTCGTAGTCGGCCCGGAGAAGATCCGCCTCCGCCGGGCGGCCCGCGCCTCCCCCGGCCGCCCGGTCCGCCGCGCGCTGCTCCCGCTCCAGCGCCCCCGCCTGGGCGCGCCGCAGCTCGCGGTCGCGCGCCTGCAGCTGGGTCGCCAGACCCGCGTTCGTCTCTCGCAGGCGTTCTATGGTTCCAAAGAGATTATTGATATAGCCCTCCAGCATGCCGTTGATGTTGTTGACCACGGCCGTCTGAAACGCCTGGCGAAGCTGCTGCGGTCGCGCCCCCGGGTCCTGGGGCGCCGACCCGCGGCCGGTGCCGCCCTTGCCGAACCCAGGGAGGGTGTGGTCGACGGCGGGGGTGTCGATCAGGTGCCCCCCCGCCTCGTCCAAGTAGGCGCGTACCGTGTCGTTGATGTCGCCCACGTGGCGCATGCCCTTCATGTTGATGATGAGCCGCACGAGACGCGAGGCGGCCGAGCCGGCCTTCGTCTCGTCATCCTCCCCCAGCGCCTTATTGACGACCCGCGCGGCGCCAGCCACCCCGCGCTCGCTGTCGCTCTTGCGCCCCAACAGCACCTTGACGGACGCGGTGTTGCGCAGACGGCAGATGTGCGCGTGTTCCCGGAGGGCGTGGCACGCGACGATCTCGGGGCACAGCCGCTGAACGGGCGAATCGAAGACCAGGCGGTCGCCGGTCCACAGGGGGGGGCACAGCACCAGGCACTCGCCGCGCTGCCCGCTGACCGGGTCGCGCACCAGCCACTCCCCCCGGCGATGGTTGTAGTAGATGTGCACGCGGTCGTATTCCGCCATGCGCGTGGAGTCGAACGCGACGGCCAGATCCAGAAGCCCCGGGCCGGCGCGCTCCGCGGCCCCGGCGACCGTGGCCAGCTGCCGGGGCAGCGTGTGCTGCCTGAGAAACGCCCCCAGGCGCTGCGTCGCCTCCCCCTCGCGCGTCTTGCGCAATATGGGAACCAGCCCCAGACACGTCAGCCAGTCGATATATTTGGGGAAGCTGGTCGGTCCGCTTGGGCCGCCCGGCGCAAAGCAGTCTACCACCCCGTGGGCAAAGTCCAGCAGCGTCGTCCTGAGCGTGCATCGCCACGTGTCGAACACCCGCTCGGCCACCCCGGCGATATCGCCCTCCCGGGCGTTCCGGTACCTGCGAACCAGCCGCTGCGGCTGGAGGCCGCGGGCCACCACGTGGCGGCGCCAGTCCTCCTCCAGGTCCCGGTACGTCGTGGCGTTGAGGAGCGCGTGGAAGATCGCCGCCTGCAGCTGTCGGGTGGCGGCCTCGCTGGACCGGACGACGTTGTACACCCCCTGACCCTCGGTGTACCCCATCTGCCCGAGGAGAATCTCGCGGAACAACATCGTCCCGGGGGTGGGGTGAACCTTCACCCAGCCGTCCTCGGGGGCGCATAGCGCCGCGTCGCCGCCCCGCGTCCGCATCGCCGGCGCCCGCGCGCGCTGTGCGGCCATGGCGGCGTCCGGCGGGGAGGGCTCGCGGGACGTCCGGGCACCAGGTCCGCCCCCACAGCAGCCCGGGGCCAGACCCGCCGTGCGGTTCAGGGACGAGGCGTTTTTAAATTTTACGTCCATGCACGGGGTCCAACCAATCATCGCACGCATCCGAGAGCTCTCGCAGCAGCAGCTCGACGTCACGCAGGTGCCGCGCCTGCAGTGGTTCCGGGACGTGGCGGCCTTGGAGGTCCCGACCGGCCTGCCGCTCCGGGAGTTTCCGTTCGCGGCGTATCTCATCACCGGCAACGCCGGATCCGGAAAGAGTACGTGCGTGCAGACCCTCAACGAGGTCCTGGACTGCGTGGTCACGGGCGCCACGCGAATCGCGGCGCAGAACATGTACGTTAAGCTCTCGGGGGCGTTTCTGAGTCGACCCATCAACACCATCTTTCACGAGTTCGGGTTTCGCGGGAATCACGTCCAGGCCCAGCTGGGGCAGCACCCGTACACCCTGGCCAGCAGCCCCGCCTCGCTGGAAGACCTGCAGCGGCGAGACCTGACGTACTACTGGGAGGTGATCCTCGACATCACCAAGCGGGCCCTGGCGGCGCACGGGGGCGAAGACGCGCGAAACGAGTTCCACGCCCTCACCGCCCTAGAGCAGACTTTGGGGCTGGGCCAGGGTGCCCTCACGCGCCTGGCCTCGGTCACACACGGGGCGCTGCCGGCTTTCACCCGCAGCAACATTATCGTCATCGACGAGGCCGGGCTCCTGGGGCGGCACCTACTCACGACCGTGGTGTATTGCTGGTGGATGATTAACGCCCTGTACCACACCCCCCAGTACGCGGGCCGCCTGCGGCCGGTGCTGGTGTGCGTGGGGTCGCCGACCCAGACGGCCTCGCTGGAGTCCACCTTCGAACACCAAAAACTGCGATGCTCCGTCCGGCAGAGCGAAAACGTGCTCACGTACCTCATCTGCAACCGCACCCTACGCGAGTACACGCGCCTCTCGCACAGCTGGGCCATTTTCATTAACAACAAGCGATGTGTGGAGCACGAGTTCGGGAACCTCATGAAGGTGCTGGAGTACGGCCTTCCCATCACCGAGGAGCACATGCAGTTTGTGGACCGCTTTGTCGTCCCGGAAAGTTACATCACCAACCCGGCCAACCTTCCGGGGTGGACGCGGCTGTTCTCGTCCCACAAGGAGGTCAGCGCGTACATGGCCAAGCTCCACGCCTACCTAAAGGTGACTCGCGAGGGGGAGTTTGTTGTGTTTACCCTCCCCGTGCTCACGTTTGTGTCGGTCAAAGAGTTTGACGAGTATCGACGGCTCACGCAGCAACCCACGCTGACCATGGAAAAGTGGATCACGGCCAACGCCAGTCGCATCACCAACTACTCCCAGAGTCAGGACCAGGACGCGGGGCACGTGCGCTGTGAGGTGCACAGCAAGCAACAGCTAGTCGTGGCCCGGAACGACATCACGTACGTCCTCAACAGCCAGGTCGCGGTGACCGCGCGCCTCCGAAAGATGGTGTTTGGGTTCGACGGGACGTTTCGGACCTTCGAGGCTGTGCTGCGCGACGACAGCTTCGTGAAGACCCAGGGGGAGACCTCGGTGGAGTTCGCCTACCGGTTCCTGTCGCGGCTCATGTTCGGCGGGCTGATTCACTTTTACAACTTTCTCCAGCGCCCCGGCCTGGACGCGACCCAGAGGACCCTGGCCTACGGCCGCCTAGGGGAGCTGACGGCAGAACTCCTGTCGCTACGCCGGGACGCCGCCGGCGCATCGGCAACCAGGGCCGCCGACACCAGCGACCGCTCTCCGGGGGAGCGTGCGTTCAATTTTAAGCACCTGGGCCCGCGGGACGGGGGCCCGGACGACTTCCCCGACGACGACCTTGACGTTATCTTCGCCGGGCTGGACGAACAGCAGCTGGACGTGTTCTACTGCCACTACGCCCTCGAAGAGCCTGAGACCACCGCGGCCGTCCACGCCCAGTTTGGGCTCCTGAAGAGGGCCTTTCTGGGGCGATACCTTATCCTACGGGAGCTCTTCGGGGAGGTGTTTGAGAGCGCCCCCTTCAGCACCTACGTGGACAATGTCATTTTCCGGGGCTGCGAGCTGCTGACCGGCTCGCCGCGCGGGGGGCTGATGTCCGTGGCCCTGCAGACGGACAACTACACGCTGATGGGGTACACGTACACCCGGGTGTTCGCGTTCGCGGAGGAGCTGCGGCGGCGGCACGCGACGGCCGGCGTGGCCGAGTTCTTGGAGGAGTCCCCCCTGCCCTACATCGTCCTGCGGGACCAGCACGGCTTCATGTCTGTCGTCAATACCAACATCAGTGAGTTTGTCGAGTCGATCGACTCCACGGAGCTGGCCATGGCCATCAACGCCGACTACGGCATCAGCTCCAAACTCGCGATGACCATCACGCGCTCCCAGGGGCTCAGTCTGGACAAGGTCGCCATATGCTTCACGCCCGGAAACCTGCGCCTAAACAGCGCGTACGTAGCCATGTCCCGCACCACCTCATCCGAGTTCCTGCACATGAATCTAAACCCGCTCCGGGAGCGCCACGAACGCGATGACGTCATTAGCGAGCACATACTATCTGCTCTACGCGATCCGAATGTGGTCATTGTCTATTAACCCTCCATTCCCTCGCGTTCCCACCGCACCCGGGCCGGGTGACATTCACCCCCACCCCCCCGAGACATGGGGAACCCCCAGACGACCATCGCGTACAGCCTACATCACCCCAGGGCGTCGCTAACGAGCGCGCTGCCGGACGCGGCACAGGTGGTGCACGTGTTTGAGTCAGGGACGCGCGCGGTTCTGACGCGGGGTCGAGCGCGCCAGGACCGCCTGCCCCGCGGAGGCGTGGTGATACAACACACCCCCATCGGGCTGCTGGTGATTATCGACTGTCGTGCCGAATTTTGCGCATACCGCTTTATAGGACGCGCTAGTACCCAGAGGCTGGAGCGCTGGTGGGACGCCCATATGTACGCGTACCCCTTTGACTCCTGGGTCAGCTCATCGCACGGCGAAAGCGTCCGGAGTGCGACGGCCGGCATCCTGACGGTGGTGTGGACCCCGGACACCATCTACATCACCGCAACGATCTACGGGACGGCCCCCGAGGCGGCGCGGGGGTGCGATAACGCACCCCTGGACGTCCGCCCGACCACACCCCCCGCCCCCGTATCCCCAACGGCGGGCGAGTTCCCAGCAAACACAACAGACCTACTGGTCGAGGTTCTGCGGGAAATTCAGATCAGCCCCACCCTGGACGACGCAGACCCAACCCCCGGAACCTGAAACCTTCTTTCCTCCCCACCCCGCCCGCTTGCATATTCCCTCTGCGCGCGGCGACGGCACCGCCGGGCGAACGAACGGTCAATAAAATCAATCAATCCATCATCCAACAAAATAAGCTACGTGTTATTTATTGAAACGTCACAACACATCAGTAACGGGGGGAAGGGTAGGGGGAAAAGAAAGGGGACGGCGGGGGTGCTTAGTCTGGTTCCGTAGACAGCATGACGTTATCTCGATGGAGGCGCATGGGTTCGGACGAAACAAACTCGTGTACAAACACGGGGACGGCCGGGCAGAGCCGCCCATCCGAGGACCGCGTGTAATACTTGCGCGGCTTGCGCGACCGAATAACCGCCCGCAGCTGCTCGCGCACCTGCGCGGCGTTGGCGCGCTTGCACAAAACGAACATCTGGAGGCTCTTGTTGCTGCGTGGTACGCATGTGCGTTGCGGCGGTGCTCCGCGCTTGCGCTGGCGCGCGGCCGTCCCCGAAAACGACGAGGTCTTGGTACACGCGATGCTGAACTTGGCCAGCGACAGCCGCAGGTCCTTACGGATCGTATCCGTGAGCTGGCGGCGCCCCAGTTCGTCGATCGAAGATACCATAAACAGAGTATCAAAGGTGACGTAGGGGCCGTCCGCCCCCGGCGGGTCGCCGGCCACGCTCGACGTAAGCGGGGAGATCGCATCCCGGTCCGGCTCTCCGTCGAGAGGCCCCACGTGCGCGTCCGGTGCGGTCCCCGCAATCGACTCTATGGGCGTCGTATTCGGCGACGCGCCAGGATCATGGTTCTGGGGTGCAAACGTCCAGCCCCACGAGGCAAGGATAGTAAACGCAGAGGGGACCCTCTCTTCCCCCACGCCCGACATCACGGACCGGTATGAGACCCGAGATTTAACCATCAACAGTCTTTATTAATTGCCCCCTCGTAAATCAAGACCCCGGATGTCGGCATCTTATACCGACCAGTCGATCGGCATAATGTCCCGGGTTTCGAGGTAGCGATTCGCGGCGAGGAAATGCTGGCACGTCCCAAACGGGACCTTGGAGAGGGGCGACGGGTGAGAAAACTTGAGGACGTAGTGTTGGCGAGGGTCGGGCCTGATCGCGTTCTGGGCATGGGCGCCCCAGAGCATAAAGACCAGGCCCGGGCGGCGCGCGGCCAGCCGTCGGACCACCCCGCCCACAAAACGGTCCCATCCAAGCTTGGAGTGGGACGCCGCCGCCCCGCGCTTGACGGTCAGGGTCGTGTTCAACAACAGCACGCCGTCGCGAGCCCACTTTTCCAGGCAGCCGCGGCCGCTCATGCGCGCGTCGGGGTAACAATTTTTAACCGCCGCCAGCACGTTCCGTAGACTCGGAGGCACCGGCACATCCGCACGCACGCTAAACGCCAGGCCGTGCGCCTGGCCGGGATGGTGGTACGGGTCCTGCCCGATGATAACCACGCGCACGTCGTCGGGGGTACAATACCGCGTCCAGGAGAACACATCCTCCCGCGGCGGCAGCACCTCTTCGGTCTGGCACCGACGGTCATACTCCGCGAGGAGGCGCGCGGTTAGGGGGTTCGCGAGCTCCGGCTCCAACAGGGGCCGCCAGGCGTCGTCGATCAGAAACGCGCGCCGAAACGCGGCCCAGTCCAGGGGCACGGAAGTCGGCAGGGGCGGCGTCGCATCGCCCGACAGCCCCAGGGGCTGTTCGGGGGTCGTAGATGCGGAAAACATCACGCCCGGCGGACAGCCTCTAGGGCGACGACGCTGGACAGCCGACCCGGCCGCTAGACGGGTCGGCTGTCCTGCTCCCGACCCAGGGTGGCTTGCGATGCAGACGTGGCTAGTTGCGTCGGAGGCGAGTATGCCGGCGCCGACCTCGCGTCGGGGAGACCCGCCGTGGGGGGGCGTTCGAAAGGGCGAGGACGGGCGGCTGGGTGGCGAGGGGCTTCGACTGCGAGCTCGCTTCATCGTCCGACGACACAGGCGGTTCCCACGTTGACGTGGTGTTGGCAGGCCGTAAATCGCGTCGCCCGACGCAGCGGCGAGTGCGTGAGTAGTCAAAGTTTACACACCCGGCCCTGACGGGTGCGTGGCTGACGGCCTGTTTTCGACTGCCCAACGCATCGCGTATCTCTTTATAAAGGGCCCGGCGCGTCGTTGTTTCCTGGGTGTCGGCCGGAAACACAGAGTGACTCAAGTCCTCCAAAAATCCCGCCGCAAAGAGAAAGGGGTTAACCAGATACGCCCTCTGGGCGTGCCTATCCCACAAAAACGTGTCCAACCCCGGGCAGTGATAGCGAAGAAATATTCCGTCTATGCGGGCATAGTCAATAACGGACGGGGCCTCGTAGCGCCAAGAAACATCGTCCGCGGGGGTCCGCATGCAAGGCACTCTTAGTATGTCCCCCACCTCTTTGGCAATAACACTACGAAGAACATATTCGGTTGCCTGTGACCCACCCCACGCCCCCCAGGCTCCCATAACGACAAGCCCAAACAGACAGACGAACCCCATAGCGAGCGGACAGTGTAACCGGTAAGCCCCCTTGTTCCCGCATAAAAAACGTCCAAACAAGACAACCGCGAGCAACCGAATCACGCGGGTCCAATATGCCCATTCCCGCGCTTTCTACCGCTTTATATATCCCCCGCGTCCTCCCCTCCCCCGCGTCCTCCCCTCCCCCGCGTCCTCCCCTCCCCTGCGCACACGTGATAGGTCTTGGGAACCCGAGGGGCGACGCGGGGAAAGCGCGCCCCCGCCCGGCCGCCGCGCGCCCCCGCCCGGCCGCCGCGCGCCCCCGCCCGGCCGCCGCGCGCCCCCGCCCGGCCGCCGCGCGCCCCCGCCCGGCCGCCGCGCGCCCCCGCCCGGCCGCCGCGCGCCCCCGCCCGGCCGCCCGCGTCGCGCCGGCGCCCCCTCCCGGCGCTTCCGGGGTCTTTCCTTCCTTCCCCGCCGCGACCCCGGCCCCGCCCCACCGCCCCGCCCGGCAGGGGGGCCCCGGCGCCGCGCAGAACACACAGACGAACACACGGTGGCGATCTTTTCTTTACTTCGGCGGACCAGCGAGCCCCGGCCCCGGCCCGCGCCCCGCCGCCACACCCACGGCACCCCCCCCCCGCCGCCCACCCCGGGGTCCACACAGGAGCGCGCGGGCGGCAGAAACGCGGGCGCGGCGGCGGTCGGGGTGGGAGTGGTGGTGGGGGACACGAAAACACACCCACGACACTCTCCCCCCACCCCGACCGCCGCCGCGCCCCACCGGCGGGATCGCGGCGAGACGCAGCCGGGCCCCCCCCCACCACCCGCCCACCCACCTACCCCGCGCCCGCAGCCTCCGGCAGCACGCCGACCACCGCCGCCACCCCCCAAACAGCCAAGGCGCGGTGGGGGGCGTGGTGGTGAACGATGGGGGGAACACGGGGGGGAGGGGTCCGGGGCGAGGCGGGCGGGCGAAGGAAGGGGGGGTGGTGGCGGCGGCGGTGGAAAGCGGAAAAACGGAGGATGGAAGGGCAGAAGATGGGGAGTCCCGATCCTCCTCCTGCATCCCCTCGCCTTCCATTCTCCGGCCCTCCGCGAGTCCCGACGCCCCCCCCCCGCCGCCCGACGAAGGAGACCCAAGCACCGCAGCCGGAGAGGCCGAGCGGGGAGTGGGCGGCCGGGCGGGAGGATGGCGGAGAGAGAGAGAGAGAGAGAGAGAGGGGGGGGGGGGGAGAGGGAAAGCAACGGGAAAGAGAGGCGCGCGGAAAAGCAGCAAGAGGGGGGACGGGGCGAGCCGGGCAGAGTGCGGAGCCCCCGGAGCCCGCGGCCGCAGCCGAGCAGCGCCGCGGGCTCCGGGGCCGGGCCGGGCCGGCAACGCCCCGCGCCGGCCGCGGCGGAGAGAACCCCTGTGTCATTGTTTACGTGGCCGCGGGCCAGCAGACGGGCCGCGGGCCAGCAGACGGGCCGCGGCGCCAGCGGCCCACGCCTCCCGCCGCATTAGGCCCCCGCGGGCATCCGGCGGCCGGCCCCACGCCCTTCCATTAAACACTCCCACGTTGGGGGGGGGCGCGCCAGCTGAGTGCTCTGCGGTTGCGGGCGCCGTGCCCGGAGATCCATTAAGCCGCCGGAGAGCCCGAGCCCCGCCCGCGTGTTGCTGTGGGCATTTCTGCTGCGTCATCCCTGTCTTTATAAAACCGGGGGCGCGGCAGCAACGAACGCAGGGGCCCGCCGCCGATCGAGAGGGACTCCGGAGAAGGAAGGCTGCTCCGCGCACCGGCGCGCCCTTCTCCTCTCCCCTCCCTACCTCCCCCTCTCTTCCCCCTTTTTTCCCCCGCCTCCCGTCTTCTTCCGCGCCTCCGAGGGTCCGCCTCTGCCTCGGGGACCCCCGGGCGGGCCGGGGCTTGGCCGCCGAGGTGCGCCCCGGCCGGAGGGGCCCCCGCACCTCGGCGGCCGCCCCCTCCGGCGCCGCGCGTTCGCGAAAGGCGCGAAAGGGGCCCCCGGAGGCTTTTTTCGATTCCCGGCCGGGGGTCCCGGGTAGCCGCCCGGCGCCGGGCGGAAGGCGTCCCCCGCCCGGCGGTCCGGCCCGGGCCCCCGGCGGAGCGCGGGGGCCCCGGGGCCCCGGGCCGCGCCGGCGGCGTTTCCGCGTTCCGTTTCTTCTCCCTCCCGGCCGCCCCGCTCCCGGGCCCGACCCTCGCCCCTTCCCTTCTCCTCGTCTTCCCCCGTCCCGCCGCGCCCCTTCCCTCTTCCTTCTCTCTCTCTGTCTCGCTCTCCTCACATTTCCCCCCCCCCCCCGCCGCCGCCGCCCTCTGCCCGCGTCCCACCGAGACGCCGCGCCGCGTGAGCCGTCCGCCGGGGGACCCAGGCTCCGGGGGGGGGGGGCGCCTGCGTGTGTCTCGTGTGAGAGAGCGCGCCCCTCGAACGCCGCGCGTTCTCGCAGGTAGGTTTAGGGTCGTACAGGTGAGCTTCTGCTGAGGCGGCGGGAGAGGGGGGGGGGGCGGGCGGAAGAGAGAAGAGAGCAGGGGTTGGGGGAGAACTGTTCTTCCTCCCCCTTTCAAGAAACACGAGGCGGGGGTCCCAGAAAGGGCAGGCAGGTCAGCCGCACCGCCCGCGAGCCAACCCGTATCCTTTTTTTCTAGGTGTTTTTGTTTTTGTTTCTGTTTTTGTTTGTTTTGTTATTATTTTCGCGGATCCGGCGTGTTCGGATCCACCCCCCCTTTCTCCTTCCTCTTCCCTTCCACCCACCCCCGTTTCCCCCCCCCGTGGTGTCGTCCGGGGGCGTCGTTCCCAGGGGGGGCAGGCGCGGGTCGGGCCCATACGCCCACCGCCCCCACGCGCCGGTCACCCCCCCCCAACAACCCCAAAGGCGCGTGCCCAGCCACAGCCGTGGGTGTGGCGCCCGTCCCCTTCCTCTACCGCGTGGGCGCGGGCGGGGGGGTGGTGGTAGTGGTGGCGGAAGGAAACGGGCCGGGGGCCGGGGCCGCTAGGGAAAGGTAGGCACGCGCGCGGTGTGTCGACTTGCATGCCCCGCAAAACGCGTCGTGTCGTGTTGTGTCGTGGTGGGCCGTGTTGTGGTGGGCCGTGTGGTGTGGTGTGGTGTTGCGAACGCGCGAGCCCCCTCGCCCCGATGGGAGTCTCCCCGCAGCCAGGGTAAGGAGGGGCGGGCGTGGCGGGCAGGTGTGCGGGCGGGGTGGGGTGAGTGCGGTTGCATGCCTCGGGTCTCCTCTTCCTGCTCCTCCTCCTTTCTCCCAGCCAGGGTGAGGAGGGGCGGGCGTGGCGGGCAGGTGTGCGGGCGGGGTGGGCGCCGGGGCGGGGGTGGGCACGGGCGTAAGTGCGGGTGCATGCCTCGGGTCTTCTCTTCTCCCTCCTCCTTCCTCCCACCCGTCCCCGGGGGCAGAGGGCGTGCATGCGTTGTGATTCAACCGCCCTCGCCCCCGCCCCACTTTCCCCCCCTCTCTATCAAAGTTCCCTGGCCCCTGGCTTCGCGCCGGTGGTGCGGCTGACCCCCCCCCTCCTCCCTCCCCGAGCCAGGCGCCCTCCCACTCCTGCCCACCACCCCCAGGGTCTGGCCGGCCAGACGTGCGTGCTCTGCACGATCGGGCCCCCCTCCCTGTCAACACGGACACACTCTTTTTTTACCCGCCAGCCAGCCCGCCCACCCACCAAGACAGGGAGCCAGAACGCAGGCCGGGCCCCGGCTCTGTTCTATCATAAAGACCAACAGGCCTCGGGGGTGGGGGCGGCTTCTCGTGCCCGCCCCCCCTCCTCCTCCTCCCTTTCCCCCCCCCCATCCCCGGCCCCCCTGCGCGGGGGAGCTGCATCAAAGGCCAACAACAAAGTGTGTCAAAAGCATCACAAAACTTTATTGTAAAATTTTTATAAATATAAAGTTTTTTTTCCTCAAGTTTTCAACAAGGCCAGAAAGTCCATAACAAAATGCTGGTGTGTGTTGCTGTTCGGGGCCGTGTCCGTCCCCCCCCACTCCCACCCCCACTTCCTGTCTCCTCCCCGTCTTTCCCCCCCACCTCCCCCTGCCCCCGAGGCGCCTCGGCCGGTGGTCCGGTGGGGGGCGGCTTCCCTTTGGGCAGCAAGCCGAGTGTTAGCTCCCCCTACTCCCCGTGGCCCGCGGGGGCGTCGCCGGCCGGCGCGGGCGCGCCCTGCTCCCGAGACCACGGGTGGCGCGACCGGAGGCCGTGGAAGTCCAGCGCGCCCACCAGGGTGCCCTGGTCAAAGAGCATGTTGCCCACCGGGGTCATCCAGAGGCTGTTCCACTCCGACGCGGGGGGCGTCGGGTAGTCGGGGGGCCTCACGCAGTTGCGCGCGTGCTCGGGGAGCAGGGTGCGGCGGCTCCACGCGGGGGCCGCGGCCCGCAGCAGGTCCGCCACGTTCCCCGTCTGGTCCACGAGGACCACGTAGGCCCCTATGTGGCCCGTCTCCATGTCCAGGACGGGCAGGCAGTCCCCCGTGACCGTCTTGTTCACGTAAGGCGCCAGGGCCACGACGCTCGAGACCCCCGCGATGGGCAGGTAGCGCGTGAGGCCGGGCGCCGGGTCGCGGGCCCCGGGCTCGGGGCCGCCCTCCGCGTGGCGCGTCTTCCTGGCACACTTCCTCGGCCCCCGCGGCGCAGCAGCGCGGGGGCCGAGGGAGGTTTCTCGTCTCTCCCCAGCGCCGGACGCGGACGCGACGCTCCCACCAGCCCCGCCCGCAGAGGAAGAGGCGGAGGAGGAGGAGGAGGAAGAGGAGGCGGCGGAGGAGGAAGAGGCGGCGGAGGAGGAAGAGGAGGCGGCGGAGGAGGAAGAGGAGGCGGCGGAGGAGGAAGAGGAGGCGGCGGAGGAGGAAGAGGAGGCGGCGGCGGCGACCGCGGCCTGGGACGACGGAGACGCCGACGGGGGCGCGGCGCCCGCGGACGCCGGGGCGAGCGGCCCGTGGCCGCGGTCGCCCGAGTCCGAGTCCGGGGCCCGGCGCGGCGCCGCCCTCTTGGCCCCCACCCCCTGGGGGGCGAGGGGCGAGCGCGGGGCGGCGGAGGAAGAGGCGGAGGACGAGGCCGCAGGGCCCGAGTCCGACCCGCGCCTCTTCCGGGGGCGGGCCGCCGCCCCCTCCGCGGCGTGGGGGGCGGCACCGGGGGTGTTGGTGCCGCGGGGGACCCCGGGTCCTCCCTCCGCGCCCGGCCCTCCCGACCCGCGCGCGTCGGTCGCGCCTGCCCGGCCCAGACTCTGTGCTTGGGTGTCGGTCTGAGCCTGGGTCATGCGCGACCGGGGCGCGCGGTGCGCGTCCACCGGCACGGCGGGCGGCGCGGGCCCGGCCGCGTCCGCGCTCGCAGACACCACGGGGGCGGCGGCGGCGCGGGGCGGACTCCGGACGCGCGGGGCGACGGCCGCGCGGGGGCGCGCCGCGCGCCCCGACGACTGTGGCAGACCTCCCCCCCCGGGGCCCGAGGACACCTGCGCGGAGGAGGAGGAGAAAAAGGAGAGCGGCCCGGGGCCCGCGGGGCGGCGCGGAGACGGCGGGGGAGAGTCGCTGATGACTATGGGGGGCTCCTGGGCCGCGCGGGGCTGTCCCGCGGGGGGCGTCCTGCCCTCCGCCGCCGCGGCGTCTTCGCCCACCCGCCGCGCCTGCGCGCGCCCCCCGCCGGCCGCAGGGGGAAGAGAGGCCACTCTCGGCACGACGGCCGCGACGGCAGGGCCGCCCCCAGACCCAGATCCCACCCCCGCCCGCAACGGGGCGCCGCCGCTGCTGCTGCTCCGCGGGGCGCCAGGGGGCGCCGGTCGGGTCGCGGCGGGCTGGGAGGTTCCGCGGGTCGCCCCCGCACCGCCGCCCCCGCGCCGGGGCGCTCTTCGGGGGGCGGGCGGGACGTAGTCCACTGCAGAGGGAGACAGAGACGGGAGCCCCCGGTTAGTGCCCGACCCCCGCCCGACCCCCGCCCGACCCCCGCCCGACCCCCGCCCGACCCCCGCCCGACCCCCGCCCGACCCCCGCCCGACCCCCGCCCGACCCCCGCCCGACCCCCGCCCGACCCCCGCCCGACCCCCGCCCGCCCTCACCGTCGGCCAGGTCATCGTCCTCGTCGTCCGTGCCGGGCCACGGGGGGGTGGGCGACAGGGCGCGGACCGTGTGTCCCCCCAGCGACAGGGAGCGCGGGGCCGTCCGCTGGTTGCCCGTCCAGATAAAGTCCACGGCCGTGCCGGCCCGCACGGCCGCCTCGGCCTCCACGCGGGTCCGGGGGTCGTTCACTATCGGGATGGTGCTGAACGACCCGCTGGCGGTCACGCCCACTATCAGGTACGCCACCGGGGTGTTGCACAGGGGACACGTGTTGCGCAACGGAATCCAGGTCTTCATGCACGGGATGCAGAAGGGGTGCAGGCAGGGAAAACTCTGGCAGCGCAGGGGCGGGGCGATCTCGTCCGTGCACACGGCGCACACGTCGCCCCCCCCTCCCGCTTCCGCTTCCTCCTCACCCACGGGCCCACCCCCGCAGGATCCCTGCGCGTCGGCGGGCGTGGGGCTGCCCTGGCGCTCGGCCGGGGGCCGGGCCGGGGGCGTGGCCGCGTCCATCAGGCCCGCCTCGAACATCTCCGTGTCCGTGCTGCCCGCCTCGGAGGTGGAGTCGCGGTGAAGGTCGTCGTCAGAGATTCCCACCTCGGTCTCCTCCTCCGAGTCGCTGCTGGCGAGCCACTGCATGTCGTTGAGCATCCCCCAGGCGTGCGGGGCGGCGGGCTGCTTGACAAAGCAACGGGGGGGATTTAGAGGGCGCGGGGCGTGAGGCGGGACCCCCGCGCCGTGTCCCCCGTGTCCCTCCCTCACCCCGGCCCCCCGCCCGCTGCTTTTTGTTCGGAAGGGGGGGAGAAAGGGGTCCGTAACCAAAGGTGGTCTGCGTCCTTTGGATTCCGACCCCTCGTCTCCCCCCCTGTCCCCCGCTCTCGGGCTCCTCCCTGCCTCCCTCGCCCCCCCAGAGGGTCGGGGGGCGGCGCACGGCCCACGGGGGTCCCCCGACCGCTTAAGCGGGCCGGGGGTCGGCCCCGTCAAGCGTCCCCGCCCCCGAGCCCACCGCCCGCGACCACCCCCAACCCGCAGCCGGGTGGTCCGGGGAAAAGGGGGGGCCTGAGACCCGGGGGTCGCCCTCTCACCGTGCCGGGGGTCTGCCGCGGCGGCCGCTCGGGGCCGGGGTCCGCCCGGGAGCTCGTGCCGGGCCGGGGTTCCATGAGCCGGGGTAGGGTAGACTCGAGACGGCGGCCCGCGGTCTCTCTCTTGCCGGGTTTTAGTCTCTGTCTCTCCGGGTCTCCTCCTCCCGCCGGGCCGCCGCTCCGTCGCTCGCAGTGCCGGGGTGCGAATGCGGCCCGACCGTCACACGGGGCTGCCTTATACCCGGCGCCTATCCACTCCCCCAAAGGGGCGGCATTTACGATTCCCCCAATAGCCGCGCGCCCCGGCGGGGGCGGAGGGAGGGAATCCCCCCCTCTCGGGGCGGCCCCGTCCCCGGGGACCAACCGGGTGTACTCCAAGAACCCCATTAGCATGCGCCGCCCCCCGCCGACGCAGATGGGAGTCCCCCCGGCGCCCCGCCGGCGCGGCCCTGAGTGGTGCCCGCCCCCGGGGAGAAATTCATTAGCATACTAGGAAGCCCAGGGGACCAATAGGGGCCGATCAGCCCACCCACCCGGCGGCGCGCGAGGCTCTGCGTGTTCTGCCAAGAAAGTAATCAGCATAACCCGGAACCCCGAGGGAGTAATTACGCGGGGAGCGAGGGGCCGTCCGAACGTTTTTAATTACCATAAGCGGGAATGGCGGCCCGTTAAAAGCTGCTAATTACCGCGAGCGGGAACGCCGGCCCATTAAAAGTTGCTAATTACCATGCGCGGGGATGGCGGCCGGGACCGCCTATTAAAAGTTTCTAATTACCATACCGGGAAGCCGGCGCGGGGCGGTCGCCGGGGCGGAGTCCGGGCCCGCGCGGCGGCGCGCGGTTGGCCGGCGCCGCCCCCTGGGGCGGGCGGAGCGGCGGGGCGGCGCCGGGCCCTCGCGGATATATACGCGGGGCTCCCATCGTCTCTTCGGAGAGCGGCCTCGCGCAGACCTTCGGAGCTCCGGGGCTCCGCCGGCCGAGGCCGCCCTCGCCGGTTCAACCCTAGACCGCCCGACGGCCCGGGCCCGCGGCGGCGGAGGACCCGCGCGCCGCCGCCGCCGCCTCCTCCTCCTCCGCGGGTCCGCCGTCTTCGTGGGCCCGGGCTCGGGCTCGGGCCCGAGCTCGGGCCTCGGGCTCCAGGCACGGTCCGATGACCGCCTCGGCCGCCGCCACGCGGCGCCGGAACCGGTCGCGGTCGGCCCGCTCGCGCGCCCAGGACCCCCGTCGGGCCAGGCGCGCGGCCGTCTCCCAGGCCACCAGATGGCGCACCTGCACGCGCGGCGAGAAGCACACCTGCGGGCGGGGAGACACGGGGGTCGGAGGGGCGTCAGGGGGTCGGAGGGGCGTCAGGGGGTCGGAGGGGCGTCAGGGGGTCGGAGGGGCGTCAGGGGGTCGGAGGGGCGTCAGGGGGTCGGAGGGGCGTCAGGGGGTCGGAGGGGAGGCGTACCTTCCCGCGCGGCGCGTCCGCGGGCGGGGACGCGGGGGGCCGCCGCCGGCGCAGGCTCAGGCGCGCCAGGTACTCCGTCGTGGTGCGCAGCCGTAGCGCCAGGTGGGGCGGAAGGGGGCGCTGCGGCCCGCGCTCCTTGCGCGGCGGCGGCGGGGGGCAGGCGGCGGCAGGCGCGGCGTGCGGGGCCTCCGGCGCCTTCCCCCCGCCCTCGCTCGGGGGGCTGTTCGCCCACTCTGCGTCGTCGTTGCCGGCGTAGTCCGCGTCGTCGCTGTCGTCCGCCTGGGGCACCAGCAGCCAGCGCCGCAGGAGCGAGGACGCGGCCGGCGCGCTCTCGACCGCGGTTCCCGAGTCGTACGCAGGGACCATTTGGGAGTCTGCGGTTGGGAGCGCGCCGGGGCGCGGCACGGCTGGAGCGCCGGGGCGCGGCACGGCTGGAGCGCCGGGGCGCGGCCGGCGCCGGGGACCCCGGCGGCGGGGACCCCGGCGGCGGGACATGGCGGGCGGCTGGGCTCGGCGTAGGCCCGGAGCCGGAGCGCGTCGGGGCGGGAGAGTTCACTCGGCACGCATGCACGTGTAACCGCCAGTCCGTGCTTGCCTAGCGAACTCACCCGTCCCGGCTGGCGTGCGCAGCCCGGGCCGTGTTGCGGGCCCTCTTAAGGGGCGGCGGCAGGACGGGGACTCCCGCCCCGCCTCTTTTCCCCCGGGGAGTCAACCCCCGGGGGGGGTGTTTTTTGGGGGGGGGCGCGAAGGCGGGCGGCGGCGGCGGGCGGGCGGCAGGGCAGCCCCGCGCGCCCCCTTCCCCGTCCCTCCCCCGGAGCCGGCCGCTCCCCCGCGGGCGCCGCCCCTCCCCCCGCGCGCCGCGGGGCTGCCTTCCCGCGGGCGCCCCCGCGCGGCTTTTTTCCCGCGCCCGCCCCCGCGCGGCAAGACGGGGACT